TGGATGGCTATGAACGACCACACTGGTATTATGCGTAAAGACTTTATGCACGCAGGTACTTATAAACCTGCAGACGCAGCACAATCAGGACAAAATAAAGAATCAATAGGTAATAATCAAGGTGATACAGTTATCGTTGATTATAAAACTTGCGATACTTCAAAATTCAGACCACGTTCGTTACGTGATGGTGCATGGAATGTATATGCAACAAAAGATACAATGAACCCTGGTTGCCCTAACATGATAAATATTTGTTATGGTGAAGATGGAGATACTTCAAGAACATTTACATGGCAATCAACATTAAGCAATATGGGTCAAATTCGCTATCGTAAACAAGGTGAATTAAAATGGCACTCAAAAGAAACTACTAGAGAAATTGTAAGCCACTTAGATTGTGAAGCTATGGTTCATCGTGTTATTATTCATGATTTAGAACCAGGTATTTATGAATATATGTGTGGACAAGATGGGGCTTGGAGTGCTACTGAAACATTTGAAGTTAAAAACTATACTAATGAAACACCAATTAAATTTGCATGGGTATCAGATAATCAATCATGGACAACAGAAGAAGGTGTTGCTTGTGATGTAGCATTAAGAAATATTATGGCACAAGAAGTAGACGAATACGGAGAATTAGCATTTGATTGGGTATTACATACTGGTGACGTTTCACAAAATGCTAACCGTACTTTTGAGTTCCGTGATTATTATGCTTCATCAAGACAGATGACTAAAAATATGTGCCACCAAATGACTTGTGGTTATTGATTAGCCACCTTTACATAGTAATATGTATTGAAAAATTCATTGAAATGCTGGAAACCCCTTAGAGCCTAAACTACCAAAGTGTAACAATGTTTAGGATTGGGCAATCAGCAGGGAAGATTTATTTAAAATATATGCGATTTATACAATACAATGACAAATTATTTCATATAATATATTAAATAGGAGGTGATGAAAATGGCAAAAACAAGTAATGATTTTATCAAACAATATGTTGAAAGTTTTGAATATAAACTATTAAATGAAGTAAACGGTTCAAAAGAAACCATGCAACTCATATGTCCAAACGGTCACAAATGGGAAATAAATTTTGGCGATTTTAAATACGGAAGAAGATGTCCTTATTGTAAAAATGAAAAGAAAAAACAAGAGCAATTACAAGAAATAAAAGAGCTAACGGAAAAAGAGGGATATGAATTATTAGAAAAAGAATATGTTAATAATTCAACACCAATGAAAACACGTTGTCCTTTTGGTCATGAATTTTATATTAGTTCTGCGAATTTTAAAAAGGGTAGAAGATGTTCGGAATGTTATAAATTTAAAAAGTTAACATATGAATATGTTTGTGAGTTCTTTGCAGAAGAAGGTTACGAAGTGATGTCTGATAATTACATATCTGCAAATGATAAATTAAAAGTTAGATGCCCTCATGGTCATGTTTTTGAAATTAGTTACGCCAAATTTTATATGGGTAGACGTTGTTCACAATGTAAAAAATCAAGTGGTGAACAAGAAGTAGAAAATGTATTGAAAAAATATAACATTGATTATAAATATCAATTCGTTTTTAAAGATTGCAAAAGAATCATGGCTTTGCCATTTGACTTTTATCTACCTCAATATAACGTTTTGATTGAATTTGATGGTGAACAACATTTTAGAGAAAATCGTTTCAAAGGTACAAAATTAAAAGACATTCAAGAACGTGACACCATTAAAACGAATTATTGTAAAAATAATAATATAAAATTAATTAGGATACCTTATTGGGATTTTGATAAAACAGAAGAAATAATTTGTCAAGAATTAAATTTAAATAAATAACCCTCAACGACTATCCCTTTGGCTATTGAAATATAGCAATAGGAGTACGGCTCAAGTGATTGGAGTGGGTGAAAATCCCTTAAATGGAAGTGGTGAACCCCTAGAAATAGGGTGAAGATATAGTCTAGTCTTATATGAAAGTATAAGAAGTTCATAAGAGAACTGCATAAGCGTAGCGAACTTATGCGAATACAAACGAATAATGACTTAGTTGAAAAGAAATTCTCTGATGCTTGGTCTTGGTACATCACTGCCGAAAATCAATGGGCAAATTCAGTTTATGCTTATGATTTAGGATATGTTCATTTTGTTTGCTTAAATAGTAATACAGATTCTACTTATGTAGACGGTATTGGTTCTATTGGTGGATATGCTAGTACAGATGCATTCCTAGAAGCTCAAGCAGAATGGTTCGACCAACATATGACAGAAGTTAATGCAAGACCAACAAAACCACGTTGGGTTATTGTGTACATGCACTTATCACCATTTACAGTATCAAGAGCAAAACGTCTACAATGTTTTGTACCTAAATTTGAAAAACATAAAATTCCATTAGTATTATGTGGACATAACCATACAACAACTCGCTCTAAAGCATTATATACTGGATACCAAAAAGGAATGGATTATTTCGACTACCAAACAACTGCAGGTGTTGTAAGAACAATGGCTCAAGTAGAAAACGATGGTATGATGGGTACTGGAACTGCGTTAACAGACGAAGCAGGTATTAACCATGATGAAGATTTAGCAAATGGTACTCATTATGTGATGATTAATGCGACTGGGTATAAATTAAGTGGTAAAGAAAAAATTGTAACAATTCATAATGATTTACGACAAGCTAACTATCAAGGTACATTCTTAAATTCACAAGGAAAATCTGCACATGATAATGGACTATCTCAACCTTGGTGGTACAAAAAATGTACTCATACAACTCAACCTACTTATGCAATGGTAAATATTACATATGATACAATTACAGTAACTATTAAAGTAATTAAAAATACATTAACATCAGATGAAAATAAAAATACATTTGTTCAACCATTTGGAGAACAAACAATCGAACAACACGACCAATTAATTATTAATTACAGTGAAAGAAATCATTAATAGATAGAAGCCGATTGGCTTCTATCTTCTATATTATTAAGGATGTGATAGAATGTCAATTAAGGTTTACAATGAAGTTACAGGAGAATGGGAGGTAAGAGCGACCAATCAAGCTGAACTTGTTGAAATAGAGGATGTGACTGGAGAGCTAGATACAGAAGATGTTGAGGGTGCGTTAACAACAATCGTTGATAAACTTGAAGATGTAGAGATTAAAATCTACGAAACAGAGAAACAACTAAACCGTATAGATAAAAAAGCAACATCTGTTGCAGAAGAATTTCAATATCATTTAGACAATCACCCTACTGGTGGTGGTGGAGGTACTGTTGTTTTACCAACTATTACTTCTACTTTTGAAGATAATACTGTTATAGACAAAGAAACAAAATTATTTATACCTATTTTCTTCTCATCAGGTAACTTAGGAAATGGTACTGCCTATGTAATTATCAATGGGGTTGAAATTGGTTCACAAGCAGTTAAACAAGGTATTAACAATGTTGAAGTAGGAATAATGCCTAGTCAATTAAATGAAGTATCAATCTATGTTAAAGACCGAGGTGGGATGCTTTCTAATCAATTAACATGGACAGTTATTTCTGGTGGTATCGAAGTATCTACAACTTTCGACTTTGAAGCCGACTACCCTATTGGCGAAACTCTTATGATGCCATTTAACATTACTACTCAAAGTACAGATAAAATTGTCATGTACTTAACAGTAGACCAAGATATTTATATGTTGGATTGTGTAAATGGATATAATGAATACAAATTTAAAGAATTAGGTGTGGGTATTCATAAAATCTCATTCTATGTTGAAAGTGGTAAGTATTTAACTGAAACTTATAATTATAACTTAGTAATTGTAGACTCTAATAATCTATACGTTTCAACAACTTTTGAAAGCGGACAAGAGGTTACTTTTGGTAAATTGATTAGTATCAATTATCGTATTTCTAAAGCATCTACCGAAAACTTTGCTATCAATTTATATATGGATGGAGTTTTAGAAAAATCACAAACTGCCCCAGCAGGTTCATACTATTGGACTATTACACGATTATCTATCGGAGAACATACTTTCAGAATTGAAGCTACAGGTGCTCAAGGAGATTTTGCTTTCGTTGAATCAACTTTTACAGTTGTTGAAGGTATTTATACGCCAATGGAACCAGTAACAGGAGGTTTAATAGCTTACTTTACTGCTAAGAACAAAACAAATCAAGATGATAATAAAGAAATTTGGGCAGACGAGTCAGGTAATGGTGTAGTAGCAACTCTACACAATTTCAACTATGGTAACAACGGATGGATGGGTGACTATCTACAATGTTCAGGTGACGCATATGTTGAAATTGAATTACGACCATATCTAGATAATGTTAGACAAGGTTCTACTATTGATATTCATTTTAATCAAACGTCAGTAGGGGTTGAGGATGCAAGGGTATTGGACTATACAGAGATTGAAACACCAAACAAAGGTATTTATATTAATACAATGGAAACAAAATTAGTATCTGAAACTTCAACAGGTCTAGTTAAATTAGATGAAAATACAGATACACGTTTAACATATGTAATCGACCGACAAAATAGATTAGCTATTATTTACTTAAATGGTGTAATCAACCGTGTATTCCCTCTATCAGATACAGGTACAGGGGTTACTGCAACATATGAAGATTTCTCACATAATCAAAAAATTTATTTAAATTCACGAAAAGGTGAAGATTTATTTGCCGATTGTAAAATCTATTCTTTACGTGTTTACAATCGTGCGTTAAGTCATGAAGAAGTTCTACAAAATCATATTGCAGATATTAGCGACTTAAACGAACAAGAAAAACTTTACAATAAAAACTATGCTAACTATGACATACCAGAGATTCGTATGTATGGTGATACAACTAATATGACAGGAGAAATCTTCCAAACAATGCGTATTAAATATACATCACCAAACGAAGAATTATATGGACAATCATTTGATACAATGTATAACCAAGTTCGTTGGCAAGGTACTTCTTCACAACAATATGACATGAAAAACTATCAAGTCTATTTAAAAGACAACAACATGGCAGATATGTATTACACACCATTCCCTAACGGTATACCAGAACATATATTCTGCTTCAAGTGTAATTATATGGAAAGTTCTCATATGAATAATACTGGTATTGCCACATTCGCAAATGACTGTGTATTTACAACACCAAACCCTGCTCAAGCTAAAAATCCACAAGTACGAAATTCTATCAATGGTTTTCCTTGCTTATTGTATATTAATGATGAATTAGAGGGGGTTTATACATTCAACTTAGACCGTTACTCAACAAACTCTTTAGGTTATGATACAACACAATTCCCTAAATGTTTATCTTATGAAATTAGTGCCAACTCTGATACAACTGCAGGTGCGTTTGTACCTTGGTCTACCGAAACAGGTAAAACGGAACGTGAATATTTATCTGCCGACTTTAAATGTCGTTTTCCAAACAACCGTGTAAATGGTGATGATGATTTTGCAGAATTAAAACGTCTAGTCGATTGGGTTGGTAATGCAACAGATGATATGTTCAGAGAACAAATCGAACAATATTTTAATTTAGAGTATTTAATTCGTTATTACTTGACAGTGCAATTATTTGGTTTAATTGACAACCTCGGTAGACAAAATTGCCGAGTATAAACCTTTTCTGATTATGCGAAAGCCTAGAGGTAGGTAACGCTTAGGAAGATTAATTTAGTTAAAAATGGGTACAAAATATAAAATACGTGATATAATATAGTAAAGGAGTTGATATTATGAATGATAGAATATACTATGTCTATGCTTGATTTAGAGAGGATTATGGAACACCATTCTACATAGGTAAAGGCAAAGGTAAAAGATTTGAAAAAATCAAAGAAAGAAGTCTACACTTTACTAATATTTTAAATTGTACTGACACTCATGTGATTATTTTACAGGATGGTTTAACCGAACAAGAAGCATTAAAAACTGAAATGGACATAATTTTCTACTTGATTAAAGTAGAGAAATATAGTTCGGATATACCAGATGATAATACACCAAAAAATAAAACACATCATTTAGTAAATAAAACATGGGGTGGAAAAGGTACAAGTGGTTTTACTTTTAAACAAAGTGAAGAAACAATAGCTAAAAGAGTTGCAAAAACAACAGGACAAAAGAGAACTAAAAAACAGATAGAAAATTTAAAAGTAGGTTCTCAAAAACGTTTTCGTGAAAACCCTCAAGATTTGGAAAAATTAAAACAAGCTAGAATTGGTTGTAAAACTTCTGATGAAACTAAAGAGATACTAAGACAACAAAAACTAGGTAAAAGTCTTTCAGAAGAACATAAAAGAAGAATTGGTGAGGGTGTTAGAATAAACATGACAGAAGAAACTAGAAAAAACAAAAGCAAGGAACAATAGATGCAGTAGGTGTTAAAATAAAATGCGTAGAATTAAATAAAACATTTTCTAGTATTTCAGAATGTCAAGAATTCTTCAAGAAAAATTATAATATGACAATAAATAGAACGCAACTAAAACTTTGTTTAAATGGAAAAACTAAAAAAGGATGGTATAAAAAAATAACAATCAATGGAGTCTTAACCCAACTTCATTGGGAAAAACTAAATTAATCGCCTACAACGACTAAGCGAAAAGGACTCACCATTATAAGTGGTGAGTATGCAATAGTCTGAACACACGCTATAACCTAAAAAAGAAACGTGTGAGAGAGGGTCAGAGGTAACCAGACCACTTTAAGAAGAACCCTCTCCGCTATCATTAAGATAGTCAGTAACCTAGAAAATTAGGTGAAAGTAACAGATTGAAAAATACTATGTTAACAACATTCGACGGTAACGTATGGTATATGCAACTATACGACTGCGATTCATGTACTGGATTGGACAACTCTGGGGCTATGAAATTTGACCCTGATATTGAAGTAAAAGTTGGAGTATTCAATACTTCTAACTCACGCTTATGGGATAAATTAAGACGTAATTTCCCAAATCAAATCTTAGCACAATGGGAAGTATTACGTTTAAATGAATTTACAGAAGAAAACATTATGAAATATTTAGTAGATAACATTTCAGATAAAATACCTGAAATTAACTACAACCTAGACGCATGGAAAAAATACATTGTTTTAGGTAAAGATATGTTATTTGCTTGCCATGGTAACAGACGGCAACAAATTCAAAGATGGATTAGAGAACGTATTATTTATGTTGATACGTTATTAAATTATAATGTATCTACAAATGATTATATTACCGTTCGTGTTAACAAATTAGGTGAAGTTCATTTTGACATCCAAACTTTCCAACCTATGTACTTCTCAATTAAATTCCGTAACGAGGTTGATGGAACAGGTATAATCACGAAACGAATTGGTCGTGGAGAAACAGTAAGATTTAGTTACAACATCCCAGTTGCAACCGACCAAGAGATTTTAGTTTACGGTGGAAGGTTCATCAAGGACTTAGGTGACTTGTCAGAAATGAATCCAACCAACTTGATTTTAAGTAATGCAACTCGTTTAACCAAAGTTAAATGTACGAACGCAGACATGTTAATTAATGCATCTATCAGTGGATGTACTATGTTGCAAGAAGTAGACTTGCACGGATGTAATAATTTAGGTGCAGGTTCTGACGCTTCATTACAAACATTAGACTTATCGGCTTGTCGTAATTTACGTAAAGTAGATATATCAGGTACGCAATTAACTGCCTTGTATACAAGTCAACAAGGGGGTATTATTCAAGAGATTTTATATCCTTATAGTATCCAAATCGTACAAGTACAAAACCAAGCACGTTTAACATCATTGGGTATCCCATGTTATTATACTGGAAATTACAATGATGAAAGAAATATATTTGCAGAACGTTTATCGTTAATGCAAGTATCAAACTGTCCAAACGTTAGAACATTTGTTAAAAACTATTATGTGAACGAAGATGGTTCAGAAGTACCAGTGCCAACATTTATTGGGGTAAGTAAAGGTAGAACTTTCAACTTATCTAACGTTATGGGACATTTAACTCAAATTGACTTATCATATTGTTCTAATATCGAGTCGTTAACTTTAGATAACTTCTACAACTTAACAGAGATTAATTTTGATGACATTGCACCTTATAATGCAACTACATCAAACCTATACAACTTAACATTAACTAACTGTCCAAACGTTGAAACGTTAACATTCAATCAAAATACAGTATATGGTGAAAATAGTTTAGGTGTAGCATTTAAAACAGGTACAGTATTAGACTTGTCAGGTCTATACAACTTAAAACATATCCGTTCAAATGTTGGTATTAAAGGATTGAAAAAAATAATCTTACCTTTAACTATTTCATCTTTAGTGTTTGACTATCCTACTGATACAACATATGCTTATGGAGAATCAGATATTGAAGATATTTTTAGTAAAAATGCTTCACATGTAGAAGATGGTTTCAAAGGTATTGATTTATTAGATATTGAAACAATTACAGATTTCTCAATGGGTTCGTTAACAAAAATTAATAACGCTATTAATTTAGATGTTAAAATTACAGATACATTCCCTTACTTCAATTATTTCAAAACAGATAATTACTTTAAACCAGAAGGTAGAGTTGATATTTCTGAATATAGAGGTAGTCTAGAATATTTATTTAAAGGTGTAGACTTAGATAAATTAACAGTAGTATGTACAGAACCATTACCACATACAAGTGGTAAATATATGTTTGCCTTTGCTAGTGGTGAAGATGTTGAAACATTAAATACTTTATTTAGTTATATGCCAAATGTTACAGACTTTAGTTATATGTTCTATTGTGGATATTTAAAACATGCACCATTAATTCCTATTAGAGCAGAAAATGTTTCTTACATGTTCTATAATAACTCTACTATGGAAACAACTCCTAGCAACTGGAGTCAAGCGTACCCTTCTACTATTACCCCATCTTACTGTTACACAGGATGTTCAGGTATTATCAGTATTGATGGAGAACCTGGTTCTATTGATGATATCCCAGTGGCATGGGGAGGTTTTGATAGAGAAAACCTTACTTTCTCTGGAGAAACAATCGTTGTAGATAATACTCTAGAACGTGAAATCATTAATTTTACTGCTAGTGGTCAAACATTACAAAACATTGTACCAGAAGTTGGTCAAACACTAACTATTACTGCGAATAAATCTGAACAACCAGTAGGAGAAGGTTTATCTGAATTAATTTTAATTGCAGATGGTGAAACACCACAAGCAGAACTTGAAGGATTAACACTTGTAAACTTAGCTTCTGAAAAACGTTCTGGATTTATGGGACAAGTATCTCATTCTCAAAATATTAAAACAGGATTAAATCCTAACTTTAATATTGAAGATGAACAGGAAGCATTCTCTACAGTTGTAGAAGGTAACAGTTTAGTCAATATAATCCCAGAAGTTGGAGAAACAACTTTATTGATAAATAGTGATAGAAGCTATAGCGTAGAAAAAGGATTAGATTCTGCTATAATCGTTAAAGATGGAGAAATGAAACAAGCAACCGTATATGGGGAAACAATGACTAACCTTACTGATAAAACAGTTCCAACAGATGAAACAACAGTTGAATATAAACAATCATATGTAACAGGAGAGACAATCAATGCTCCTATCGTACCTAAAGATGGAGATTATGATACAATGTTAATCGAAGGTAATACTTTAGTTAATCTACTCCCAGAAACTGGTAGTACATTAGATTTATACGTAAACTCTATCGGTTTCACAAATGAATTGGCTAATGATAATGAAATTATCTGTGATGGAGAAGTTGTTGAAGGATACCTAGAAGGAAACTCAACTATTAATTTATTAGGTAACTGTGGACAATCGTTATTGTTTGCAGGAAGAAAAATTCAAAGTGGGCAAAAATATAGCGTTGAAGATTTGCTATCAGAGATTGATTATGATGTTTGGCATAGTAAGGACGGTGTTCCTACAACTTGTTACGTGACAGGTTATTCAGATAACCCAACCAACTGTAGGTTAAAAACATATAACTATGAAGTAGTATATGATGAATATGCAATAGCAGAAGCATATAATAAATTAACACCTTACTACTCAAACGTGTCTGCAACAGTAGATGAAAATGGTAAATTCGTATGCCTTAAAAACGGTGCTTGGGGCAGTATGTCTCAAGTTGAAGGAAAAGTTGTAATGTATGAGCTAGACCCAAATGCTGTATATACAGCATACTATAAGGGGGATGACGAATCATTTAACTACTATGGAAACTACAGTGGTGGAAATATATCATCTGCTATATCTATTTCTTCCGGTCAAGTTTTATATAAAACTCCTTGGACTAATAATACTCAAGCTGCAATGGTAGTTTTTACAACAAAATCAGATGGGAAAGCAAATTTCCTATTAAACCCTAAAGCAAACGTTCCTGTAGAAATGAAAATCATAAAAGGAAACCTATACGCATATTGGGGAGATGAATGGTATAAACACGTAGGATATAAAGAAACTATTGTTGATTTTAGTTCTGCTGGACAAATGACTAACGACGTGCAAAGTGTAGATTTATTCACAGGAAAACTTTATAATAAAAGAACAGATACCTACTCTTTTGTAGATATACAAAACAAACCATATTTTTATAAAAATGGATATATAGAGTTATTAAATAATATAGAAGGTACATCTGTACTTCTAACCACAACCATTCCTACAGAAAACTATTTTCCATTCTCAACTTCTAAAGTAAAATTTATTCCTAATCCTTTACTTGAATATACATTAACTTGGGAAGGTACTGCTACAGAAATCTATTTTTATGGAAAAACTTACACAGAAAATCTAACTTCTCCTTTCTATATAAAAGGTTTCACTGCTACTACAAGGGACTACATAGGTATTAAAGGGTATGGAATTAAAAATGTTATGTTACTCCTCGGAGATAAGACTAATGAGCATAACATTAGATGGACTGATAGTATTGAACATGTAGTTAATCCAGAAATTCGTTCAAATAATCAAAACTTCTTTAGATACCCAAAAGAAGATTTCTCTTCAACCAATAAAAACATAACTATAGAGTATAGTAGTGCAAATAAAGAGTATAAAGTTACATTCAATAACCATTCAGGTTATGTTGGTATGGATATGATGACAGGATTAATGTTTGATACAGATGGTTCTTCTATCGTACCAAACCCAATAATTAACTATATGCCAAAAGTCGGTATATATGATAGAAAGTATGATGGCTATTTAGATTATTTTAAAATAACTGAAAGCAATGATGATGTAGTAAATAAAGCAACCTATTATTCTGGATTAGCCTTATCATTTGATTTAGAGGGAACACTACCAACCACAAATACAACTTTTGAGCTTTGGTTTGAAAGAGAAGATGGGAATTATGCAGCAGCAGGGGTAGGAATAACCAACACAGCACAAAATGGTTGGGATAGTAATGGAGCACATATGGTTGCGTATGTACCGTATGGAGGAAAAAACTATGTTGGACGTTTACGAGCTTTAATGTTTAAAGCATGGTATAACGGTGCTACTGCCGAATTTTATATTAGAAATATTCAGCTTAGATGGTTTAATAGAGGTGAAGATAAATATATACATAGATATTTATATGCTCCTACTACACCAAAAAATACTATAACAACTTTTGATGGGGTAACACTACAATCTTTACCTGTTGCTAAAGATGAAATTAATGTTAAAACAGGGGAACTAACACGCAGAGTTAAAAAAGTAACGGTTGATATGGATAATGTAACTGCTATAAAAAGAATTAAACAGAACGCTGCGAATAGCGATGAAGAATTTACATGGTTTGCTATAATAAATTCTGAATATAATAATATAACCGATTTTACTATGTTAGAATCTAATATTAACTATGATTCATATCGTTTAGACTTATATTCACCTCAATTTAGAACAGTAAGAGACTATGCTTTACATTGGAACGCCGATAATCTTAGAGATGAAATAACAGAAAATATTGTTTTCACTACAACACTACAAGATGGATTCTTTCTCTTTGCTACAAAAACATCAAACTTAACTCCTAATTTTGGTTCAACATTAAATGGTATACAAGACACTCTTGCACAATCCGATATCGAAGAAGTTAAACGTTTATTTGGTGATAATAAAATATTTGATATTTACTACGCTTGTACTCCATATACAGAACAAGTAGAAATAACAGAGATACCACAAGTGTTTACGAATGGAGCTATTGTTGCAGATTCAGATAGTCATGCAAGACCTAATTTTAGATTTAAAGCTCCTTCTTATAATAGCTATGTTGCGAAACAAATGAAACCTAACGCTCAATATACTTTACGTTTTGATGGAAACATTAAAAACTTAAATCTAGGAGGAAATATTATTACTCCTGTAGTAGACAACTCAATAGTAACAAGTGGCTCAACAAACCAAGCAATGAGTTCAGATAAATGGGTTGACTATATCGATGGATTAACTGTAGTACATGGTACTATAGATGAAGACACTGGCGAAAACATAGCCACTTCTGATTCTAATGTAAGATGCGAAGAATATATACCAGTAAAAATTGGGGAAACATATAAAATATACCAAAATATACCAACAACTGAAGACAAACACAGAAGATATATTTATGCTTATGGCGAAGATTTAACATATTATGGTAGAATACAAGAAGCATATGGAGGATGTTTACAAAACGATATATTAACAATAACTTCTGAAAAATATAAATATATTAGAGTTCAATTTGCGTACAATTTTGATTCTAACAAAAATAATCTTGCTACTGGTATGGTATTTGGATTTAAAAAATTAGCATCTAACACATATTCAAAACCAATGCTTATTGAAGGTGATGTTAGAGACCAAGATATTAACTACTTTACTGGTGTTAATAGTGTCATTGAGCCAACAATAAATACATACACATATAACCTATCACATCAAACATCTAGAGAGTTTGATTATTCTAGTGATGCTTGGGGGACTACATTTAATTCAAGTATGCATAATAATGTTTATACATTGGAGAATACAACTGTGGGTAACAATTTACAACCTAGATTTGGATTCTTTAAAGGATTCAAAATAGAACAGTTAGCACAGATACCTTCAAATTATTTAGAGGATAGCCCTATATTTGAAACTGGTAAAACCTATACACTATCCTTTGATATGCACTTTACTGTTGAAAATAAAGTTACACAAGATGAAAGAAGTTTATTCAAACTACATTTTATAAAAAAAGATGGCGTAGACACTACAGATTTTACACCTGTTGGAGATTTTGGTAGTAACCACTTAGTACCTTACCTTAACACCAAATCAACTATAATCATAGATAATTTATCAGATGATGGATGGTATGAAGTGAAACTTCACTACTACTTTACTTTTACCTCTAACGTGGATGTATATTCTATCGCATGGTACGTACAATACGGAGGTCAATATCTGTTCAATATGGAAGTAACGAATATTCAAGCAACAGAATCTACAGAAGAATTACCTTATACTATTCCAGTATATAAAGGAGTAAACGACACACAAGGTATTGAATTACGTAAACTACCTAATGGAGTATGTGATAGTTATAATCCAATTACAGGAGAATATGTACGAAGAGTAACTTATACAGATGTTAATGATTACTCTACATATTCAGAAATAGAAACACCAGTTACTACTTATAAAGAACCACAACATCCATACGCAGTTTATAACGGTGTTGCTAAAATTGGAACTTCAACTAACACAGTATTCCCTAAATTGACATACTCTATGCAATCTAAAAATGTATTTGATACAACTAGATGGGGTATTGGAAGAAAACTTACACAACGAAATATAGCACAAATGTACATAAATGGTTCAACAACACCTTTAATTCCAACAGAAACTTTAACCTTTACTGAACAACAATTATCTAGTGGAACTATTGTATTAAATAGCAACGGAAATGATATAGTTGTTGTAAATGAAGATTATTCTGGACGAGATATCCCTTACTTTGAAGGAATGAGAAGTGTTGAAGCACTAGAGATTTCTAGTAAAAAAGATGGTTTGATAAATTCATCTGTTCAAGTTCCTAAACATATTAAATTAAATGGATTACCTAATGGAGTAAGAGATAGCCTTGATTTAAAAACAGGATTATTAACAAGAAACGTATATGAGTTAGTATTAGACGGAACAGAATCATGGGAGAAACAATCTGATAGTTATTGGTTTACAGACACTCACACAAGCTACAGATTGATTGGAGATAGTAGAGTTTCTAATTTCATTACTAATCCTTGGGACGGAGAAACTTCAAGAGCATATATTAGCGATGGATTTAAGTCATTGGCTACTTCCATAGCAAATATGAATTTAAGCGTTGAATGTATTATGCTAGAAAAATATGAAGATTCAACATCTACAGTTATTAACATTAAGATAGCAAAAGATAAGTTAGCAGATGATACAGCAACATCTTTCAAAGCATATTTACAAGAAAACCCAGTAACTTTATTATACCAAATGAAAACACCTACAGAGGAAAAACTAATTCTAAATACAAATAATTCATGTGATTATGGTTTAGAATTACCTACTGGAGCGACAGATAAATATAATGTATTAACAAAAGCGTACACACAAAATATTAAATCTATCATATTAGATGGTATTAATGCATGGGATAGCATGGAAGAATTAAGTACAACAATAAAATTCTGTGCTACAAGTGCTTCTGTTGGAGTTAGCGACTTAAATATGAAGGGTTCTGGAGGATTATATTGTAATAATGATATGTTCCCTAACATTAATAACGACTTAGATATTGAACACTGTAGAGTTGATGTTGAAGGTAATAAATTCTATATCTTTATTAATAAAGAAAGATTATTGTCACCAGATTTAGTTGGATTCCAAATCTGGCTACAAGAAAATCCATTTACAATGTGGTATGAATTGAATAGTCCTATTATATTAACTAAAGAATATAATGAATTAGACCCTTCACAAGCTAGATGGAGTATGGTAGAAGCGTACAGAAACGGTAAGTTAGAATATAAAGCTAACAGTGACGACGGTTTAACTCTATACCCAATCATGAATTATGTGGCTAAATCATCAAATAGTTTTGTAGCTCCTATGTTAAAACCAGACACATCATACACAGTATACGCAACCAATACAATGAGTGGTAATAAAATAAATTTAGGAGGAAGAGAAGAAGCGTTTAGCACTGGAAATGTATATACTAGTGGTAATACTAAACGTATTACTTTTAACTCTTGTCCTAGCGTAAATAATATTGTCGTTGTTGAAGGTAATACAACTTTATACCATGTGCCTAATTTTACTGGCTCTATAAACGTTAAAAATCCTAGATTAAAAATTATAGGAAATAATGAAATTAGTATCTTTAATTATTCAGTTGAATCAACACATAATCCTAATATAGTACTTGTAGGTAATAACCTAACTATGACAGCAACTAATATAAATGAAGCACTAGTTTATGAAACATGGTTACAAATAGGTACAACTTATACACTGTCATACAATTCTAACTTATTAGATATTTATGCTTACGACATGTATGGAACTTTACTAGGAAGTTCAACAATTACAGACAAATCAGATGTAGGTGCTATTCAACAAGTTAAATTATCTTTCGTTTCACCATCTACAGGCTATGTTAAATTCAAAATAACAAATGGAGAAGCTACTGGAGAATGTAACTTAAATAACCTACTTTTAAGAAAAGGAACTAGTACAGTATATGAAGCGTATAAAGAAAATACAGTACATGCAAATTGTGAATTAAGAGGTATCGGTTCAGTTAAGGATAAACTAGATTTAAGTAGCACTGCTTATAATATGACAAAAGTAATTAAAGAGGTAGTTCTAGACGGAACAGAAAATTGGAATACGTTGTCAGAGGATGCAAACGGTTATATTGGATTTATAATGATTCCGGATATAAAAATGGGTGGAGTAGCACTATGTGACCAATACTCTACATATAAATCTATTAACGATTTAGTAACAAATGTAAACGGAATTTACGTGGCAGAACAACAACAATATGTCTACCTAAGCATATCGAAAGAATCATTAGGAAGAGGTACTATAACAATAGATAGATTTAAAGAATACATTTCAAAAATAAAACCAGTGCTTAGATATGAATTAGCTACACCAGTCACAACAACACAACCTTATTTAGTGTCTAATAGCAATAATTTAGTAACTAATAAAGTATGTGTTTTCAGTGAAGGTTCAATTATTATAAATTCAGATAGTAAACTTGCACCTAAACTTACATATAGCTTACCATCTGCTAATAGCTTCCACTTGAGAAACCTAAAAACTGGTACACGCTATACATTAAAATATCCATCTGCTAGTGGTACAATTACTATCGGTAATATATCATATAGTATAACTAGTGATTCTATGTTATTTACAACTCCTTTAAAAATTACTGGAGACACAACTTCTGTCATGTTCTCGGATGAAAACCCTCAAGACGTTATCTTACTTGAAGGGGTTTATAACACTCGTGAGGTTCCTTTATTCTCTGGTATTAAATCTGTATCTAATCCAATTATTACTGTAGTAAACAATTCAACAGGAGAAACATCAAGTTTTGCTTCTACTGAAAATGTTGAATTACGTTCCCTACCTAACGGATTAGCAGATAAATTAGATATCGTAAGAGGTAAACTAACAACAGTTGTAGGATACAGAGAGTATCAAGAAGGAGATGAAAACTTAACTAACGTATTGACAGATGGATATAACACTGCTTATCCTTTAGCAACACCGGTTGTTAAAAATGTTGTCTTTAATATACCTTCTGTAACATCTGATAGTAAAATTAAATTATCATCAGACTATTTGATTCCACAATTAAATTATCGTGCTAAATCAAGTAATAACTTCCCTCTAGACCTATTAGAAGGAAATACAACTTATACACTTTACGCAGATACACTTGTAAGTGGAAATTACTCTTTAGGTGGAGTACACGGTGGGGTATTCACTGGTACAGAGGTTATCGCTTTAGGAGACATAACAAACAACTTATTAACTTTTGAAGGTGATTTAGGATTAAGTAATGTAATGTTAATAAAAGGAAACTCTATAAATATGACAGTTCCTTACTTTAAAGGAATTAAAACAGTTAAAAACTCTACTTTCTATATTGAAGGATATGCAGGAGAATCTAATAATCATATCATTGATAGCACAGTCACATTAAGAAGTTGTTCTTGTGGAACTTTAAAAGACTACATTGATATGAAAACAGGAGTATTAACTAAAAATCTAAGTGAGGTTACTTTAAATGGTACAGAATCTTGGACAATCATTTCTTCTTTAGAAAATGTAGATAGTGATTATGTACTATTCGGTTTAACAAAAGTTGGAGCTAAAAATAGTCAAACAACTGCTATAACTTGCGACAGATTTAATCATAGTTATTTACTTGGTTTATCTCACGCAGAAGAATGTATCTATAGTATAGACAACCAAATCCGTTTATGCGTAAAACAATCAACTATTAATGGTAATACAGTAAATGCTCTTAAATCTTGGTTAAATCAAAATAATACAACTGTTATCTATGCTCTTGCTACACCAGAAACTTACACATTAACAAGTACATGGGCTACTACACCTATAACATCTTATGATACTCAAACAACATTTAGAACAGAAGTTGTAGATTCTCTAAAACCTATCCTTAGTGTTACAGTTGCAACTACAACTCTAGAACAAACAGTATCTGGACTTGAAGCAAAAAATGCAGCTCTAGAAGAAGAAAACTTAGCAACAATGTTAGCATTAACAGAAGTATATGAAATGATGTACGCATCTACGCCAATGGCTACAGGCGAAGGGGAAGAAACAGTTTCAGCTACAAGTGTAGAAAAAGTAGAAGAAGAAATTATTGTAACGAACATTGGTATGGTTTATGCTAAACTTGTTAAACGTGGTTTAAAAGACATTAATGCTGTACCTTACTTCTTGAGAAAAGAGGTATTATATGCTATATCTAAAAGGTTGGTATAAACCCTTTAGATAATTAATTTATAAAGGAGCGATTATCAAAATGAGTTTATTAGATGATTTAAAAGCGGTGAAAGAAAACATGAGTAACAAATTAAATCAAATGAAAGAGTTACAAAATAGAGTTAAATTATTAGAAGCAGAAAAATTAGAATTACAAGCACAAATTGATGCTTTAGAAGAAGAAAAAGCTAACCATGTGTGTGAAGCTAATCATGATGAATGTGAAGCTAAAGCTACAGAACTACAAAATAGAATTAATGCTTTACAAAAAGAAATTGACGAACATGTCTGTCCAGTATGTGACCATTCTGAATTAGACGCTAGAATTGAAGAATTAGAACAAGCTAGAGGTGAATTAGAAGCATCTAACCTTGCTAAAGATGAAGTAATTGCAGAACATGAAGCGAACATTATCTTGTTACAAGCAGAGGTAGATGAATTAAAAAAGCTGTTAGGGATAAACTAGAACAAGAAAATAAAGAGGAAGATATTATTCTTCCTCTTGAAAATAAAGAAGCGTATAATCTAGTTCCCTATATCTCAACTTATTATATTAAGCCCATACTAAAATTGGGTGAAGATTTAATTTTAAATTTCTATGTATCTGATAGAAATAATTCTAGTTTTACGATGGAAAATGATGAACATAGATACAAAATTATTATCACTCGACAAGATAAAGATGATATTGTATTATATAATCTTCATGCAGGAGACCATGAAGTAAATTTAGGCTCTTATGACAAAGAAGGAGAATATGAGTTTTCTATCGTTGCTAGAGACGAATATGGAAGATATTCTCATGAATTATTCAACTTCATCAAAGTAAAAGCAGAAAAAGAAAATAATGCATATTACGTGACAGAACAAGATTTAAAAGATTATGGAATTGCTTATAATGTTGATAGAGAGATTAAGTTAATGGTAGATTGTTCTAAGCTAGAAACTGTTAACGATACCACTGTTGCAAGTGAGGTTTTAAGAGTATATAATAATACAACAGTTCCAAGTGGAAAATACATATGCTTTATTGAAGATAGATTTGGTGATGGGGTACTCCTAGGTAAAACTAAAGGATACAAACGTAATAAAGTTAAATTTGCAGATGACTATAATAAAGAAGCTATTGAATTAGAATGTAATAATACTAGAAAACAATTACAACAATTGTTAATTGATAAAGTAGGAGAAGGATATAATAAAATAGTAATGTATAAAGCAGTTTATACAATTAACGCTAACCTGTCTACAAGCGAAGTAGACAATATTAAAGACCAAGGTATTAGAGTTCCTAGTGGATTAGATTTAGACCTAAATGGAGCAACAATAAAATTAAATCCATGTACTGGAGATAGCACTATAATGATGCACATAACTGATGCAGAAGATACTCATGTACATAACGGTATTGTTGAAGGGGATTATTTCTCTCATGATTATGCTAATTCTACTAATAACTCTGAATGGGTTTGTGGTATTGATATTGGAGGGGAATGTAAGTATTGTTCATTTTATGATATGACTATAAAAGATATAACTGGATATGGAGTAACAAATGGTTTATCTAGACGTGGAGACTTAGGTTATACAGAAGCATATCCAAACGGTACAGGAGCTTTCACCATCGGAATTGATATCGACCAAACTACAGGAGAAGAAATTGAATGTCCTTACCGTTCTACTAGTGCGATGAACACTATATGGAGAGATTCAATCCAAAGAAAATATATCTCTTGCTCTATTTATTTAGGATATCAAGGTAATCCTTGTGGAAATTGGAATATCATTGTTCACTTCTATGATAAAGATAAAAACTATATTAAATCTGTAAACTCTTATCAATATAGACGTATTAGAGTACCAGACAATGCTTCATACATCAGAACCACAGTCCTTAATTCTGTAGCTCCTACCAACCTAAGCTATCAATATTTTAGAGTTCCTACACACTGTGAATTTAGAAACTTAAAAATTGATAACTGTCGTTGTGTTGGTATGGCTCAAGCACAAATGAAAGACTTCTTAGTTATTGATTGTGAATTCACTGGTAGTGGACAAACAAGTGCTAACTGTGCATATGATGCAGAAGATGGATGGGATGGTATGCAAGATTGCTTCTTTAAAAACCTCAATTTCCATGATAACCCTGCAAATAACTTCTTAACTTGTGCAGGTCATAATTTCGTTATTGAAGATTGCCCTAATATCAATAGTACTTATTTATGGGGAAGAACTAGAGGGGTAGTAATTAGACATTGTGGCGGAAACATTAAACTAGCAAATGATGGAATTGTACGCTCATATTATCCAAGAGTATATGATTGTGACGCTACTGGAATTTCAATCGGTGGTTCTGTTGCTAGAAACTGTACAATTAATACGACAAATGGAGGGGCAATTAATGCTTATTTAATGAATTGTGATATTATTGGGACAGTAGGGGCTACTACTGTTGCAGAAAATTGCAACTTTAAAATTAATTGGAGTGGATATTTATCTGAATCTTGTATTTTAGATTGTACTATTGAACCGAATGAAGTAGATGGAAGTTATAACATGTCTTTTAATAATAAAAATGGTTCGTTCTACTTTGAAAACGTACATTTTAAAGGTAAATCATCTTTAGTGCATCATAATAACTTCCTTTCTGGAGATTTTATTGATTGTCAGTTTGATAGTACTTATATTCAGTTAGCAGTAAACAATGAAAATATTATAAACGAAACTAATCATGTTAATTTTATTAATTGTACAATTAATGCTAGAAATGGATATCTTTGCGAATATAAACCTAATGCTTATAGTATTGGTTTAAATATTACTGACTTTGATGGATGTGAATTTAATTTTAGTAACGATACAACAACTATAGCTCATGCTTATTCACAACCATCAACTGGCAGTAGATTAACCTTTAAAAATTGTAAGTTTAATAATTGGCACGATAATTTATATTTATTTAATAGTAATGGTAATTTAGATTCAAGAGGAGATATTGACTTAACAATAGAACTTGAAAACTGTATAGGAGTAAGAGAAGATTTATTATTAAAACAAGCAAATGTAAACAACCATGTAAAAATTATAATTAAATAAGGAGTGAAATAATCATGGCTATGATTTATTGTATGTTAATTATTAAAGGTAAAAAACGTTTGTCTGATGTTCCTAGAATTTTAAGACCATCTGTTGAACAATTATTAATTGACATGGAAATTGACTTAGAAACTGTAAGATAAAAAATATTTAACTATTGAAAGGGGGTGAAAAAGATGGCTGTTGTATATGCTACTTTAATTTTAAAAGGTAAAAAACGTTTGTCAGATGTACCAAAATTAATCCGTCCTCAAGTTGAAGATATTTTACTTGACATGGGAGTAAACTTAGAAGATGTTCAATAGTTTTAATAGGAGAGGTTATTACCTCTCCTATCTTTAAAATAATATATGTAAAGGAGTAATAATATTATGCTAAAAATTACAGGAAGTAACCAATATGGTGTTGTTGAATATACTGCTAGTAGTGAAGCAGATGTGGTCGATTTACCATTAGGAGGAATTGTAGGTCAAGGTTCTACATGCTTCGTAATCCCTACTGCTAATGTTTATATGTATGATGAAGAAACTGACACTTGGATTAAGTTATAAGAAGGTGTTCACATATGGACATGGCGTTATATGCTTTAATTATGGGAAAATTAAATAATAAAGAAGAATGTGTGACTTGGAATGGAATGAGAATCAAAGTTGTTGATGTGTTACCAGATGTTCAAGTACCAAATACAATATATTTTATTAAATCTGAATTTGTTTTACCAGAAACTAATTTGTTGGATATAGAGGAATCCAACAACAAAGAAGAAACAAATAACAATAGCGTAGAAGAAATTGCTACAGAGTAGGTGATAATAAATGGATATGCAATTATACGCTTTATTAAAAGGTTTATTAGAGGATTTTGAAGTTGTTAGTGGCTATAAACTTTTAGAAGTGGCTAAATTGCCAGACGTGATTGAAGATGATGTAGTTTATATTATTAACCCAAATAAAGAAGGTGACAATTAATGGATATGGTTTTATATGCTTTATTAAAGGGGAAAATAGATGAACACACTTTATCTTCAACTAGTAAGGTAGATAAAGTTGGAGATTACGAAATAAGAATAGTAGATTCTATACCAGAGGTTAGAAATGAAAATTATATTTATATTGTCACAAGAGCAGTAAAACCAAAAGATACAATGGTTGTAGGAGGTAAAGGGGTAGAATGTATTCTATGTGGAAACACTATGATAGGATTGGGAGTTTTAAACGGAAATACATTCTTTGATGGTTATGACTATTTATATAATATAGTTAGACAAGATTTTACAACTATTGACGGTTATATTTCTAGTGACAAAACAAAAAGTTCACAGATTAAAAGTATGTCTTTGACTGGGCGAAGTGTTATAGAGGATAATGTTATAAAAATTAGTCAAGTTAATTCTATAGTTGTTGGAGATGCTACTATTGAATTAAATAAGGTATTATGTAGTCTACCTAATGGAGTAACAGACACTATTGATTTAATAAAAGGTAAATATTCTTGTAAGGTATGCAAAGATGTTTTGGATAGTAGAATAAAATGGAGATATGTAGCCACATATAGTGGATATAGTGAATTTGTAATTTCTGGGTATAGTAGTGCAAGACCAGAATTCCTTACAAATAGTTCATTACTTAATACATCTGTAGTTGAAACCATAACAGAGGATAATATGATTGCTTCTTCTGGTTTTGTTGCTTCTACACCGTCTAACGTAAGTGGTAAGGAGTGTATTTTTGTAAGCAATGGAGTTGTTAAAATTAGAATTAGTTCTAGTAGACTAAGTGCTACAACAGCAACTGCTTTACAAGAATATTTAAAAAACAATCCTATAACAATCCTTATGCAAAGAGCGTCAGAGGTTACAGAAGAGATTGACGTTCCAATATTAATGGCTAATGATGGAACAACAACAATAACAATGTCAAAAGAAGAAGGATACCTATATCCAGAATTAACGGTCGAATTACCTTTAGACCAAACACTACTGGTCTAGGAAGCGTGGTGTATATTAATGTCAATGATTAAGAAAACCACACTTACCATAAAAAACAATACTAATGTTAGATTAAGTAATCAATTAAAATTTTATAAAAACGATAGTGTAACAATTTATTTTGAAATAGAAGAATATAACTTCGAATTAAAAAATTACGCTAAAGTATCACCACTATCTGCAATCGCCTTCATAGAAACGCCAGATGGTAAAGATACAGTTAATACAACAATAACTGATGGTAACTTGATATGTTTTAATTTAACATCAAGATATACAAAAGATGTTGGTGTCTTTAAAATGCAATTAGTGGTTAGAGATAAAGATGGTTGTCAGTCTGCAATTCCATCATTCGAATTTGAAGTAAGAGATTTAATTAATGATGCAGTTTTATTAGTAGATAGCAATGGGAATATAATCGTAACAGATGATGGAGAACCTCTTGTAGCGTTTGGTGAAAGTTTTTATCGTATATCAGATTTGAATGAGGTTGAAGCTATATCTGATGAAGCATATATTATGATTACGCAAGATGGGAATTCGTATAAAGCTAAACTAAGCTCTCTTGGTGGAGGAAGTTCTGTAGATGTAGACTTATCAAACTACTTTAATAAAGAAGAAGTACTCGGTATGGTTAATAGTCTATCAAGTAGACTAGAAGCAAAAGCCGATTCAACTTATGTTAGACAAGAAATAAACAGAGCATTAAACAATATCAACTTATCAAATTACTATACAAAAAGAGAAATTGATGATAGTTTAGTTTTAAAATCTAATATCAACCACACTCATACATCTAATGAAATAACAGACTTAACTATACCAACTAAACTTTCAGACTTAGAGAATGATTCTGGATTTTTAACAGAAATACCTTTAGAGTATGTTACTGAATCAGAACTGGATGCTAAAGGCTTCTTAACAGAACATCAAGACATTAGTGGATTGGCTTTAAAAACAGAATTACATAGCCATGATAATAAAGATGTGCTAGATGGAATTACATCAACCAAAGTGAACGAGTGGGACAATAAATCAAGTTTTAGTGGCTCATATACAGATTTAACAAATAAACCAATCATTCCAACTGTTACAAACGATTTAACAGGCACATTAAAATCAAATTATGATACTGCTTATAATCATAGTCAATCACAACATGCACCAGTAAACGCTCAACCAAATTCAGAAATTACAAAAGGTGAAATTGAAGCTAAATTGATAGGAAATATTACTACTCATACACATTCACAATATCTAACTGAACATCAATCGCTAGAAAATTATGCGACTAAAAATTATGTAACAGATGCAATAAACAATGCTTCATTAGGGGGAAGCGATGTTAATTTAGATGGTTACGCTAAATTGACTGACATTCCAACTAAAACTTCACAATTAGAAAACGATATCAACTTCTTAACGGAAGTTCCTACCGAGTACATTACGGAAACAGAGTTAAATGAGAAGGGTTATTTAACTGAACACCAAGATATCAGTGGACTTGCTACTAAACAAGAGCTTACAAGTGGGTTAAGTGGAAAAGCAGACCGTACAGAATTACATAGTCATAGCAATAAAGATATCTTAGATAACATAACTCAAACAACAATAAATACAATAAGCAATGCTATTACATATAAAGGAATAGTCCAACCAAGTGGTGACCTTAACAACTGTACTACTACTGGTTTCTACAAGATACAACAAGGAGCTAGTAACTTACCTATTAATGAATATTCATTCTTAATGGTATATAACGAACCAGGACAAGGTACTCTAATACAGGTGTGGTATTCTGCTACTTCGGAGAAACAAAGAACAAGACAAAGAGCCGGTACTATCTGGGGAGAATGGTATGTTGTATATACTGAAAATGAACCTCCAACTATTCCTACAGTTACTAACGATTTAACTGATGCTCTTAAAGCTAATTATGATACAGCATATACTCATTCGCAATCCGCTCATGCTCCTACTAATGCACAGAAAAACAGTGATATCACTAAGAGTGAGATAGAAGCTAAATTAACTGGCAACATAACTACCCATACTCATAACCAATACTTGACAGAACATCAATCCCTAGATGGATACGCTAAAACTGCTAATTTAGCTACAGTCGCTACTACAGGTTCATATAATGACCTTACCAATAAACCGTCTATTCCATCAGAATATGTGCTACCTACGGCTTCTTCTACAACGTTGGGTGGAGTAAAAGTAGGTACTGGTTTATCTATCACTAACGGAGTTTTAAGTGCTACTGGTGGTGGAGTGGCAGAATCTATTGATTGGTCTAATGTCCAAAATAAACCAACCATACCTACAAAAACAAGTGAGCTTCAAAATGATAGCGGATATTTAACAGAGCATCAAGATTTGTCTAGTTATGCACTAAAAACGGAACTACATTCACACTCCAATAAATCTACCCTTGACACTATTACACCTAGTAAAATTACAGAATGGGATAATAAATCTACGTTCAGTGGTTCTTACAACGATTTAACGGATAAACCAACAATCCCTAGTGCGTATACTCACCCTAGTACTCACCCTGCATCAATGATTACTGGATTATCTACTGTTGCAACAAGTGGTTCTTACAATGATTTGAGTAATAAACCTACTATTCCTACAAAAATGAGTCAGTTAACCAACGATAGTGAATATGCTACAGTGAATGACATACGTATGTTTCAAAATGATTTGGAAGTACTTGCAAGTAACATGCACAACCACTCTAATAAAGCTACCCTTGACGGTATTACGGATGAAAAAGTTGCAGAATGGAACAACAAATCAAACTTTAGTGGTTCATATAATGATTTGACTAACAAACCAACGATTCCAAGTAAGACATCAGAGTTAACTAACGACAGTGGATTCTTGACATCAGTTCCTAGTGAATATGTAACAGAATCAGAGTTAAGTGCAAAAGGATATGCCACTACATCACAAATACCAACTAGCCTACCTGCAAACGGTGGTAATGCAAATACGGTTGGTGGCTATACAATATGGGTTGGTACACAATCAGAATATGACGCTATTTCATCAAAATCTAGCACAACTATATATATGATAAAAGGGTGATGAAATATGGCTACAGACATAATTAGACCAACATCAGCTAGTGGTACATCATGGAATAATTTAGGAAATATTTATGATACGGATTCATCCACAGCAGGTACGGTATCAGTTAAATCATCTACCTATAACAATCGAAAACTAACAACCAATTGGACAATACCAACCAATGCAATAAAAAGTGCTACTTTAACCATTAGAGCAAAAAAAAATACTTCTAATAGAAACATAGCCTTATATGTGGATATTAATGGTGATTCTTCTAAACGTGTTATGACCCAAGACACAACTACAACAGCTACCGATTACACAGTAGACATCACCTCTCATATTGGTTCAATATCAACTATTACAGTTTTGGGATATGCAACTAGTAGTTCTAATGCTACATTATCTATTTATGATATGTATATTACAGTAGTTTATGATGATAGCGGTGGTGGTGGAGAAACATCAATACAAAACATTAAAATTGGACAATCGAATATTAATACAATTTATTTAGGAACTACTAAAATTGTTAGAGTATATGTTGGTGACACATTAGTATATGGTGAATAGGAAGGGGTGATACAATGGCTTTATTTAAAAAAACTACATTAACAATAAAAAATAATATGGCTATCAAACTAGATAAGCCTTTAAAATTCTTTAAAAATGATAGCTTAGTTTTATACTTTGAAGTTGAACAATATAACTTCGAAATAAAAGAATATGAGACAGTTGTACCATTATCTGCCATAGCTTTTATTGAGACACCAGAGGGGAAAGATAGCATAAATACCACTATCGTTGATGGCGATTTAATAATGTTTCATTTAACTTCAAAATTTACTAAGGAATTAGGAACCTTTAAAATTCAAATAGTAATTCGTGATACAGATGGTTGTCAATGTGCTTTACCATATTTTGAGTTTGAAGTTCAAGATTTAATCAATGATTCACAAATATTAGTTGATGAAAACGGTGATATTATAACATCAACAGAAGATGTAGATGATTCAACAATTAATTTTTATGATAAAATAAATGAATTAGAGGAAAGAATAACACAATTAGAACAAAGAATATCAATTTTAGAAAATAAATAAAGGAGTTTTATAAATGGCTAAATTAAGTGAACTACCTCAAGCAACAAGTTTAAATGGTGGAGAGTTAATTCCTATTGCAGTTATTGGAGATACTTCATCTTCAAATTATGTTGTTACGGTACAAATGTTAGCAAGTAACGTTTCCACTTTGGAAAACCTTACATCAGAGGAAGCAGTGCTTTCATTAATTCAAGACGCTTTACTTGAATATACAAAAACAAACGATATGAACACTATTTTATCAAATAAATCGGACGTTAATCATAATCATGATGCAGTTTATTCAGATAAATTACACACTCACTCATACGTTGATTTAACAGGTCTACCAGAAATCCCTAATGTTAGTCAACAAGATATGGAAGATTTAGCTAATAGATTAGAAGAAGCAAATGCTACAATTTCGACTATGCAAATGGATATTGAATCATTAAATAATACTATCGCATCATTAGTAGAAACTATAGGTTTATTAGAGGGAAGAATTATGGCTTTAGAAAATTCTAACCAAACACCTACACAATGATATAAAAATAGTTGACATTTAACACCCTACTGTATATAATAGAAGTGTAAAGGGGATGATATAGGAAGATGAACATAAAAGTAGAGGATTACGATGTTATAGTATTCTTAACTAGATTGGTTTATTATGATTTAGAATACCCAGACTGTTTTAATTGCACTCATAGTTTAAGTTTAAGAAGTGGATTAAAATTAAATAAGTTTGACATGGATGACTATGATTTAGTTGTCATCTGTGGGACTAATAGTTTTAGAGACTGGGTAGCAAATTTTAAGGTTGCTTTAAGATTAACTCCTATACAATATAAACAGGCTTATGAGTTTATTAATAGCATTGAAAAGGATTCTAATAAGCCTATTATTATTGTGGGACACTCTCTAGGTGGAGGAATTGCAGAATATGTGGCAAGTAGCTTTGCTATTTACTTTAATGTTACTTGTATAACCTTTAACGGATGTGGAAGTAAACATTTAATTAACCCAAGTTTAAGAGACAATGTAAATACATATAATATTATTACAAGCAGAGATATTTTGAATGGGATAACAAGACGTATTCCTTTCGCTAAAAACTATTTACAACACACTGGTTCGTCACATATAGTTAAAGATGATGGCTTATTACCTCTTAGTGTTAAAAGTCATTGCAACTTCTCTGTCTTTACGAAAATTGATACTGATATTTTTATAGACAAATAAAAGAAAAGAGGTAGACTAATTTGGGGAAAAAACAAGGTAATAAACAAATGCGAGATAGCGACTTTATTTTAACTAGCTACCAAGAAGATAATGAAGTCACTGGTTCTGCCTTCTTACTTGAAATACCAAGAGAAGGATTAAAGATACTTATTGATGCCGGTTTATTTCAAAGTTCGGCTTTTGATGCCAAACAAGTGTTTGACATTAATAAAAAACGTGTTAAACTTAAATGGAACGAATTCACTCACATTATTATAAGTCATAGCCATTATGACCATTGCTCTGCCTTACCTTTAACTTGTGTTCCAGAATTACAGTTTGAAGGTAAAATTATTTGTACAGAAGCAAGTCAACCACTTATTAGTATGAACTGTCGTGATTGTGCTTTTGTTATGGATAGTCAAGCTAAAGCGTGGAATAAGGCTAACCCTAAAAAACAAATACTTCCCTTATATACAATGGAACATGCAGACGCTTTAATTTCACGTTTGCAAGGATATAGATACCATGAGAAAATTCAACTAACTCCTAATGTTAGTGTTGAATTAATTCCAACTGGACATCTATTAGGAGATTGTTCTATTATTATTACTTACATGGTTGATGAATGGACAACTAGACGTGTCTTTTATTCTGGAGACACAAATGCTTGGACAGATAGTCCAAGACCATTCACTAAACAATTTGAAACTGACGTTATTCATGACTGCGATATAGTGATTTGTGAATCTACTTACGGTTGCAGAAAACATGAACCTATGGATGTTGTTGAAATTTTAGAAAGAACAATTCAAGAAGAATGTATTAATAAGAAACGTGTTTTATTTATTCCAGCGTTTGCTATTGGACGTTCTGCACAAGTTGTTTACTATTTAAAACAAGCGTTTGAAAAACATCCAGAATGGAATAAAATTAACTTGCCTATTTACTTAGCAGGTAAAATGATGCTACAATCTTTTAATACTTATGGCAACTCATATTACCAAGAACACTATATGGACGAAGAATGGCTTGATACTGGAATCTTCGGATGGGGAAGAGTTCAAAAAGTAGATAACTTCCCAGAGGTAGAGGAAAAATTAATTGATAACAAACCTAAAATTATTATTGCTTCTAGTGGTATGTGTACTGGAGGATATTCAACATATTTATGTCAACAATTAGTTGGACGTGAGAATGTGAGCATCTTATTCTCTGGATATGTTGGAGAAGGAACATACGGTAGAGCTATTTTGGATACGAGAGACAAAGATAAAAAAATTGTTACCATTCAAGGAATTAAATACATTGTTAGAGCAAATGTATTGCCTAGATTATGCTTGTCTGGTCACGGAGATTCAACACAATTATTAAAATTAATTACTAAATCTATGAACCAAAACAAACTTAAAAAGGTAGTTATTGTTCATGGTGGAGAAGAAGAACGTAATTATATGATGGAACAATTAAGATTAAAAATGAATATGGATAAAAAAGAAATATTAACTTTAAAAGAAGGAGAGACAGTTCGCTTCTTCTAGGGCAGTGATTCTACTGCCCTTTTTATTTGAATAGAAAGGATAATAAGAATGTCAGTAGAAAACAAAAGATTTAGAACAACTAAATGTTTATCAGCCTATGAAAGAGATAGCGTAACTAGAATTCATAAAAATAAGCTAGAGTGGGAGAAAATATGTCCAACTAATCAACGCTTATTCTCTGATTTTTTACTTTATGTTTCGATAGGAAACTATACTTATCAAACATGTATAACAATTAAAGCATCTATCTATTTATTTTTATTATGGAATACACAATATAACGATAACACAACATTCTTCTCAATGAAGAAAATACACTTTTCAAGATTCTTTACTTATCTCCTTGAAGAAGAAGGATATAGTTATGATAGAGTAAGAATCATAAAAAGTCACTTATGTACAATGTCTGATTTTGCAGAACACATCTTAGGATTCTATGAATACATGCCTAACGGTAGAGGTGACAGAAATAAATGGTATAGATTTAAAAATATAGTCAAAGATGTGGAAATAGGGGACGAACCAGACAGAATAAGACAGTGTAATATTGATACGTTTGATGAAGGAGACATAGAAAGATTAGAATGGTTTTTAAAAGAGATTAGAAATTATGAAGCTATCGTTGTCTTACACTTCTGTAGAATGGGTGTAGACATTTTAAATTTAACAATAGAAGAGGTAGAAGAATATAATAATAAATTATGTAATAGATGGGTTAAGTTCATCAGAAACTATAACCTACCTTTTAATAATGCGATAGTAACGCAAATTGACAGACGAGTGTGGAGGGTTGCTACAAAAGAGGATTTAACTAAATATGAGGAATTATTCACTACTTTTTTAGGACGTAAGTTTATCATCTGTTAAGGAGGTGATAAAAATGAATAAACAAAAATTAAATTCATTCTTAAAAAATAGGTTAAGAAACAAATACCTATGGATGGCTATTATAGCATTATTAACCAATTTAGCTATTAGTGGAGTAATTGTTTTACCAGATAATTTTGAGACTATTGCTACTAGTGTATTAAATATTTTAGTTTTATTAGGTATTTTTAATAACCCTTCTACTCAATCTCAATCATTCTTTATAGATGAAGATGGGGATGGCGTAGATGATAGGCTACAAAATAATAACGAAGATAATGGAGAAGCTAAAGGTTAAAAATTTAAAAAGGAGAATGATAAAAAGTTGACAAATAATGTATCGTAGCATATACTATTATTAGGAGGTGTTAAATTATGGATAATTATTATAACTGTATTTATATGTACATAAATAAAGTAAACGGTAAACGTTATATTGGTAAAACAATAGATTTTAATAGAAGATATAAAGAACATTTAGAAGATAATAAAAGTCTTTTAGAACGTGCTATTAATAAATATGGGATTGAAAACTTTGATATTGTTATTCTATGTAAAGATATTGAAGACAAAGAAGAATTAAACGAACTAGAAAGATATTATATACAATACTATAACACTCTCACTAATGATGGTTATGGCTATAATTTAGCTATAGGTGGAAATGGTGGCGATGTTACTTCACAGTGGTCTGAACAAAGAAGAGAAGAATTTAGACAAAAAATGAGTGAAATTACAAAAGGTAGACCTAGTCATATGAAGGGAAAATGTGGCGAATTACATCACCTATATGGAACACATCGTACAGAACAAACAAAAGAAAAAATAAGACAAGCAAACACAGGAAGAAAACATACAGAAGAAGAATTGAAAAAAATGAGTGAAACGATTAAAGGTGAAAACAATCCAATGTATGGTAAACCACGTTCAGAAGAAACCAAACAAAAAATTAGAGAAACAATAATACAGAATGGAAGCTCCAAAGGAAGTAAAAACGGTTCTGCTAAAAAAATAACTCAATATGACTTAGATGGTAACCTTATAAAAATTTGGGATTATGTTAAACAGGCAAGTGAAGAATTAGGTTTAGACCATAGTTCAATATGTAAATGTGCAAGAGGTAAAATAAAAACCTGTGGTGGCTATAAATGGGAATATATTACAAAGGAGAATGAATAAAATGTTACCTATTACAAGAATGATTAGTGCATATAACCACTATGATTATAATGCACCAAAATATATTGTTTTACATTATACTGGAAATTCAAAAGATACTGCGTATAACAATGCTAAATACTTTAATGGCGGAAATAGAAATGCTTCCGCCCATTATTTTGTAGACGATAACTCAATTTATCAAGTTGTGGAAGATAATAATGGAGCATGGCACGTTGGTAATACTAAAACAGAAGTAAACAATAAAAACTCAATCGGTATTGAAATGTGTACTAGTGGAAACTATGAAATATCTGCTAAAACAGAAGCTAACGCTATTGAGTTAGTTAAGTATTTGATGAATAAATATAACATTCCACTTGCTAATGTTCGTACTCATGCAGAGGTTACAAAGTATGGTAAAACTTGCCCTAACTGGAGTGCTAACAACTGGCAACGTTGGAATAATTTTAAATCTAAATTGGTATCACAACAACCATCTCAAACTCAACCTACTCAACCATCAACACCAACAAATAGCGATTTTAAAGTTGGTAACTATAATAATTACGTTGTGACTATTGACGACTTAAATGTACGTCAAAAACGTAATGGTGGTTCTACTTTATTAACCACAATTCCTAAAGGAACTAAAGTATATGTAGGTTATGTAATGTACCAAGATAATAGTGCTACCCCTAATGGAGATTTATGGGGTGGTGTAACATATAACGGTAAAACTGGTTTTATTAATTTAAGATATGCTAAACCATATGTAGAAACCTCTAACTCAACTGTGGTTAATTATCGAGTACGTATTACTGCTAATAGTTTAAACGTACGTAAAGAACCTAATGCAACATCTATAATCACAACTACTGTTTCTAAAGGTGGTGTATTCACAATCGTTGAAGTAAAAGACGGTTGGGGAAAATTAAAATCTGGAGCTGGATGGATTAACCTAAGCTACACAGAAAAACTATAATATATTATATTCAAGATGATTTATAAATGTGATAGATTAGAGGTGAAATTATGGAGTTTTTTATAGAAGCACTTTCTAATTTTGGATTAGCAGTAGCCCTATGCCTAGCGTTCTGTTGGTTCTTGTATAAAGTATTTGTGTGGCAAAGAGAAGACGCTATTAAAAGAGAAGAGCAAATTAGACAATCTGCTAACGAAAGAGAGGAACAAATAAGAGTAGCAGCTAAAGAAAGGGAAGCGTATGCAAGAGAACGTGAAGAACGTGATAGAGAACAAATTAAGCACTTCTCTGAAATTATTTCTGTTAACTCAAAAGCATTACTAGAAAATGCACAAGTTATGGAAAAAATTAATACTAATATTGAAAATATTAGTGATGATGTACATAAGTTACAAGATGATGTAACCTTGATTAAAGTTAGACAAGAAAGTAGAGACAAATAAGGGAGATAACCATGGCAAATAATAATACAAATCATAGACGAAAAAGTAAAGCACCAAAAACTTTTACAGAGTTAGATTTGAGTAAATTTAAAGATGTTGTTAAACAAGAAAGTGAAACATTATTCGAGAAAGAAGAACGTGAAAGAGAAGAGAAGATAGAGAAGCTAAGACAATTAAAACAACAGGCTATAGAGTTACGTGAATCTCTTAAAAAAGAATGGTCTAAACAAAAAGAACGAGAATTAAAGAATATTGAATATCAAATTAGAGAGATTAAAAGACAATTACCTAGCCAATCTAGACAGAACAAACCTAAACAGAAACAACATCAGAAGCCACAGAGAAATAAAAAGGATAGTAAATAAAATGAGGACACCTTAATTGGTGTCCTCTTCTTTTTGCGTTTTTGGTTTTCTATATCCTCTTTTATGTTTTCTTGTTTTATCAATAATTAAAATATCATCATTACATCTTTTAATATTTAAACTATAAATATATCTTAAATATGTATCATCATCCATGCTTGTAGGAATAATATATCTACCTTCAAACAAGACATATAAGTATTTATCGTTATCTTTCATTGTATTAATTCACCTTCTAATATTTCCAATCAATATTAACTCTAACTTTATTAACTTCTTTTGACAAAGAAGAAAGTTCTTTATCAGAATCATCCAAATATCGGTATTCAAAATTAATGCCTTGGCTTTTAAATCTTTTTTTGTTTCTTTTAAATCTAAATTAAAATTAATAATTGCTTCTACTCCAACGTTGCCACTTAAATCAAAATATCGCTCTAATTCATAGTTACCTTTATTAGCTTCATCAAAACACATTTGTTTTAAAACAGAATACATTTCATTACTATTTTTATCAGAAACCGCTCTTAATTCATCAATTAACATTTTATATTCCTCCTTATTTATTTGAACTTCCTAAACAACCAGAACCTCTATCAGTAGTAAAAATTTGAAGTTCATCGTTTTTGACTTCAACTACTTCTTTATATTTAACTTCCAATAGAATCATTTGGCAAATAGCTTTTCTGTATGGGTAAATAATAGCGTTTTTAAATATTAAAGGTAGTTCCACATTATCTTTGCAAATTATAATTGGTACATTATTTACATTACTAATAGGAACAAACCATTCCCCTCTAAAATCAGAATCTATTACGCCACATCTAGTAGCCATACCTTTTGTACCAGTACTTCCTCTTTCTTTTAAAATAGCAACCCAATCATCTGCAAAAGCACTTGCAATTCCAGTAGGTATCAATTTTATTTCGTTTGGTAAAATAACTATATAATCTTCTTCAAAACAAGCGTATACATCGTACCCTGCACTTGGGTATTCTCTAGAAGGAATTCTTGCACCCTCTCTTGTTTTAGCAAAATATATTGTATCTTCAAAATCATAGTCTTTAGCATAAATAAATTTATAGCCATCTAATAATTTATTTGTAATATTGGCACAACGCTTCCAAATCTCGTTTCGGTGTTCACCATTAAAAACCTTAATAGAAGCATCATTAATTGAATAATAAATACCAATAAAATTATCATTAGAATCTAAACAGACAACTTCTAAATTATCTATCGCCAAGCCAGTTTCCCTTGCATGTTTATTATTATCTGCATAGCTACACCATTCTAGGTTTGTAACTTTATTATTAGACTTATTACCGTCAATATGGTTTACACAGTCATCTCCTTGTTTTCTTTCTAAGAACGCTTCAGCAACTAAAATATGAACTAATCTACGTTGTGCTTTACCATCATATCCAGTTAAATTAACTTGTCTGTACCCTCTACTATTTGTTTGTTTCATTAATCTACCTTCCCATTTTCTTGTTCTGCCTAATGAATCAATAGTAACTCTACCAAGAGTCTTTACATTCCCTAAATTGCTAACTTCATAAAGACCTTCATAACCAATAATATCTCTCCATTGTTCTTCCATCATTCAAATCAATCCTTTCAAATTAAATATTCAGTATTAATATCACCAAACTTAGCAATCATCTTTAAAAAACCTCTGTATTCCTCATCTATGAATGCTTTAAGTTCTACATGGTCTCTTACTATCAATTGCATATATTCATCTTTACAAATTCCATATACTCTACTAATATCTGGTAAAGAGAATAATACAACATCATTCCAAAGTTGAAGAATCTTACCACCACTACAACTTTACTCATATTATCATTCTCCTTTATTTATATTATGCTCTTGGGTAATTACCATTTGCAAACTCATATAATCCAATTACTTCCTCACGAGGGAATATACCTAATCTAGCAATTCCACCATACTTAATATCGCAGAAGTCAATAGGAGCTATCCCCATCATGAGGTCTGGATGTTCATCTAAAGTAATAAATTTAATATTATTAATATAACAATATTCACCATTTGTTCCAAATAAATCTGTTATAAATCTTTCAAAATCAGAAGGTGTTCCTCCAATAAAATCATCTGTTTCAATAGTCATACTTATAATTTCTCCATCTTTGCAGTTGAAATTATATCTTAACATTTAATTATCATTCCTTTCTTTTTACACTATTATTATATGCTCAATATAATAATTTGTCAATATTATTTTTAGAGTTTCTGTCTTTAGGGTCGTAATCTACTCCTAATCCTTTTGCTATTTTAATACGAACTTTACGGTCTAAAGATTTAAACTCTCCAACGCTAATATTAAGAATGTCAGTAATCTCACTTCGTGAAATTCCTTGTATAAATCTTAAATCAAAGAATGTTGTTTCTTTTTCATCTAAAGTTTTAATTACTTCTAATAGAGCTTCTCCAATAGAGAAAGGTGTAGAAGCGTTATTATCTACAAAAGTATCTAAAAGAACAGTACCGTCAGATGTTGTTTCATAGTAAGAAACGGTAGTCATCCCATCTGCTCTACCTTTTGTTTGTTCGTGTCTTAACATTTGTTGTAGGTCTGTTCTAATGCAAGTAACTGCGTATGTAGAGAATTTACCTTTAGCATTATCATATGTATCTACTGCTCTAATTAATCCACCAATTCCAATACTAAAATAATCTTCATTACTATATAGTTTTGTCTCATATAGGTTCATAGATTTTATTGTATTCCAAACTAATTTTTTATTATTTTGAATTAATAGTTCCAATGTTTCAGTATCTCCATTTAAGTATGCGTTTACCAACATTTCATTTGTCATTAAACATCACTCCTTAATTTTTATACTTACATTATAATATATGCAGAACATATTAATTTAGAACCTACTTTTTTATAATTTTTATAATTCTCCCTCATTACAAACATTATCTATATATTTCTCTTTAATCTCTTGTGGTGTCATACCTTCTAATGGAGACCACGCATCTTCGGGATGGTATTCTCCAATAATGTTGTTATCTGGATGTAATACTATTTCTCCTTGTTCTCTACTAGCTTTAACATCAATAATACGTTGGTTTTCACTTCCTCGCCATTTTAACTTAGAATTGAATTTAGCTACTACAAATCTACCATCTACTAATACATCAATATATTGCATACATTCTAAATCTTTAATGTCTTCATATAATAACCCAGTCCAACACCAAATATCTTTGTTTGGTAAAATCTCTTTCTGCTTTTTCATTAAACGTGTTACTTCATCAATATTATAGGGAGCTAACGGATGCCCACCAGTATATGTAGCACCTTTAATGAAGGGACTAGAAAGACATTCAAAGAAATAATCTTCTGCTTTTTCATCAAATAATTCACCACATTTTGGATGCCATGTTTGAGGTGAGTAGCACATTGGACAATGGCACTCACATCCAGACACCCATAATGAAACACGACAACCAGTTCCATTAATCATATCACAACTTTTAATTGTTAAATAATTCATCATTAATCAATCTCCCTTTCACATGGTATATTCCATTCTTTATAAATATTATTTCTTGCTTCAATAGCTTCCTCTAAAGTATCAAAACGTTTATCATATTTATTACCATTAAAAACTATTTGAACTCTATATTTATTTCTATCTTTCTCTTTTACTATATTCTTATATCCTATTTTGTTGTTCTTTTGTTTTGTTTTATTCATAGAATTAATAGAATTATTACAAGCTCTTAAATTACTTTTTCTATTATCTAACGTATCACCGTTTCTATGGTCTACTTGTTCTGCGTTTTTTATGAGAAATCTATGTAAATACTGTTTATCATCTCTGCTTTCAACACGTCCTAGACAATACAACATACCTTTACGACTATTTATATACCATTTATGCTTACTAATTTTAGGAATATCTTCTTCATCAATTTTAACATAGTACAAACTTCCTTTGTGCATTATTGCCATACACCAAACTCCATCAACTTCAACGAATTCGTTTGGTGTAAAATCACCTTTTCTAGCCATTACTATCATCTACAATACCATTATATACAGAAAGAGAGGTTTTGTCAACCTCTCTTTTTATTTTTTACATAGATTTTCTATCTTTAATATCTGCCATTTTAGCGTCGTTCATTCTTGTATCTCCGGAAATACGTGAATAACCTAAATATCCACTTACACGGTTAATTTCTGTAATATTATTACTTCCACAATTAGGGCAAGTTTCTCCATCTAAGAAATTATGTCCACAATCTGCACAGTAGCAATCTGCAAAGTTAATTCCGAAATAGTATCCATAGTCCATAGCTCTATCACATAAAGCTAAATTTGCTTCAAAGTTATCTTTGGTAAGCACACGACAGTATTGAATGTGTCCACCATTCATTTTATGGAATAGTTTATATTCTGCGTCTTGTTTTTGGAATGGGTTAATGTCTGCATCTACATTAACATGGAAACTATTATTAAAGTAATCTTTATCGCTAACTCCTTCAATAACTCCAAACATTTTACGGAATTGTTGAACTTGTGTACCACATAGACTTTCTGCAGGAGAACCGTATGTAGCTACTGCTATTCCGTGTTCTTCTTTAAATTCTGCACATCTATTATTAATAAAATCCATAACTTGACATGCAAATTCATCGTTTTTATAAATTCCTTTTCCAGTGTGAAGAATAGTTAATTCATGTAGAGCAGTAATACCAATACTATATGTGAATCGTTTTAGAACTTCTTCAATATTGTCATTAGGTTGTAAATTACCTCCGTAGAATCCACCTTGTTCATATGCAAGTGGGTGTGTACTAGCAGATTTGCTACTTAAAAATGTTCTTGTACGTAAATGTAAGTTGAAACTCATTGTTAAATAGTGGTCTAACAATTCAAAGAAATCAACACCGTCAACTTTAGCACGTTGGTAAATTAATGGTAAATTAAGAGAAATAACTCCACAATTACCTCGTCCAACTGTAATAGGTTTATCATTTTCATCTTGTGGATGGAACCCACCTCGTTCAAAGTAAGGTGTTAAATATGAACGACATCCCATTGGACTTGTAGCGACACCATATCGTTTATAAATATCACAAATGTCGTTTTCAGTGCTATCCCCAGTTAAACTTAATAAGTCTGGGAATTGACATTGTGATTGACAATATACTGCCGATTCAAATAAATCTCTCATATGTTTACCTTTACCATGTTTATTATGGTCAAATAAGAATACTAGCTTAGGGAATAGAACTGGTACTTTCTTACCTTCTCTACCTTGCCCTCCACGTCTTACATCCATAATTGTTTGACTTACTAAACGTCCCCATTTTGTATCGTTCAATCCAAAAGTATATGTTACAAACACAAAATCTCCACGACTAGAAGGTAAAGTGTTGAAAGCAATCTCCATGGCTTGAATACCTTGTTCTAGCTCTCTCACGGTTTCTTTATATGCTCTTTCACATGCTTTATCTTGTAAAACAACATCCGACACATCTAAACCTAAATCTTTATATTCTTCTAGTTTATCGTTTAGTTTTTTATTGTATGCTTTCTCAACATAAGGAGCAAGAATATCATCAATACTTTGTACAGTAATTCCACCATATTGTTGACTTCCGGCAGTCATAACAATATCTTTAATAATACCACATACAGAACTTAAATATTTTGGATGTGTATATTCTACACCAGACATTATAACCCCATGTTCTAATACTGTTTTAACATCAAATAAGCAACAGTTGGTACTAATTAAACGTCTATTTTTGTCGTGTACATAAATATATCCATCTTTACATGCTTGTTGTTCTTCTGCGTTTAGGAAGAATTCATTGTACAATTCTTTTAACGTTTCATTACCAATCAATGTTGCTTGTGTTGTATTTAATGCACTATCGGTGTTTGCATTGGTTTTATCACCTAGAAACATCATCTCTTGTTGGTATTTCATAATATTGTCCATCATACTAACAAATGTAATTTTGTAGTTACGGTAGTTTGCATACGCTTCTGCAACTTCTGGGGCTACATTTCTTAACGCTTTCTCTACCATTTTATGTACCTCTACTACTGGTGTATCGTCTTGCATGAGTAATTCATATTTAGAACAATCACCTTTTACAATGTCTACTACCTCACTTTCTTGCTCTGGTGTTAACTTAACCATGGCACGTTCGGCACTTTTACGGATTGCGACTTTAATTTTGTTACCATCAAAATCGACTCTTAATCCATTCTTTTTAATAATCTTCATCTTATCATTCCTTTCTAAGCACTTATCGTACTCAATTCTATTATATGCCATTCATTCATGAATGTCAACTAAAAAGAGTAGGATTTTGCCTACTCTATTTCTAGTTCTTTGGTTAAGAAATAATACAAGAACGTATCCTTTTCTACAATCTTATTTGTTTTTATAGCTTGGAATAATGCTCCAGTTTCAAAAATCATAGTGCATTTCTTTTTAGCTCTCGTTAATCCAGTATATACTAACTGTCTTGTAAGCATAGAATAATGTGTATAATCTAAAGCAAAAATAGTATAAGGTATAGTAGAACCTTGACTTTTATGAACTGTTATGGCATATCCTAAAGCTATTTGTTCAAGTTGACTTCCTCTTACCGTTACTTCTCCTATGTTATAAAAGTCAATTACTAAATAATCATATCCAACATCAACAACTTCTCCCATATTTCCATTGTAAATACACTTATCTACAACCCCAGAGCCATCCGCTTTAGGTCTAGCATTTTTAAGATTTATAACTTTATCTCCTTTGTAAATTACATAACTAGATTCATTAGAATCTACTTTAAAACCATGTCCTCTTAATTCTTCTCTAGGTAATACATAGTCTTGAATCATTTTATTAATAGGTAGACATCCACTTCCACGTTCCTTCGTTGGGACAACAACAGAGATTTTAGAAATATCCTTGCACTCTTTATACATTCTTTTATATTCATCAAATATTAAATCTATTGTTGGTTTTTGTTCATCTTTACTACAATTAAAACCAATATATTTTAAATCTTGTAACTCTCCTAGAACAGAAGTGCCTTCCCATCTAAATTTAACTGGTTGAATACCTTTAGCTATTTTTATAGATTCTCCAATAATAGCAGATTTAGCTCCTTGTCTATGTACTTCATCAAATGTCATTACTGGAATAACTCCACTATCAATCATATCTAGTAATAGGTTTCCAACACCTATGCTCTCCAATTGATTTGTATCTCCTAATATAATTAGTTTAGCTCCAGTGGGTATAGCTTGTATTAATGCTTCAAATAAAGGAACATCAACCATAGACCCTTCATCTAAAATAACTAAATCGGTGTCCAGTTTAATAAGTTCATTATGTAAGAATCCTCCAGTTTCTGGATTCACTCCCAACAATCTATGAATAGTATAACCTTCTTCTCCAGTAATATCGGTTAGGTTTACAGATGCTTTACCACTTAATGCACACTGTTTGAAGCTATACCCTTCCGGAGCACAAGCTAATAATCCAGTAACACAAGAAGATTTGCCGGTACCACCATATCCTCTTATAATTGTTACATTATTATCCATAGCAGTAAAAATACCTTCTAATTGTTGTCTTGTGAATTCCCAACCTTGTCTTGCTTCTTGCTCTTTAATTTTTAAGATTGCAACTTCTCTATCAACCTTTAGATTGCTTGGTGCATTTATTAATCTTTCTAAATGTTCCGTAATACTTAATTCTAAATCATAGTATCTTTTTAAAGCTACAAGAGTAGTTTCTCCAACTTCTTTGCTCCAAATAGTATTGCTTTTCTCTAAACTTCTCATAGCTATATGTATAGCTTCATCTGGAAAATCACTACCTAATGCTTCATCTATAGCGTCTAAAATATTGTCATAAGTTGTAAAGGAATTACCTTTATTGGCTTCATCCTTAAAAAAATCTACAACGAACGCTCTACATCTTTTCCAACCTTTAGAATCATAACCACCGTTTAGTGCTATTTCATCTGCTTTTTTAAACCCTATACCATCAACATCTTCTATAAGAATATAAGGGTTATCTTTTATTTTAGACACCGCTACATCTGGACTTCCATAACTCATTACAATCTTATCAATCATATTTTTAGTTAATCCATACGAAGACAATTCAATATACGCTTTACCTTTATCCTTACAAGCGTCAAATCGTTGTAATAGCTTTGTAGCAGTTGCTACTCCTATACCAGACACTTTCATAAGTCCATTCATATCATGCTCTTCCAATGGCTTTATTGGGTTTTGAGGGTATTCTTTAATAAGGTTATTAAGTTGCTTATCCGTAAGAATGTAATCTAAAAAAGTAACTTGCTTTTCATATGTATCAAACTCATAAATTTCTTGTGAATAAGTGACAATATATTGAAGCCCTCCGTATTTTGTGTTTTCTGTTAAATCTCCAACAATACGATACTCACTATCGTATTCGTCAGTCAACCATACCATATTTCCAACAATAGAAACCCCTCTTTTACAATATGGAACTCCTTCATTAACAGAAACAATATCAACTAAACATACTTGCCAAACTCCATCTTCTCCACTTACACGTTTAGGGTATATTCGTTTTACGAACTTAACTGTACAATCTATTGTTTTTGTTGGTTCGTCTCTCTTTCTAGTTCTACCAAAGTCTGACACTCTACTCACCTTCTTTCTCAAAGTCAACTATTAACTCTAGTGTATTGTCAACATACATAAAAATCTTTTGAATATTATTATCCCTCCATACTTGTACATATAAATTAGTTCCCTTTTCATAATAATCTGGCAGAGAATCTACTACGTATTTAAAATCATTAGAAACTAAAATTAATTGCTCTACTCCACTAGCATAATCGTTTTGTATAACTGTAAAAATATTCATCATATCAACTCCTATCTAGTTTTATTATATACAGTTATACCTATTTTGTCAACCATAAAAAGAAAAAGATGTGATTTCTCACATCTTCATCTTTTATTGTTCATTTAATAAGTGTTTTAATCCGTTAATTTGTAATTGAGTTTCTACTTCCATTTTCTTAACTGCTAATTGGTGAGCTAATTGTTTATCAACCATTTCTTTTTCATGAGCACGTTGTCTGTGACCCATCATGAAATCATATGCTTGTTTACTTGTCATTCCTGCATTTACTAAAGCAGTGTATTCCCCAACCGCAATAGTTGCTCTATCAATTCCTTCTTGTAATAAATCTCTGTCAAAATCTTCTAAATCTAAGAAAATAGGTGGTAATACTGGTTGTTGAGCCATTTGAGAATCTGGTTCCTTATCTTCTGTTTTACGTTTAGGTCGTTCATCTTCTTCAAGTTCATCTTCAATTTGAGCCACTAATCTAGCCATTCCATCTTCGTCTACTCCTAGAGCATCCATAATTTGTTGTTGTACATCTTCTTCTTCTTCTGGTGTTAAACTTTCAATTACTTTTTCTAACTCATTTGGGTCTGTAGTTTCTAAATCATATTCTTTACCACGCACTGAAATTTTAATACCCATAATCAATCTTCTCCTTTAGTCGCCTATGCGAGTTAAATTATGTTACATTACTATTATATACTCAAGCTATTTAATTGTCAACTATTATTTTATATTTTAGCCTAAAATAATTTCATCAATGAAACCTAATGCTTTAGCTTCTTCTGCACTATAACTAATATCTCTATTTGTTAAATATGGACGTTCTAATTCTTCCATTGAAACTTTTGGGCAGTGTCTATGAATAATTTCCTTAAACGTGTTTTGCATTTTACGAATATCTTCTAAAGTAACTTCCAGTTCTGCGTATGTACCCATCCCACCGGCAGAGACTTGGTGGTTTAAGTATGTACAGTAAGGTGTACCAGTTTTGTAATCTCCTAGAATAGAAAGAACAAATCCACAACTACAACTAGTTGATTCGTTATGTGTATGTACTTTATAACCCATTTCTTGCATTTGTTCAATTTTAGCTGTCAAAGCTAATAAACTAGCACAATGTCCTCCGTAAGAATACACGTTAATTCTAAGCACTTTTAGTTTGTCTTCTGTTTTCATAATTCTGTCAAACTCAATCATTTTGTCTAGAGCATTTAATACTTCCATTACTGTTTCTCTAGTAAACTCAAATCTAAAGTCTAATGTTCTAGTTCTAATAAATTTCTTTACATCTACTAAATCAATACTTACTGGTGGTTGACTTGCCATTTCATTACTTACTTTCACATTTACCATAATTTAACCCTCTCTTTCTAGTCATTCATCTGACTACACTACTATTATATACTTCGTGTAGTCAAATGTCAACTATGAATTAATCAATTTCTGCTCTTTCTTCATCGTATGTTAAATATCCATCGTCATATATTTTATCAACTTTATAAGTAGAGTGTGAGTATATACCATTTTTATATGTTTTAGCAATAAACTGGTCTCCCCTTCTAATTCCGTGAACAAATAAAATATTACCTCTAGTAAACCATGACTTCTCTACTGTTTTCTTACTACCTTTACTATCTACAACACTTAATTGTCGGTCATAGAAGCTAAATTGTCCAGAATAGTATTTAACATTCACTACTCCATATTCAGTTAATAGAGTTACTATATGACGAGTTTTATTACGCCCTAATACCGTACCACAAATTCTATCAATACGGAATTTAGGAATTTGTATTTCTTCTCTAGTTATTTTGTCTTTACGTGTCCAATATCCTTCTACTACTGGTTCCTCTTCTAATTCATAGAAGTTTTTAACATTGTATAGTTCATTATTTATTAAAGCCAATTCGTGGTCTCCAAAATAACAACAACAAGCATCCATTTCTCCTTGTGCAATAGAATCACACATAACCTCTTTTTTAACGTCTTGTAGGCGACTTTCATTGTATGCTAACAAACACTCTGGTGAGTTCATAAAACGTATTAGAGGGGCAATATGAGCGTTACAGATGCCTTCAAATGACCGTTTAGCACTTCCTCCAGTAGCTACCCAAATACCGTTAGTTTCATCATCATAATACCAATGAGTACCTTCATCCAACTCTGGGAACATGTTAAAGAATGCGTTAACAACATAATCTGTATCTGCTTCGTCTTCTCCATCAAGTAAATACCATACTTTAGATTTTACTTGTGGGTCTGGTCGTTTAGCTCCACCTTTTAAATACTCTCTAAAATCATGGTATTTTAAAGCATCATCATATTCTTCTCCAATTAAGTTTCGTTCTACTAAATCATCAATATGAGCTTTTGTTAGTTTTGCTAATGGTTTAGAAGTTAATCTTAAATAATCTTCTATAATTTGCTCTCTAGGTTTATTTTCTAAGTTATCAAAAGCTCCAGACTGTAATAGTTTCATCATTTGTGAGTTAGTTACTAAAGCTCTCATTTGAGTTTTAGATGGGTCTTTCTTCATTGGTACTTCACGTTTTGTTAAACACATACGGTTATAAAAGTCTTCTAAAGAAGCGTAAGGTCTGTTTTCCATAATTAATTCTGTTGTAGTGTTATTCATACCAGAAATAGATTTTAATCCATAAATAATACTATTTGTTTCTTCGTTAGGAATGAATTCAGTACTAGCAGTATTAATATCTGGAACTGTAATTTTAACACCTTCGTTTTGAAGCATTGCTATAGCACTTCCAATAGCTTCATAGTTAGTTGTTTTCTCTCTACCGTTGCTTTCTTCTTCATCTTCATCTTCGTCTTTATCTTGTTCAATAGCTCCACTTTCAATTTGTAGAACTGCAGTATTCCAATAAATAGGTGGGTAATGTGTTATTAAGTGCAGTTGTTGAATTAATATCCAACTATAACCAATCGTATGTAAGATTGAGAATGAATATCCACGTTGCATCTTAATCTGAACATCCCAAATATATTCTAGAAACACCTTTCTACATCCGTTAGCGATTCCTTTTTCATAAAGCAATTCCATAGATTCTTGTAGTAATTTTATTTTCTTTTTAGCAACAGACTTTCTTAACACGTTGCTTTCTTTTACTGTAAAGTTTGCTATGTTTTCATCCATAGAAAGCAACATCATACCTTCTTGTGAAGAACATACTCCACAATCTTTATCTAGATGTTTGTGTAATATAGCTCTTTCTTCCTCGTTTAGACCAAAATCTATCATATCTTGTTCCCATAAATTAGGGTCTGCTTTATATCTAGCGTACATGTCCATAGGTTGTTCTCCATCATCTGCCATTAATCGCATTAGAGAGTTGGCATTGGCTACCTCTAGTAGAGAATGTGGGTTAATTGTTTTTAAAACTTTAGCCCCAGCCATAGAATCAAATTGGAAGGCACTCAATAAATCACCGTTATTTAATGCTTCATAATATTTGCTATCTGTCATGTCAATAACATTTGGATGTAAGTATTTATCATATGTCTTTCTTAATGAGCCTTGCCATTCAATTTTACCATATTCAATCAACATTTCAAGAGTTAATTGAATCATACCTTCTGTTTTAGTGTTTAAGAAATCGAATTTAATTAATCCACTTGCTTCACAATCATCTAAGTCATATTGAGTAATTGTTTCACCATTAGGTGTTTTCATTAAGGCAGTTGAATCTAACATATCTAGGCTTTGGACAATTCCGCAAGCATGAGAAGAACGACCACTTACTAGTCCTTCAACACCTAAAGCAGTTTCAAATAATCCTTCATATTTATCAATTTGGTTTACGAATTCAGTAACTGGTGGTATTCCTTCATCTGGTATTCCATAGTAGGTATCATGTAAAGAACGTGTTTTACCCCTAACTACTGGTATCATGGAAGAAATAAATAATCCAATATCACTTGGTATATCTAAGCCACGACAAGCAGTTTGTACTGCACTTTTAGAACCTTCTGTTTTAAATGTTCCTACCCTAGAAATAACCCCTCCGATTGAACTTACATATTCACTTACTTTTTGGAATACTAAGTCACGCTTATGTGAACTTATATCTGTATCAATATCTGCAAAGTCTGGACGCTCTGAACTAAGGAATCTCCATAAAGGCATTTCTGATGGTTGTTTTAATGGGTTTATTTGAACAATACCTAATAAATAGTTTAGTACCCAACCTGCGGCAGAACCACGAGAAACACCAGTAATTGATTGTGCTTCTTCCCAAATAATATCAATAAATTTGTGCATTAGAATAAAGTAGGCAGACATGGTAGTGTTTTTAGCTTTACTAATACCTAATAGGTTTTCTACTTCTTCGTCCAGTCTAATTAATGTAGGCTTCCATTCTTCGTGTGGAATGTGTCTTAATTCGAACCCTTTCATTAATAAGCTACATAAATAATTATTATATTCATTAGTATCGTCAATTAAATATAGTAGATTTTGTAACTCTAAATCTTCAATCATGTCTACAACATCATCATTCCAACACCATGTGCTTCTATCTGGCAATGGTATTTCCATAACTGCTTGAGGTCTAAATAAATTATATCCTTTAATTCTTTCCTTAATCTTCCAAGTATTTAATAGACATTCATTAATAAAGTTTTCATCTAAATAATGTAGCCAGTGTTTAATTTCTTTTATACTCATGAAGTATGTGGTTTCATAAAAATCTCCAACTTCACGACCACCAGAGCTATACATATCGTCATCTTCATCAGATTTTAAGAAAGATTCATGAATAGGTCTATCATTCTCTTTTAAGTAATGTGCATCAGTTGTAATAATAGCTTGTATACCACTATTAGCTACCCAACGATTTACCATTTCTTGTTCAAAAGAATCATCACCTAAGTCTGCATATTGTGGGTCTTGTGAGAACTTTTTATGTGGTTGCATTTCTAAGAAGAAGTTATCTTTTCCAAATACGCTTTGACACCATTCAATAAAGTCTTTTATAGCTTTATCATCTTCTCTAAGAATAGATTTAGCCAACTCTCCACCTAAACAAGCAGTAGAACCTATAACGTGACCTTTGTTGCTTCCTATAATCTCTTCAACATCTGTTGTAAAAGTTGGAACACGGTCTATACCTTTATAGTTGAACATTCTACCCCATGCTTTAGTTGAAAGTTCTTTTAGTTGTCTATGTCCTTCATCATCCAATGCTATTAATATAAAGTGGTAGAAATCTACTTTATCTCTATTAGCTAATCTTTCTTTCATTTCTTCTTCTCTTACTAAGTAAATCTCGTTCCCAAGTCCTAACGTAAAATCTTCTGGAATTTTATTTTTACTTTTTAAGTCTGCTATTGTTTTCATAGCTTTCAGATGTATTGAAAGAGATTCATGGTCTGTTATAGTAAAATGTTTTTGTCCTAGTTCATTAGCTACATATAGAATAGTAGATTCTATCTTGTTAGTACAATCTTTTAATCTTAGGTTAGACATCTCTGTATGAGTGTGGTGGTTACAAAAAATATCGTTTAATACATTAAACATCTTTTCAACTCCCTTCTATACATTACTATTATATGCAAAAAGAGTAGGTATGTCAACTCCTACTCTTCACAAAAATAGCATTTATCTTCTTTTACATGCCAGTGTCCACATTTAGGGCATTGTGTACATTTATCCTCATTAATATGTAGTAAGTATCTTGTTTCTCCTTTTTTAGCTTCACTAATTAATTTAGGAGTTAACTCTAAAGCATCCAATTCTTTTACGTCTAAATCTAATCCATGGCGAATAAACATAGCAGTTCTTAATCTTCCTCTAAATGCTCTACGTAATTCTTTCTCTGGAATTGTATCAATAACTTTTTGGCAATAATCTAAAGAGGTTAAGAAATCATATGAGAATCCATATTTATCTAACACATCTTTTACTTTTTGTGTGTCGTTTTTACTTTTAGCACTTTCATTATCACAAATATCAATAATACCACCTTTTTGAAGGAATGGTGAATATTTCGCCATTACTGAACTAAATTCAATAAATGGTTTTCCAAATTCTTCATCAATTAATTTAACAGTTTCTTTAGTAAACCATGCCCCTAATCCACAACCTCTATATTGAGGATGCACAATAAATCTTGAAGCACTAATAAAATCACTATTTACTTTATCCATTAGAGGGTATCCTTTAGGAGACATATAATGTTTATTGAAATATGTATTACGTCCACTTAACATACGACTTGCTACTGCATATACTGCTAATCCAATAGGTCTATCTTTATACATTAGTTTATACATTTTCTTTTGACCAGGAACTGCTTTAACATTTTTATAGTGGTATTTAATAAAATTATCAAAATCTTGTTTAGTTGCTTCTTCAATTGTTAAATGTGGTACAAATGGGTTATCATCTGCTACTTCGTTATATATTGTTTCTACTCCATCTCCAGTTTTAAAATCAATTTTTACATCTGGTTTTAAGAATTCTTCCAAATCATTATGAGCAGTCGCTACAATCAATTTAATATTATTACGTCTACATATTTTCTGAATATTGAAAGCTACTACTGTTGCAGTTACACGGTCTAGAAATGAAGTAAATTCATCAATTATAATCATATCACGTTTTTGGTCTAATAACCATGCAAGTTGAAATCTGTATTTTTGACCATCTGAAAGTTCAAATGGACGTTTAACAAATAGTTTAGCTTCTGCTAATCCACAAATACTAAGTAATCCAATAGCTTCTTTGGTATCTTTACCAATTAAATCAATCAATGCTTTATCTTCACTCATAACTTGTTGTAATTTTAAATCATCATATTTATATTGCTCTTTTAGTACTCTTAAAAGTGAGCTTTTACCACTTCCACTACATCCAGTAATATAACATACTTCAAAATCTTCATTAAAGTCATAATCTTTTAAGATGGTATGAGTAATAGCATCGTCTACTCCTATACCAAATGCTTCTGCAATCTCACTTACTCTTGAGGTTACTTCTACTGGTTTAGTAGAGTATTCAATATTAATTAACATATTATCATCACCTTTCATAGTACTATTATATGCAATTAAAGAGTAGTTATCAACTACTCTTTAATAAAAATAACTTCTTTTTTTTGTACCACATATTCTTCAACTTTAACAATTTTAACAACTTCTACAGAACCAAAATCAACTAGCTTATCTAGAATAAGCTCTTTAACTCTTTTCTTAATTTCATCAAGAGAAGCGTCTACTTCGGTATGAACTCCATATGGTTTATCTCTATAGGTTGTATATACTAATAAATATTCATCATTTTTGAAACTTCCTTCTGCTTTAACATTCATTCTTCATCATCCTTTTCATTATTATCATTATCATCCATATATAAATATGTACCAACTTTTACCCCAATTCCCCATAAAATAACACTTAAAGCTAGTACCATTCCTATAGCTTGTTCTGTATTCATTATGTTCACCTCCTACACTTCTATTATATACACAAAAGGTAGGTTTGTCAACCTACCTTCTATTTAAAATCGTTTTCTACGTCTAGTTTCTGTTGCTACTTTAGATTCAATCTCTACAATCTCTACTTGTGTATACTGTTTTCCTTCCCATTCGTTAATAATGAATTTGCCCAATACCACAATTTCTAACCTTTTATTACCTGCATCTCCATTTCTAGAGATTCCTTTTCTACTAGTAGCGTGAATTAACTCATTGTACCAATCATCTTTAGCAAACTTCTTAACAAACGTAATATACTCTCCATTCTTCTCAATAGTAAACTTAACCAATGACTTATTCTTTACAATATCTGAACTGTCAACAACTATATCTGTTATAGCGAACAATGGTGCGTTCATTCCCTTACCACCAAACATATCTTGGTATTGTCCTACCTTACGAATATGTTTATCTTTCATTTTATAAATTGGAATTTCAAAATCAACGTGGTATACTGGTTCAACACTAACGCTCTTTAATTCTTCTTCAACCCATTGTTTTAACGGTTCTAAGTTATCAAGAGGTAAAGAAATACCAAAAGCATCATCATGACCTTTACATTCAATCAATCCACTTCTATGTAAAAAATCTGCTAAGTTGTCTATTGCGAACTTATCATAGTTTCTACCACTTCCACCATATGTATTAGAATCTTCATAGTTATGATTCAATAGTAACACTGGTCGTTGGTATCGTTTAGCTAACGTATTAGCCGCTAATCCAGTATGGGTTGAATTTAAAACTCCAGTTACATCAAGAATAATAATTTTATCGTTTTCTACTCCTTGTTGTTTAATCAATTCACCAAGAATATCTGCTTCTCCCTTTGTTTCTTCATCTTGTTTATTTTTTAACGACTTCATACGTCTTACAACATTCTCTTGTAGTGTTTCAACAATAGGTTCTTTATTTGGATTGTTTTTAGATTTCTTAGTAGGAATATGTACTCTCTCTTCTTCAAAATTACACATGGCTTTAAACATATCTAGCTTATCATCTACCGTACCTTGACGGAAACAAGCATTAACCATAGGAGCTACATACCATCCTACATTATAGATTGTAATCTTATCTTGTATATTATAATTATTAGCCTTTACAATTTCTTTTAGTAGCTTACTATCTTCTACCATATATTTTAAACTCTCTAGAATTAGGAATCTAGTTTCAGATTCTCTAACGTCAGATAGGTCTGCAATCTGTCCTAAACATAGTAGTCCTAAATGATTTCTAGCTATATCATGTCCATATACTTCATCATATTTGTCTAAGAACTTGAATACTACTCCAACTCCAGTTAAGTTTGTATTTTTATAGCTTCCATCTTGGTCGTTCACTATAACTGCATAATTGCTATCATGAGAGAAGTTATGGTGGTCTAAAATAAGAATATCAATTCCTCTACCACTTAATATTGTATGCCATTCATAATCACTTGACCCTGCATCTGGAATAATTAATAATTTAGTATCTTCTGGAATTGTATCTACAATCTCTTTATATAACCCATGTTGTTTCCCTTCATGTGTACTAAAAGTTGCTTCTACTCCAACTAACTCTTTAATATATAACCACATCATTGAAGCAGACGTCAACCCATCACAATCGCTATCTATAATAATATGAACTTTATCTTTATTTATCTCTACTCTATCATGGAATAGCTCTAATGCTTCATCAATATTATTAAAATCGTTGGCATCATGTAGAACCTTATGGGAGAGGTTTAGCATCTCCATAGGATTCTCTACACCTCTCATTTTTAAAAGTTCAATTAATAACTCATTATCATCCATTCTATCTATATTCTTTTTATTATTGACTATATACTTCACTAATCATCATCTCCAATCAGTTCGTCAAATTCATCAATATCAGTAATAGTCCAAGCATTACTTAATAACTGTTCTAATACTTCCTTACCCTTATCAATAGGTGAATCTTTTAAATCTAGTAGTTCTTCTGTATCTATAACCACATTAACTGTAAAATAATTCAACATCAAATTTATCATCTTTCTAAGTTTCTTAAAATACATAATCATTTGTTTATACTCTTTTGTGTTTCTATATTCCTCTTCGAACCATAGTTGGCAATACTCTCTATCCAGTAAGATGTCTACCGTCTTAACCCCTAACTTTAATAATAAATCTCTTTGAGTTATTGTAAAGTTTGTCCCACATAATCCTAGAGCTATATTATTCTCTTGACCATAATATGAACCATTTTTCATTACGCTTTTCTCACCTTCAAATAATCTAACTCTTCCACATCTTCTTATATTATCTTGGTTCTCGTATAGCCCATATAACGTACTTCCAGTAGGGTATCTTAACCATTCTCCATTCCATCTTAAAGGAATGTACTTTCTTCCGGCTTCTACATCTTCTTCATTGAAACATCTACATCTAACTCCTATTAATCCTCCATCTAAAGCTCTATGGGGTATAATTGCTTGGTTATCATATTCATTATATCTTATGTCAAACACTTCTGCAACTTCTGGTGAGATTCCTTCTTCTTGCCAACATAAAGGGTATAGTTCATCAAAATTGTTTAACACTTTATCATCATAGTAATGTACTTCAAATCTGTTATAATTGTTTCTTTTACGTAGATGTCTATGTAGGAACTCCATATCTGTATTATCTTGCTTTCCAACACGACGTATTCTAGTTGTTCTCTTATGTAGGTTTATTCCTTTCTTATCTGCTACAAATCTTATAATTTTATAGAAATCGTCTTTTATGTCCCATCCCATACATAGACCTATTAACTGCCATAAAGACATAGAACCACAACAACTAAAAACAGGTGAACATTTTAGAGTTATGGTAGTACCATAATTTATGGGATTCCGAACCATGACAAAACGAATCGAACACTATAACATTATTCTTTTCTTCTTTGTGAAAATTGCTTCCTAAATCTTCACAAATATTAATTATATCATCTTTTGTTAAAATATCTAATAAGTCTTTACTGTCCACCGTTTTCACCCCTCTCAATCAGTTATTTCTACGGTATAGCTCATTAGTGCTTCTACTACATTGCACGGTAGTTGCTCTTTCAATGAAATGGCAATCTGTTTTATTGTATTCTCTTTATACTCTTTATATGCAAGGAAAGCAGAATAAGGGTCTGCATAAACACCAACCATTATTGTATTGTTATGACCATCATTACATCTAGCATAATATCCATGCCCTTCTCTAAAAGAAACTCCTATTGGGTACTCACCTCTAACTGAATCACTACCTATTATCAAACAATTTACACTATTTGGTACAATACAGCAAGTTTGTGGGGAATATATGGTATTTCCTTTTATCAATATGTCTTTATCAATACACATCTTTTCTTCTCCGACTTCATAATAATTCTCTGAATACCATTTTGCAAAATTTTGAAAATTATGCCACTCTTCACATACGGTACTTTCATAACCTCTTAATTTTAGTGTTGACTTTTTACCATAACATCTTTCTATCATTCCACACCATATTTTATACTCTTTACTCTTTACCCTATTTACAGATGGTTCAAAATCTCCAACCCCAATATATCCAACTCCACAATGAGTAGGAGCGAAAGGGGAACGAAAATTACCTCTCTTTAAATTCCCCATTTGAAAACTTCCTACATAACCGTTTGTAAATTTTACAACTACATCTGAATAGTTATTGTATTGAACAACAGTTGCTTCTTCTTTATATTTATTTACAAAAGTTTGTCCTTCATAGCTCATAATAACACCACCTCTAACTAGCGTTTACGACCTTTTACTCTAGACTTTTTAGGTTCAACCTCTTCAATAATCTCTCCAGTGTTTACATCTACCTTATATTCAGTAGGAACTGTTTGTTCAACTCCAGTATCGTTCATCTGTTTATGTTCATTTCTATGACAGTTTAGGTGAGACTTATATAAAGTTATAGGCACATAATTCCAATCTGTCGCAAACAAGTCATGGAATGACATTGTTCCCAAATTCTGTAATCCGAAGATTTTAAACATTACAAGTTTCCCACCCCTATTTTTATAAACGTGCATAACAACATTAGGTTTTGCAATTTTTGGGTTTGCTTCTCTAAAATCTTTAATAAGTTCCATCTCTTCTAAGGTAGGTCTCATTGTTATTATAGCCAAATCTGCTCTCATTTGTAAAGACTTACATCCTTTAATAGCTCCAGAATCACGAATACGGTAATCTCTTCGTGCATTGTCTGAAATTTGTGTATATGCTTTAATAAAAATATCAAACATTTTAGCAATGTTTTTTAAATTGGTTGACAAATTAAATTGAACTTGGTCTTCCTTAATTTGCATACCTCTAGTTGCTTGTGCATATTCACTTGCTAGATTTGGTGTCATCTCTATGTAGTCAACTATTAAAGCTCCAATATTATAGTTAGTTACAAATTCTTCTACTATATTCCAGAAATAAGCACAGTCATAGTTTGGTTCATTTTGTAAATAAATTGGTGAACGTTTAGAAATCTCTGCCGCCTTTTTAACACGTTCTTCTTCTTCCTCTGTTAAATTATATGTTACTATCTTATCTTCGTCAACCCCACTTATAGTAGCTAAAATAATAGGTTCTATTTCAACGTATAAGTCCATTTCTGTCCCCACATAAAGAGTTGGAACAGTTTCTCCATATGGGTTTGGTTCAAATTTACCAGTATCTTCGTTCCATAAAGTATCACAAGAAAGAGTACATAATTGACGAACACCAAGACGTGTTTTACCAGTCCCACTATCTTTACTTTCAACTACAAACATTCCACGTCTGCATCCTCTTGTTGCAGTATCTAACATTTTAGATTCACTTCTCCAACCAAAATTAGGAGCTTCTTTGAACATCTCCAATAACTCGTCTACTCCCTCACCAGATTTACGACTATCTTCATCACTTCTCAAATTATATCTTTGTTTAATCTCAATATTCTTTTTATCGAAAAATCTAATTATATCTTGTAAAGGAGTTCTTATAAACTTCTCACGTTGTTCTTCTAATAAAGCAGTATCAATTTCACTTTCATCTAGAATCTCTGAAACGTCTTGACCACTTTCAATTTTGTCTCTTAGGTAAGAATATTTACGAACAATGTTAAAATAATATTCATAGTTGCTAAGTTTAGCATCTTCAATTAAACTCAATATCCATTCACTTTCATCAGACATCTCAAAAAATCTTTTATAGGCGACTACTGAATTTTGAGCCATCCAAGATTCAATGTCAGACAATCCAATTTCGTTAGCTCCACCTTCTGCTAGTGCTTCAATAACTTCAAATAGAATTCTATGGTTACGTGTAGCAAAATATTCACCAATAATTGGGTATTGTCTAGACTTAACTAGTTTAGGGTTTAACATTAGACATCCTAATACTTGACAGTTGGCTCTTCTATCTTCGTAACGCTTTAGCACGTCTCTGTTCATTCTCATTAATCCCACAAATCTTCACTCCCAACTAATCTATCTATATCTTTTGTTTCTTTTGGTTTACGTTCTTTTACAATTTGTTTCCCATATACAACTACATCTTTTTGTTCGACTGGTTCATAATCACTAGCTTTCCATTTCTTTTCATAAAATGCTTTAGCTCTAAGTTCCATATATGGAAGAAGTCCTATAGCTCCATATTCATTGTTAACTTGTCTATCCTCTATTACATATGTATAATAGAAAACATCTTCAATCTTATTCCACGTCCAACCTTCATTATCTATTAGTTGATTCGCTTGAACCCACTCTTGCGTAGTAGGAATTCTACCAACTACTTTTTTAAACGTTAAATTAAAGTAGGTTTTATCAACTTCATCCTCACTATATGACGCTTCAAAACATTCTCTATGGTAATATCTATTTCTATACGGTATTGCTTCCTCTTTTGGCAAATATTCTTCACAAATCGGACACTTTACGCCTTTTGCCATATACTATCACCTCCACGTTACTATTATATACATTTCTATGCTTTTTGTCAACTATAAAGTAAAAAGACTAGGAATAATCCTAGTCTTGTTGTAATAATTCTTGCAATTCGTTATAAATACTTTGAATTGTTTGCATTTGTTTTTTACTTAGGTTTTTAATGCTATCTACATTATCTAAATAATTTAATAACACGTTATCTGCATCGTCTCCTAAACCTTTATCGTCACATTCATCTAACATATCGTAAATAGCATCCATTGCATCTTCATAACTTAAATCGAAAGAAGATTCATATTTCTCAACAACTTCTTCAAAGCTAACTAATTCTGCTCCTTCTAATTCTGCTTGTTTTACAATACCATCATAAATTGCTTGTTTAACAATATCTGCATCCCACACTTCAAAATATGTAGGAACTTCTGGGAATCTTGAACGTGCGAAGAATCCAAATGAATCTTCTGTTGGTAGATGTTCAGAAAGGTAAGCACTTGAAGGAACTACTTGTCCAGTTTCTGGGTCTGTACCATTGGATTCAATAAAGAAGGTAAAGTCTGCAACATCACGAATAGGTTTAATAGCACGTTTATCATTTAATAAATCTAAATAACCACTATTTTTATCACTTTCATATGGATGTCCAATACCAATAACAGTGAATCCTACAGATGTTAAAGCATTAAAGAAATAGAACACTTCATTTGCATATGATTCCCATTGTTGTCCATGAGCACCAGCTTGACTAAACTTTTCAACTCCGGCTTGGTCACAGATGTATTTTTTAACTAATAGAGGAATATTATCTAACCCATCAATAATTAATCCAATCGCAACTCCTGCTCTTAGAGCCGCTAATAATTTTTTATTAGTTGTTAATTTACGTGCATGAGCTTTAGCGTCTGCCCAACCACCAGTACGTAAGATTTGTGTACGACCACCTAAAGCATTAGTACCTTGTTCAAGTGGAATTAAGAAAGAGTTGGTAACTAGTTTAGATGCTTGTCTTGTCTTACCAGTATTGTTATCTCCGTAAATAAGAATTACTTTACCTTGTAAATCTGGGTTTAACTTAGCAGTAGTAACGCTATTACCGAAAATATCGTTTGACAATTCTTCAAAATCAAAATCATCTAAATTAAACTCTACTTCTTTTTTGTCTTTACGTGCCATCTTATCAATCTCCTTTATGCTATATAATCCTAGCTTCCGTCTGCTAGAGTGATTAGCCAAATCTCTTTGGCTAATCCATTCTAAAAGACGAAATTATTAATTCCAACTACGTTTACGTCCACTTGCTCGTCCACCAGTTGCTCCTTCGCTATCTCCACCTCTATTAACCCCTCGTGAAGCACGACTTGTAGGAGAACTTTCAGAACTTGCATTAGCTTCTGCTTTTTTCTTTTTGTTTTCAATGTCTACTAAACGTGCATTAATTGCTTCTCGTAAATCATCTAAGTCAAATAAATCTCCATCTGCTCCTAAAATATCAATACCATCAATCATAAACTCTTGTTTGTATGTAGATTTAGTGCTAGTATTTACTGTTTGTCGTCCACGTCCTAAACGTCGTCCACCAGTTTCAGTAGGTTTAGCAGTTTCTGTTGTTTCTACAAACCCATGAATATGTCCGTTAATTTCCCAACTAAAGTCAACTACTCCATTTTCTTCATCTTCTTCAACAATTAACTCTGCCATATCGAATTCTCCTTCATCATCAGAAGACATACCAGCAATTAAATTCATTGGCATAGAACGGACTACGAAGTTATTACGTTCTTCTGAACCATAAGAGTAAGGAACTTGAACTTTTACTTTAACTCGTCCAGTTTCTTCATCATTAACTAGTTCTTCATCAATAGCAGTAATTACTCCACTTACTACGAATACATTTTTAAATTCTTTTTCATCTGAAAAATCTCCATTTTTAGATGGGTCTTTTAAACTAAATTTAGCGAAGCCTAAATCAATTCTAATTCCTTCAACTACAGAACCATCTTTTGCTACATAATAGTTATCATTGAATTTGAAGCTAGGTACACCTTGGTAGTCACCATAGAATGAAATTAAAGGTGTTTCTAATAAGTTGTTTGTTGTTTTAAATTTAGGAACTTCTTTATTAGCCATACTTTCTAAAGCATCTGTTTGAGCAGTAGGGTCTCCATCTTTTTTAAGAGTGAATTCAGATTGAATGTTTACACGAACAATATCATTAGGCGAAGTTCTAACGTCAATATATCCAGTGTAAGAAGTGTATGTATCTCCTTTTTTGAATCTGTCTCCACCATCAAATAGACGTTTTGCTTTAGGGTCTTTTGAAATAAAATAATCTTCAACTGCCCCATTTAATTGAATTACATTTTTAAAATCCTTTACATTCATAGCCATATGTTTTATCTTCCTTTCTATTGTTAACCACTCGGTTACATTACTATTATATACTTTTAACCATTAAATGTCAACTAAATTTCATATTTTGTTTCTAATTCTAGTATATAGTTGGTAGCTTCCATCATAACAATCTCAAATGGGTATTCATCTGTAATTGGCATAATAACTAAATCTGTATGTGGGTCTTCTTTATCATATACTGAAAAGCTACCATAGTATCTTACTACAGTATAGTTATCTTCTTGTAACACTTCTCCTTTTACTAAAGAATCAAGGGAACTCTTTACTTGTGTATTATCATTATCGCTATGACTTTTATCTGGTTTATGTTGTACTACTAATACAACGCATTCTTTAATGAAAGGAGCTTTTATTTTTTGTTTTTTAATACAATATGTTGTATAGTCTGCCATGTGTTGCTTCATATTGTTTTGTTGCACTCTATCATTAACATTCAAGAACTTGTTCCATGAAGGTAATAATCCAGTACGTCTCTTTCCCCATAAGTTCTCAAACGGTGGATGTTTAGCTCTAGGATGGTATTTAAAATATTCATCTGGGTTTTCTTTGTCATATCCAGTAAACCCCTTCAACATTTCTTCATCAAATCGCACTACTATAATCTCTTGTTTGTATTCATTCATAAGACACCTCAATAATATTTCTTTTCTACTAGTTTAATCTCTCTTGTTAACTCAACACCATATTTAGTTTTTAAAAACTTGTCCGTAATCATAGCAACCCTATATAACTCTCCATTAATCTCTACCGTTGAATCTACATAACAATTAATAAGTTCATCTCTAACTGTTAAAAGCACTTGTTTTGCTATGTATTTTGTTTGTTTATACACAATCGCTTCAACAACTCCCATAGCCTACCTCCTAAAATCTGGAAATAACATAGTCTCTACTAATTCCATTTGCTAAAGCATACTTATTAGCTTCTACCTTATTGCTAAAGTTCTTAATAGTTAGAACTCTAAGTATACCGTATCTATTATCCCTCTGATGTTTTGTCTCTAGTACATCACTAATTCCAATAACTAAATACGTTCCATTAAAAGCATCCTCTAGCTCATTAAAATCAATAGTATCATACTCTAATCTAGTTTTTGAATTTATACGTTCGACTAATAAATATTTATTAACGTCAAACTGTTTTGCTTCAATAATTGAATTAGCTTTACGCAACCATACGTTTAGCACTCCAAACATAATTCTAATTTCTTGAATTGCATTGTTTATATCCATTACATCCTCAATAGATTCTATCATGCAAGAGTTTACCACAGACATCTCAAATCTACCACTAATAACTTCAAATTTATTGTAATCCTCCATAAAGCTAAAGAACTGCTCTTTAGAGAATACAAAAGGAACTACCTTAAACAGTTCATCCATAGTATCTTCACATTTAAACATATTATCGTATGTATCATCAATACTTCTAATGGTCTTTTCTCTTAATTCTTTAACAAATTTCATTTCTTCATCAACCGTCATAGATGTCTCTCCTTCAAAGTTCTAATCTGTCCGTCAAAATCAAAGAACTGTAATTCAATAATTAATGTACCATCTCCATTCGTTTTAGAATTGTCTAGTACAAGTTCTTCAAAATATGCTTCTGCTTCTGGTAAACTAATAAACATCTTTTTAGTTTTTGTGATTCTTAAATGTCCCTTACGTTCTTTAGTAAATACTGCATATGAGGTTTTACGTTCTTTCTTCTCTGCCATCTATACCATCCCTTCTCTAGTCATTAACTAGATAAATAGGAGAAGCTAACTTCTCCCATTCTGTCTAATCAATCACTACACTATATGTTACTCCATCTTTACTACAAGTAATCACGTTATCTGTTAAATATGTATCAAATCCTAACTTTCTTAACATATCTATTCTTTTGTTCGCTTCTTTAATATATTCTACAATATCGTTTACTTCACTAGCTACATGAAGCACATGAGTTGGTAGCCATCGTTCTTCTTTTACTGGAATATCTTTTACTTCATTTCCAACTACTTTATCTTCTTCCAACGTATCGACAACAAATTTACCTGAATCAAATCTTGTAAATAAAAGCTCTTCCATTGTTTTGTCTGCATCAAAAGTATACCACCATCCACTTATCCATTTGCCATCTTTTGGTTGGAATCTTAGTTCATCATAATATTTAATTCCTCCATCATCTCTAAAGTAACCATCATTGTCTCTTACTTTCCATCCGAAGTTTTCTTCATTGGTTACCATTAATAGTCTAACTTTATTATCTTCTTCTATTTTACTTCTAACAATACCTGCCACCATTAAACTATATCCATGTCTTTTAAAACACATACCTCGTTCAACATCTTTTACTTTTAAACATGCTAACTCTAATAAGTCTGAATGGAAAGCATAATATTCATCATCTTCTTCAAATCTTACCCATGCTCCATCTGAATTAAAATCATCTCTAATAAAAGAAACAGTATATTCTCCATCACAATAATCATACATTTCGTCAACAATATCATAATCTTTATCTGTGCTATTGTCAAAACGTTTCATAGCTTCTTCACTACAAACCCTTACTTTATCACCTTTACAAAAGTTCATTAAAATCTCCCCTTTATTTTAATTTCACTTATTTACGTTTTTTATTAGTAGGTTCAACTTTTTTAACGAATTTATTCATTTCTGCTCGTACATGAGCTAAGTCTACATCATTTAGTAATAAATCGTTTTTAACTTTTGGTTTGTTACCTCGCATATACATCACTAAATGAGATTCACCATCTTGTGTAATTACTGTAGCAGTTTGACTTCTGCTATCAATTAATAGCTTAGCCTCTTTACCATTTTTCAATACTACTGTTTGCATATGTATCAATCTCCTTTATTGTTTATTTCAATACTATTATATGCGAATACTATTGTAATGTCAACATTAAATCGTAACATTTTAAAGTATTTTCTACTAGTGTAGCAGTTGTTAATACTCCAACCCCTTTAGGTACTGGCGTATAATCTACAAATTTGCGAATCGTATTTTCATCTATATCCCCAACAATTTTACCATCTACACGGTTAATACCAACATCAATAACTAAACTACAAGTGCTTCTCATTGTGAACTTAACATCTTTTGGTTTACCAATAGCTACAATTACTACATCACTTGTGTCAATTAATTGTTGTCTACGCCAATCTTGTGTTTTACTGTGGCACATACTAACTGTAGCGTCACGTTGTAAGCATAATTGAGCCATAGGTTTTCCAAATAAATTAGAACGACCTAGAACGGTAACATGTTTACCACTTAAATCATAACCAATACTATCAATAATAGTCATAACTCCTTGTGGTGTACATGGTACAATACTAGATGTACCTCCAAATAATCTACCTTGGTTAATAGGATTTAATCCATCCACGTCTTTGTAAGGATGTATCATACCAACAATTCTATCTGAATCTAAATGTTTAGGTATTGGTAATTGAACCAAAATTCCTGTTACGTCTTTTCTACGATTTAGAGAATCAATTAATGTTTCTAAATCTTCTTGTTTTACATCACTTGGTGCAGTTATAACTAACGACTTAATTCCTACCTCTTCGCATACCTTTACTTTATTTCGAACATATATTTGACTAGCTTGGTCGTCTCCAACCAGAATGACTGCTAAAGTTAATGAGAGATTACGGTCTGTAATCTCTTTTTTAACTTTATCCTTAACATTTTGAGCTATTGTAACACAATCAATTCTTCCCATTCACGTCATTCCTTCCTATTTTATTCTGAATCACTAATATCTAAGAATTCTTTCATGTAAGGTAATCCCTCTACAAATCTACAAAATAGACCCCATTCTTTATCAAGTTTGTGGTGTTTACGTTGTTGGTATATGTTAATTAGAACTTCATAATTAGTTGAAACAGTTCTCATTTGTAGGTAACTTTCTGGTAATAATTGTTTTGCTCGTCTTAATAAAACTTTTTTGTCTTTAGGACTAGCTACTAAATACTCTTTCCTAATCATATTTAAATGGTCAATAATTGTTTGTAATACCTCTTCATCATCTTCGCAGTAGTAGAAGTTGTCTAAGGTTAAATCTCCTTGTGTTGACAAAATACTATCAAATATATGTGAATATTCTCTAACTTCGTCATCTTTGTTTAATAATTTGTGCATAGTTGAGCATGAATTGGCTACTGTTCCTATTTTATATGTATCAAATTCACTCCAAATATAACGTGGTGCGTAGAAATTAAATTGCACATGTATCATTCGTAAAAATTTACGATGTTCACTACCTCCTTTAATTAATCTTTTACATAAATCTAAATCTCTTTCTCCAATTTCAAATACACGACCGTAGCGTTTATTGTGTTCACCTATTACATAATCAGAATCACTTAATCCCCAACTATTAAGTGGATTTCTCATTCCAAATAAAGCACCCTCAAAACCTCCAACTTCAATCAAACTTATAAACATATTTTCCTCATACTCTGCTGAATAACCTATACCTAAACAATTCATACTCAATCCTCCAATTCAAAAGGTTTAATATAACCAATAGCCAATAAACATCCTACATAATCTGCCCCAACATAATAGATTTCTGTTGTACCATCAATATTATATACAGTCATAGTATAATTGGAACCATCAATCCCCTCAATAATAATTGCTTCTTTAATACTGTAACCATAATATCTTTCCATAATAGCATCTCCTTTACTATTTATTACGTTACTAGTATATTCCAAAAACTCTATTTGTAGACCATTAAAATTTAAAATCTAAGCGATTGTAACTATATACCGTTGTTTTACCGTCTCTCATTAATGAGCATACGTCAGACCATACTATCAAGTACACTCTAGAGGGTTGCTTTTGCTCTAGAATTGGCGTTGTAAACTTCATGGTAAAATTACCAACTTGACTAATATTAATGTCTGTAGCGTCTTTAAATGCGTTTCTGAACTTAGTCATATTACTAAAGTCTTCATTGTTTTCTTTTTCAATTACCATTTTATAAACTCCATCAATATCTAACATTTCTTTAATTACCATTGTATAATCTCAACTCCTTCTTTAGTTAAATCGAACATTAAACTGTTTTTCCATTCAGTTGTAAATCTTACATCCATATAGAAGTCTTTCATTTGGTTAATACTTTCAAACCCTTTAGCTTCTATCTCAATCTTAGGAATAACCGTATGGTCTTCCTTATTTACTATTACTGGTTTTAAGTATGCACCAATAATAACATATTCATATCCTTCTTCTTTTGCTTTAAATGCGTAATTAATAATCAAGTTATTAAATGCTTCAAGTTCTTCTGGATGTGTGTCCAAGAACCTCATAAATAGTTGTTCTTCACTAACCATACTACCATCTCCTATAAATTAAATGCTTGGTACAGTACTATTATATACAATACCAAGCACGTTGTCAACTATTTATTATCTAAAAATTCATCTTCGTCAAAGAAGGAACTTAATACTTCTTCCATTTCTTCACGTAATGCTTCTGCCATTTCCAACTCTTCTTTTAACTGTTTATTAACTTCCATAAGTCTACCAATATCATCACGACTATCGTTAATTGTTTTAGTTAGAAAAGCGTTAGTTCTTTTTAATTTTCTGTTTTCGTTTTTAATTCTCATGTTTTCTCTATTTAAAACAAATACTACTCCAACAAAGCAACAAATTACTACTGCTAATTCAATCATCACTTTACATCTCCCTAGTTCTATCAATAGTATATAACACTAAAAATCTTCCATCTTGAAGTTGAAGCACTTGTAAAATAATAGCCTTCTCACTTTCAACAAAATCATTAATAGTATAATAGTTTAAAAATACTTTTACATAGTTCATAATAATCCTCCTATTTAAGAATATCTTCAATATCAGTATCTTCTGCCAACATCTCTGCTTTAGCAATCTCAACCATATCGTCTGTAACAAATTCAGAACTAATGTCCGTATTAAAAGCAAAATCTGCTTTAAAATCATTTAAACGTGGACATGGGTGACCAACAATATCAACTTCATCAACCACAACTTTAGGCGTATCATCTTTTGAAGCGTTAAATGGAACTGGTTCTAATGCGAAGTATGGAAATAATTGAATTGTTCCATCTTCCATACGTACTTTAATGTAACTTTCATATCCTGCTTGTTCAATAAATCCTACTTTATTAATGTATTCATAATCATTTTCTCCAAATACCATATAATGTTGACCTCTATAACTACAAGAAAATACTAATCCATCTCTTTCACAGTTGCTAATATGTTTCATATTTTTAATTTCTTTCAAATTTTTAACTCTAACTTGCATTCCTTTTCGTAAAAATGTTTCCATTCAAATCATCCCCTGTTTTATTAGTCTATAAATTCATAAGTTTTTAAGAAAATATCATATCTACACGCATAGAATTCTCCATCTACTCCTTCAATAATCATGCTACCAATAGGAGCCGGCATTGTACCTTCTAACGTGTATAAAACTAGTTGTAATTGGTTATCGCTATAATAGAAGGCTCCGTATCCATGTATGAATTCTTCTACTTCATTTCTATTATCTCCAGCCCATCGTACACATCTAATAGCTACTGGACGTTTTCTAGCAACTCTTACCACTACTTCATCACTCCCCTCTCAAAGAATACATAGTCTTTACATTTTCCATCATAAGTATAAAGGCTTACATAGAACGTTTTCTTTTGTTGTTTTAATTTGTTCACGTCCTCTATAATAGGTGTTGTTTCCTCTAGTTTGTAAATATTGTATGTAGTTACATCAAATTGGTTCACAAGTGTTATTACTACTTTCATGTTTCTCAACTCCTTTACACTTCCATTATATACAAAAAGAAGTAGTTTGTCAACTACTTCTTATTTCTTTTTATTAATTTTAAAATCAAGTGTGTAGCAACCATAGAGAGCATTCCAATGGCAATCTGACTAATGTTGGGTAATACATAAGGAGCTAAGAAAAATGCACTAATACCAATAATAGCAACAATTTCATCTCCTTTGTCTGTTGCTTTAATATCACTAATTTTAGCAACTGCTACAGAAGAGAATAAATAAAGTAACAATCCACTTAACGCTTCAATAGGAATAAAATTAATCAATGTTGTAATTGGTGTCACAAAAGACATAGCAATAAACAACAATCCACATACAATAATAGCTCTATAATCAGTATGTTTAGTGGCTCTGGTTAATGCACAACTTTCACTATAAGTCGTCAAGCTCATTCCACCGAATAGACCAGAAATAATAGAAGCTAATCCGTTACCAATAATTACACTGTGAGGCTCATATCCTTTACCAGTAGCGTCTGCAACTAATTTACTATCACCTAATGCTTCTGTAACTAACGCAATAAAAATCAAACTAGCTCCAAAAGTTGTTAGGTTAAATGCTGGTAGAACAAAAGTTGGAATAAACATAGTAGCTACTTTTAATGTTAATCCTTTTGTAAATCCGTGGACAAATGTACCAATTAGCACTCCTAATGGGAAAGAATATCGTTCTAACGATTTAATATTTATAAGCAATGCTATAACAACAACTGTTGCAATACCAGTAATAGGAGCTGTAGAAATCAATCCTACTGCTGTGGCAATCAAGTTTAATGCAATCATTAGTACTGCTAGGTTTAAAATGTGAGGAGTAAATATTTTTAATACATTAGGTTTCCATCTAATCAACAATCCGAACGCTACATACCATAATCCACCTAGAATACTAACTCCTACAATATGGTCTAGCCCAAATACGCTCATAGCAATCATTGTTCCTAACCATGAACCAGAGGTTCCTACTGCAATCGGTGTCCGTCCTCTAGTCATTAAAGTATATACTAGAGTACCAATACCAGTAGTAAACAAAATAACCGGAACACTTAATCCTGCAAGTTGTCCAACTAAGACAGTAGCAGTTAAAACTGTCATCATTTGAAGAAAACCATAATACAAATTATTAGTAATCTGCTTCATTTTATTTTAACTCCTTTCCCATTTCTACAAATTCATCAAGAACATGGGTAGGTTTTTTATCAAGCTCAACGACAACAACTGCCCATGTGCTATTTACTCCTATCGTTCTACTCTCTACTATTTTATAGTCCACAATATACATATCTTTATTATCTTTCAATATCCCATTTAATAAATGAGCAATATCTAGAACATTACATTCAATACACGTAAATCTTTGCATAAAATCCCTCCTATTTACGTAATTTAGCTTTATTTAAAGCTAATAAACGTCTATATGCTTTAGCTTGACCATCTTGTTCTGCAATAATGTTATAAGCGTCTGTTAGTGCATTATTTTGAGACATAATGAACTCATAAATAAGCATACCTTCTTCTGTAGTTAATGGCAACCCTAAGCTCAATTTACGTAAAACTCCAGTAATCAACATTCCATAAGTTCTTTCATCCATTTAAAATCATCCTTTCTTAGCTTTCATAGCTTTCTTCGTTTTTATCTTCACGAATACATATAAATATAGGGAATTGCATACTTAATGAATCATCGTCTTTGTTTCTACTTTCTCCTTTATTTTTAACTGTTACAATTTTACCAATTAATTTATCTTTATGTTTCCAATAATGTTTTCTGAATTCTTGGTTCATACCACTTCCACAGTTAACAGTATGTCCTTTATAGTTAACTGTAATACCACCTAACATTCCTTTAAATTCACCTTCACCTTCGTACACATCTAATACCTTTAAGTCATTAAAGAACCAAGACTTAACTTTTAATAGATTGTTAGTACGTTTAGCTTGGTATGTCGTATCTCTATTTACCATTACCCCTTCAAGTCCTAATCTATCTGTTTCTTCTAGACATTTATTAATAGCTTCTTTACTAAATGCCCCTTGGTAGTAAATAGGAACGATTCTAACGTGTTTTAAACCTTTACTAGTAATAACTTTACCCATCTCTTTTAACATTTCGCTACGAGCTTTATATGAGCTTAGAGACTCACCTAAAGAAAATTCATCTGTTGTCATAAAATCAAAAATAACATATTCAAGGGAACGTTCTGCAATTTCGCTTCTATCATCAGAATTAACAATACTGCAGGTTAATCTAAAATTATCTTCATCTGGAATAGCCATGTTACGGTTTTCACGAATTAATTCCCCATCAAATACAACGTTACCAAAATTAATTCCCATCTCTTCACATAACAAGAATAAGTCGTTTTTAATATGTGTCATACCGTTAATTTCATGTCCAGTTCGTGTATGGAATTTACTTCCAATACAAGCACAACGAACTCCATTTAACTTTAATGAAACACTAATCCATTCATTTCTTTTAAAGCTCACCCATTTGTACTCTCCAGTTTTACTATCTTTCTTTTTAATAGGGTTTGCCAAAGCTACATCAAATGTTGGAATTAAGTTTGGAATGGCTTTATTAATTGACTTAGCGTCCATATGTACTCCTAAATCTTTTAACAACATTCCTCTAACCAAATCTTTATATTCACTAGGTACGTTAAAAGCAATATAGCTTTTAACTTTATTTCGTAATTGAGTATTAATGTTACTTTCTGCTAAAGTCCCACATAATACGAATGGCGAAATATCCTCTGCGTTGTTAGGACTAGCTACTGCTTTATCTAATCCACTCTTAGTAATTTTATATTTTAATAGTGGGTTATAAGTAAAATAAAACAAATTACGAACTACTCTGTTTCCTTTATATTCTTCTAGAATTGACTTCTTTTCATTGCTACTGTTTGTTGCTCTTAATCGTGTTACACATTCCAAACAAACTGCAAATTCAGACCAATTCATTTATTATTCCCCCTTATTAGTTAACATACCTAATGTATCATAAACATGTTTTGTGAAATTCAAAATTAAATCTTTATCTAATGCTTCAACAAACTCTTGTGAGTTAACACCCATACTTTCTACTAAATCTACATTAAACTCTAAATTAGAGCCTAAAGTACCATCTTCTAACTCAACTAGTTGTAGAACCAACACGTCAACTCTTCCTTTAACTTCATTCTCCATCTTCTTTGTCTCCTTCCACTTTAACGTTACCTTCTTTTACATCTTCAATATCAACATTTAATACATCTGCAATACGTTCTGCTAATTCATCTAATTCTTCTTCACTCATGTTTACTACTTCATCTTTAAACTCTTTCAATGCTTTCTCTGTTTTTAACTTACGCATTTCCTCTTTTACTCGTTTACGTCTCCAACGACTTGCCGCATTACTCATATGTACCATTCCTTTCTTTTGTCTGTTACAATCCTATTATATACGCTTAGTTGCTATTTGTCAACCAATAAAAAATAAAAAGTAAGCAATTTGCTTACTTAATATCTATATGAACCATTCATCTTCATTCCACTCATAATCCCATTCATACTCTTCTTCTTCTTCTACTTCTATATTCTCCCATTCTTTCGATAACAAACTAGAATCTTCTTCAAGAATCTCTCCATTATCACTATATCTAAATACCTTATCGTCTTCATCATAATAGATATATAGGGATTGCCAACCTTTAAGTCGGCTAATCCCACCTCTAATCATGTGAGACTTGGCTTCTTCCCAAGTGTTCCACATGTTATTTACCTCCTTTAACAATATATGCAATCATGCTATCGCTATAAGTCCAATCTTGGTCTTTTACTTTATATAATTTAGAGTTGTTAATTAAAGAACCATCTGTTACACTAACAACTTCTAATCCTTTACCACAAGATTCTGCCATTTCATCTGTGAAATAAATACCACAGTCCATAACAGAAATAACCCCATCTAAATCTATAACATAATTACTATCTTGTTTAATACTATCTAAATCTTTAATAACAATAATATCTCCAACTTCAACATCATTCGTACAAGTAGAAATAGAAGGTGAACTTAACATTTCTTTAACCAATAACATTGTTCTCTCTAAATCTTCTACATCCATGGTAGCAAATCCATCATAGTTACCACAACAATCGCAACTGCAACAAATACAATCTTCGCAACCATGAGGAGTAATTTCTGGTGTGTGAATGGTGTATCGTGCAACCAATTTATCTCCAAAACAATCTTTATCAACTGTTTTATGCCATTGGCTAAAAGGTACATCTTTTAAATCATCTAGTGCAATAGTTGGTTTTAAATGTTTAACATCTTCTTTTTTATCTTCATTTTGTCTCATAGGTTCATCTGTCATTTCTTTTAGTTTATCCCAAATTTCATCGTATTCATAAAATCCTTTTCCATCTGTCAAGTCTAAACACACACCGTAAACGTAAGCATTACATCCCCAAGAACGTCTATCTCCGACCTCAGGTGCATCGTGACGACGTACATCTTGCATATGTGGCATTACAAATTTACGTGGATGTTCTTCGTAAAACTTTTTAATAGCATTAATTTTACCTCTATCACTTAAATCTTCATTGTTTAAAATATCATCAATAATATCATACATCATATTAAACATATAAATTTGACCTAATTCGGTAATTGTTCCTAAAGCAGAAGGGTCTGGCTCAATCATAATAACATCTGAATATAGAATGGCGTTAGTATCTGCCACCACAATACGTTCTGCTAACCCTGTATCATTTTTATTAGCTTGTTTATCATTAATATCTTTATTGTCCATAGGGTTATACAATTTTACTCCAATTTCTTCTGCTTTTTCACGTTCCATTGTTCTTTGTAATTGTGAACCATAGTTTAGCATATGCCCACCAATATATAGAGATTTAATACCTTTGCCAGTTGTTTTTTTATTTTCCATTTATACCATCCTCTTCTTTTAATTTTAAATATTCGTCATAATACATTCATCTAAGTTTTTCACCTGTTATTGGGTGAACACCATAATGTTTTTGTTCTCCCTTACATACTTTTCCAATACCACTACGTGAGCAATGACACCGTTCACTAGCTTCTGTTGAAGCTCCAAACACTTCACCAGTATTTATACATATTATAGCTCTTGTACAAGGGTTATTCCCTCCACGTTGTCTATTACCCTTACCATACATAGGATTGCTTTCTCCTTTAAATCTTTCACTTGCTTCTTGTCTACATTTGTCATACAGTCCCATTCCAATAGCATATTGAATGTTATGCTCTCGTGTACACCACTCTAAGTTTTCAACGGAGTTGTTATGTTTATTACCATCTATATGATTGACATCTGTGGTTACACCCTCAATGTAACTATCATGTAGAAAAGTGAAAGCAACTATTCTATGTACCAATCTTCTTTTTGCACCATGTTTAGCGTTTCCTCGTGGGTAAAGATTAACTCTTAAATACCCACCTTTTATCTCATGAGGTTTTACTATTTGCCCAGTATCGTTATTTCTTATCCTACCTAATGACGACACTGCGTATTTATCTCCATAGTCGTCAATCGTTACTATTCTCCATACTTCTTCCAAATTATCACCCTCCTTTATCATTGTTTACATTACCATTATATGCACTTAATACCATTTTGTCAACTATATTATTCAACATAGTCATCATAAATCATTATCTCATATCTAGACATCCATGGTCTTTCTTCATAATACGAATCATCGTGTACAACATCATATCCCATTATAACATCAAATTCCAATACTTTAATTAATCTATTTAAATCTTTCAATGAATTAAGATGGATGTAATAGCTATGGTGTTCATTCTTTGTTCCTTTTTCCTCTACACATCTATCAACTTGGAACTCTTTTAAACAAGGGTATTTACGAACCAAATCAATTTTATTATAGTAAAGACAAGATGCACAATTAATTTTATATCTCATACTAACAACTCCTCTTCTTTGTTATCTTTTACAATCCTATTATATGAGACTTGCTATAAATTGTCAACAAAAAAGAGAAGATTTTCATCTTCTCTTAACTAAATTTTGTTTCTTCAAATGACGTGGAACCAATAAACTCATACCATTGTTCTTGTGTATTATTACCATTTCCATACTTTAAGTGAAACTGTCTATGTAAATATTTAGTAATTACCACATAATTTGAACAATCTTTATGCCAACTTTCAATATAATTTATTAACATGTTTAATTCATTTTCTGAATATAGGTTTACTTCTTTTTTATACTCTATTTTTAAACTATAATTAGCATCTTCTACTAATAAATTAAAAGACCTAATATGATGTATGTTTAACGAACTCCCTACTGCACCGGTTATTTGACAGGTGTAGTTATTATCTTCTAAAACTTTTTTCTTCCAAGATTTTGTACATATTAGACTTCTTATGTATTCATTAATAGAATTCGCTCCTCCTTTCCATCTACTGCTATTTTCTCTACTATGCTCTAATTTAAACTTTGTTCTTTCTTCTTCTGTCTTATTAGCCCAAGTGTTGCTTATATTATCTTTTCTTTTTTGTTTTTCTTCTTCACTCATATTGTTCATAGACTCTACTATAGCATGTTTAAAACTACTCATAAATTGCTCGTCGTTTTTACGTTTATCCCACTGTCTTTTGTTTACATCACTCATTTTCTTTTTAAAGTCGTTTAATTGTTCATAATCCATATTCTGAAAACGTTGTTTTGTTGTTTTACTCATTTCCTCTTGGGAACATAGTAGGCATTTTGGATGGTCTTTGTAAGAATTATATGTGACTTCCCTAATTCCGTGTTTACAGTTATAGTCAATTAATGTCTTTGTCTTATAGTTTACATAGTATCCAACTAAAACATGACCATTAGAGTTTAATAAGTTAATCAACTTTACAAAACTTTGCTTACTCTTTTTGGTGTCGCTTCCTTTATACTTCTCTTTTAAATCTTCCGGTAAATCATCAAACTCTTCATACTTTTTTAAGTTGCACAACGGTATCTTCTCCTTTTCCTTCTATATGGAACCAAATATTATTATCCATATTATAATCTATAATAATATATAGTCCCCTTATAGAATTATTTTTAATTAGTGCTAAATGTTGTGCTCCATAAACTTCATTAGACAGACATTCGTAAAATTCTTTGCTCATTATTATACGAGTAGGTGCATAGTGAAATTTAATAGTAAATTTATAACACATGTTGTCCACCAAATGCCAATACATAACAATATCACCTCCTTAAAGGTTTAGGTATTGTTCAATAACTTCCGTGCTATGTTGTGAATCGTTTGTATCTATTACACAATCAACCCAATCTTCATACCCTTTGAAAGCAACATTATCATCATCATCAATACGTCTAATACATTCCTTTACTACTTTGTAGTTCAATTCATCTCTAGACAAATATCGTTGAACACGTAAATCTCTATCAACGTTTAAGTAGAATCCAACACATCTGTCTCCATATATCGCTTTAAATTCTTTAAAGCCTTTTAAGTCTACTATCATAATTATATTACCACGTCTAAGTTTACTATCAATTTCTTCAACAGTATAACCGTAATACCAATATTCTAGAGTATTGCCATCTCCAATAACTTCATAAACTCTAGTTTCAATGAATTCTCCATTATCATACATTGCATGAAACATAGCTTCATCTATAAAGTAATATTCATTTCCAGTTTCATTGGCTCTCATTGGTCTAGTTGTGTGGCTAGTAGCTTCTACAAGTTCTGGATGTCTTTCCACTAATAAACTCCTAACAGTATCTTTGCCAACACAAGCTCCACCTAAAATACATATCAATTTATTCATACTATTAGCCTCCTTCAATACTATTATATACTAACGCCTATTATTTGTCAACGTCTTTCATAGCAGAATATATAGAATATATGTAAGCAATAAATACAATAATTCCACTAATAAGTGTAATATTATCCATACATAAATTAATTAACCATTCCAATTAAAACACCCCTTTTAATATATAACCTCAATATCTCTTCCATAATCTCTAAATACACTCTCTGCCAGATGTAATCTATAGTCCATCTGCTTTACTGTTGGAACACTGTCATCTGAATGTTTATATTCTAACCCCAATTCATGCCACTTATCTTCGCCCATATTGTGGAATGGCAACAAATCAAATCTTGTTACCGTTTTTAAGTTTTCTGCTATATCCTTACAAATATAAACAAAATCAATATCTCCATTAGAATCTGTATTTGTTCCGTTAATCAGTACGTGTCTAATCCACATCTCTGTTCCACTATCGCTCATAATTTGCATAGCTTCTTTAATTCTATAATTACTTCTAAGAGTTAGATGTACGTGTCTATCATTATTAAAAGCCTTATAATCCATTAACACTAAATCAACATACTTCAATAACTCTTGCAACTTGCTCATATCCTCTAGTCTCATATATCCACATGTATCAATAGTAACCGTATATCCATTTTCCTTAGCAAGTCTAGCAGTTTCAATACACCAATCAATGTGAAGTAATGGCTCTCCACCACATAAGGTTAATCCACCTTTATTTGGTAGATAGAAGTCTCTATATTGGTTCATATTGTCAATTACATCTTGTGGCGACATCTCAAATTCAAATTTACCACATGCACAATCTATGTTTGCACAATAACTACACTTCATAGAACAGTTAGCGAGGAATACTATATAACGTATTCCCCAACCATCATCACATCCGAACGTTTCAATACTATGTACTTTAGCTTTCATATTATCATCTCCCAATAACATTATATGCTATCTTCTTTTAAATGTCAATGTTTTGTGAACAATTTTTGTAGGTTCATATTTCATGGCTTTGTATATAGCACTAAGAACAGAACCAAACCCTACACTTAACACTATAGTGAAGATTGTAACTGGTGCTCCACCAATTAAACCAATTAACATAAACATTATTTCTTCTATTGTTCTTATGAAACCTACTCCTTTACCAGTTTGTTTCATTAAAGCTCTCATTAAACTATTACTAGCAGGTTCACCTAACCCTTGTTTACCAATTATAGCCCATCCAATAGGAAGAAGTAAGATTCCTAATACCGTGAATTTACTTTGTGGAATAAATAATAAGAAACCATCAATTAAGAATCCACCAATAATAGCGTTAATAATCGTTGCTATACCTATTTTTTCACCTCTATATACAGAATAAGCTATCATAAACACCTCCACCAACATATTAGCCAATCCAAATGAGATTCCAAATATGTTGCTTATTGCCATATTACAAGCGGTAACTGGAAACACTCCCATCCCACAAGCTATAACCATAGAAATACCTAAACTAGCAATCACTTGACCAACCATTAATCTTATACACTTCATTATATTCATCCCCCTCAACTTTTATACCATATACTATGAGGGAAATAAAAAATAGGATGGGCTAACATCCTATTTTTATGTATATTTACTATTTTTAATGTCCAGTTTTAGGTTATTTCTTATTTAGAAATTAAATTATATTGTTTTACTATTGCTTCAATTACTGCTTCTGCATAATCATTAGCATATTTCTCTGTCATCATGTATTGTACATCTTCTTCATTAAACATATTAATTCCTTCCGCTAATACTGATGGAATCCCTTGTTTAGTCATTTCCCTAGGAATAAATAAATTTAATTCATTTGCACTTTTAGACATACGGTTATTTCTTCCCATGTTTCTAGCCATATTCTCTGTAATTTTGTCTGCTAATCTTCTACTTTCTTCATCAAAATGGTAGAATGTTTCTGTTCCACTAATATTATTAGGAGCAGTACCTCCAAATGCGTTTTGGTGAATACTAATATGTAAATCAGACTTGGCTTCTACTGCCCTATTAACACGTTCTCTAAGTCCAACATCTGTTTGTCCAGTAATATCGTCTACACGAATGACATCTACATTATATCTACTTTCAAGTCCTTCTTCAATCTTTTTAGCTACTCTATCATTAATCTGCCATTCTCTAAACGAATCATCATACGCTCTCTTTCCACTAGTATTAAATCCATGACCTGCATCTATAGTTAAAGTTTGTTTTCCATCATGGTTTGTATCTAAATAATAGCCACTATCTGCGTGAACTACAGTATGGTATAAACTACTAATCATTCCCCAGACTAGAAATACTATAAACATAATACCTAAAGCATTAATAAAATATCTAAATCGTTTGCTCATTGTATATTTAGTTTTAAACTTATTTAATGCTTTTCCCAATAGTTCACAATATTTCCAATATAATTTAATACTCCATTCCCATAAATCATCCAATGTTTGTTTTAGCTTTTCTAAAGCTCCTTGTTTTGTTAATACTCTCATAATCCTTTCTCACCCTATTTTACTATTAACTCAATGTCAACACCAAAATTATTCCCAGTCTCTATTAAATAATTAATTAAAGAGCTTTTTGCTTCTTGCATTGAGTTCTTATCACTTAATATTTGCTCTCTTACGCTCTTAATCATTTGTTTTTCTAGCACAATTTTTTCATCTTCACTGAACCCTTGTCCAAAAATACTACGCCCCATAATACAATTTTTATTTACAATTTCTACACTTGTGACTTCAATATCGTCTTGGTCTACAATAACTGTAAGACCTTTATCTGTTTGAATAAAAGTAATATCATCTGTTTTAATAGACACCTTAGCATTATATTCAACTGTTACATCAATCGTGCTAGTTGTTAACCATTTGTTCCAACTATCTGCATGTTTTTCAATTTTAATATTGCTCATGCCATTCTCTGTTGTCAAAATCAATTCTGTTTGTTGCTCTACTGTTTCAACAAAACGTTCCGCCTTTAAGTTATGTCCTAGACCTTTTTCGGCTATGATTTGATTTTGCATACTTTTTGTGAATTGTTGTGCGTTGTCGATGTTGGCATTATAATTTCCTAATAAATAAGCACCTCCTACAGTCGCCCCAACTACACCGACTACTACTGCTTTTGTTTTAATACTGCTCATTTTATTTTCCCATCCTTCCATCTACATACCACCAATTCCTATTTAGTAGCATGTTTGAATGAAGGATGGGATGATAAAGGCACTATTAAGTGCCTATTCTTCTAACATATCTGCATAGTGTTTTGCTTTATCTTCTGCTTCTTCTATTTCTTTTTTTAGTGTTTCTAGTTTATCTGTAATATCTTCAAATTGTTCATATAATACTTCATATTCTTTAATTTTATTACTAGTTACTTCCATCCAATGTAGAGCCATGTAGGCAGTTTTAGACACTTCATCAATAAAATCTCCATCTTTTGTTACTAAACTTTTTTTAACATCACTTAACATTTTAAAACTTCCCTTCTTTAATTAGGTTTTCTGCTACTTCTTTAACATCAAATACACATAATTTTTTAAAACTTGTTATCGCATAAGCAGATTGTTTTAATTCTTTGTATGTTCTCATGGCTTCCTTAAATGAACAGAAGTGTAATGTCATTTCCTTATTATACCACTCATATTTAATTTCCCACATTACATCTACTCTTTCCATCTTATCACTCCTTATTTTCTAAACATTCATTCCATAACTCAATTACATCAAGACTATCATCATATAATTCTAATCTTAATGTATCATGTTTGTCAGACGATTGGTTTGTAAAAGCAGTAACCACTACACCGTTACACAATTCAACTACCACACATACATCTTTACATGTTCCTTCTTTACGTAATCTTAGTAATACACGAAATGAATTATCAATAATATGTACTTCAATAAGTTCCCCACGTTCTATTGTATTAACTACATCATCAAGTGTTATGTATTTTTGTCTTAATCTTTCATGTAAGTGGTATGGCATTGTAAAGCGTCCGAGTTCAATATTAATATACAACAAATCTTTAATAAAAGTAAATTCTCTTGCAGTTAAATCTTTCCCTAACTTACGAATATCTCTCCATGGTTCCCTTTTAGCCATAAAATCACCCTTTATTTAAGATTGAAAGGAAAAGTGTTTGGTTAAGTTTATCATCAATAGGTTCATGGGTTCTTAACATATGGTAGTATAAATCATAACTTTCTCTCAACCATTTTACAATCTCTTCTATATCTCTAGTAAATCTATAAACATCAATTTCTTCTATTTGCTCCATTTCTATTAGACTTTTTAACTTATCTAAGTATTCTTCTAATCTAAAATATACATCTGTTAGTTGTTCATATACTCTCTTATGTGAGAACCCTCCATCTAACAATCTAATAATTATAGTTCTAGCTCTTTTCTTTTCTATGCTACCTTCAACAATGGCAATCTTCGCATTCTCAACTAAGTTGTCTCCCATTATCAATCATCTCCTTTTAATATAGTATAAATTAGCATGGTAGTAAACATGAATAATATAATGTATAACACCTTTAACACTTCCTTTCTCTACTATTATATACCAATGGTTGGCAAATGTCAACTTTATTTTAAACTTATTTTTAGGCGTTTTAAGACGTTTTAATTTCACCCCTAACAACTAGTCAAGGTGAGGATTAAAGCCCCTTAGAGGGGCTAAAAGTTGGTTATTTTGCTTCTTCCCATACTGTTCCATCGTAATACCCAATCACTTCTTCTTGGTAGGTTTTGACTTCCATAATTAATTTAACATCTTGTAAATTATGGTTATCTAATATTTCTTTAGCATAGTCATAAGTCATAACTGGTGTACTTACATCATATCCAAATTTAATATCTTCTTCTTTTGTAAAACTTGTACGTTTTGCACAATAAGAACTCATTACAATAATATTTTCATCATAATTAAAGACTTTAACTAGGTCATCTAAAACCTCTACAGCGAACCCAAATTCTTCAAGTCTTTCTTCTTCTGTAATAAATGCTTGTGTTTCTCCAGTTAAACTTTCAACTTGGTCTTGTAAAGAATTGCCTTGACTACAACCTACTAATAAAGCTCCACATAATACCATAATACCTAAGAATTGTTTTCTCATAATATCATCCTCACTTTTTATTTTATCTATCTTACACTAATAATATATGCAGTAAGTAAAAAAAGTATACATATAAATGTACACTTTTTTAAAATCTACAGAACATATCATTTCTATTTAATCCTTTAGTTTGCATAACAAACATTTGAGCTTCTACCTTACTAGGAAAACTATGTAGCATATATGCTTCTCCTACTTTTTCTGCTACAATCCAAGGGTTGCTATTTGTAGCTTCCTCTAAAATATTATCATAATAAAAGTTCACAACTTCATCTCCATATCTAGCCCAGATAGTGTCGAGTAAAGGAATAATATGGTCATTATAAATATCTTGACTATCCATTCTTTCTTGAATCATTAGAGAGATATCGTTAATACTAATAAAATATGGGTCTAGCATTTTTAAAGCTCCATCAATAACTAGATGGCGTAGTGTTACACTTAATAAATCTTCTTTATCGTAGTAAGCGTTCATGCTTTCTAATACAACTTCTGCTTGTTCTAAAAATAAATTAGTCACCTCTACATATTCATCATACTCTTCTTTGTTTAATGAGAGAATAGTAGCAACGTGAGTAACTAATTTAGGAATGCTATTAACATACGCTTCAATTACCTTGCGTGTTTCTTCAACCCCTCTTTCAATTTGTTCAATCTTACTATCCATTTTACCTAATTCTTCTAACATACCTTCATCTTCAACATAAATAATACTCATACAATCGTCTCCTTTCATACTCATACTACTATTATATGCTAGTAGTGGATAAAAGTCAACTATTTAAGTTGACTTTTCATAAAATCTTCGTTATGCACATCATATTTAAATTCTACAGTACCATCCATTTCTAATACTTTAGCTTCAATTTCTTTAAGGTCTACTTTAAAGAATTCTTTTTTATTGTTTACTTTGTTAACACGTTTATCATTGAAGTATTTATGTAATTCATTTTCAACTGCGAAGGCATCTTCTGTGAACATTAAGGCGTGAACATTGAATTTGAATGGAACACTAGCACTACCTAATTCATTAATTCTTTCATAAGGGTCTAGTCGTCTTGTTGTTCCAATTTTATAAACATTTTCGTCAAAAGCGTCATTACTAATAATATAAACCCAACCGGCTCTAGTGCGAACGTTAGCATATTCGTCTAATTCATCTGCTTCTTTATCTATGCTGTTCACTTTGGCTTCTAATTCTGCAATTCTATCTAACAAGTCTTGTGTTTGTTGTTTTTGTTTAGCTAATCGTGCCATTTCTTTTAGGTATTGGGCTTTCTCTTTTAATAGTTTTTCTTTTTGTTTTTGAATTTCTTTTTCAACTTTCTCTTGTTCACGTAACTCTTCTCTACGTTTAGCTTCAAGTTCTTTTTCGTATGCCACCATCATAGTATGTTCATAAATTAATCTAGCTTGTAGTTTTTTAGCTTCTAAGTATTCTTCTTGTAATACTACATCTTGAACTTTATTTAAACGGTTAATAGTTCTGTATGAGCGTTCTAGTTTTTCAATAACTGTGTTAATATTTGAGCGTGTGTTTATTTTATACATAATTTCATTACACTCTAGATTGAAAAGTCTTAATGCTAGTTTAACGTTATCTTTATTTTGTTTTTCACCTTTAGCTTTAGACCCAGCCACAATCCATTCTGTATTGGCTTTACAGGCTCTACCTAATTTTATCATTAATTCTTGACATTCTATACATTTTTTAATGTGTTTTTTATATTCTTCACTATCTTCATATTCAAAAAATAGTTCTGCACTATCAATATATATACCACAATCTTCTAAAAACTCTCTATCACCTATACGTCCTTCTAACTCTTTAATTACTTCTTCATATTCTTTAATTACTTCTTCATATGTTACTTTTTGACTTTCTAGCTCTTTAGAATGTTTGTCAAGTAATTCAATAATCTCTCTATCTTTTGCTCCTATTTGCATACGAATATTTGTCATACGTTCTGTAATATTGCGTCCCATTTTATCCATTTTAATTCTGAATTCGCTTTGTTCCATACAGACGCTACTTTTATTAGCAAGTTCTACATCTTTGTTAGCCAAGTCTAATTCCATTTTAACTAGTTTATCTTTTGCTTCCTCTAATTCTGAATTTACTTTATTATTGTTGGTTCTTAAATCAATGTTTTCTTGACGTAAATCATTTAAGTTGCTATGTAGTTCATTAACATGAGAATTTAATTCTTTATTTGTATGTTCTAAATCTTTATTTGTATGTTCTAAATCTTCAATAAACCATTGTAGGTTTTTAATCTCTTCCTCTTTAGCTTCTAATTTACTTTTCAACTCTTTATCATTGCTAAACCATCCCATACTAACATCTCCCTCATTCTTTATTTGTTATTTATATTATATCATATGCTTCAAATAAAAAAGATGACAATTATTTGTCATCTTAATCTACAATCACAAATCTTTTTTTAGACATCTCCCATGTTCTTTTATCGTCACAATAAATGTAGTAACTATCTCCTAGAGCACCTTTCTTCAATACTTTATAAATCTTGCCGACGGTCAGTTGTCCCTCTTGGTTGTCATTATTAATACACTTAACTTTCATCTTGCTTATTATCTCCTTTTTATTCTAATTCGGCTAGAATACTGTCAATAAAGACAATTTCTTTTTTCGCCATTTTAATTTTAGCATTCAACTCTGCCAATTCTTCACGAACAGTGAAAGGATTTTCAGTAGCTCGTCCACCGATGGCATACATAGATTCAAAAATTTGGTCAATGCGTTCTTGCAAACGTTGAATTCTATTTTGTTGGAATTCTCTTTCACCTTTTAACATTCTCACTGCATTTTCTAAGTTTTCTTTCATCATTTTTATTATCCCCTTTCAATTTGTCTTACAGTGTAGTATATGTAAGACTGATAGAAAGTTGACTATTTTAAGTCAACTTTATTTACTTTTTAATCTTTATTATTACCGAATAAGAAATCCATTATGTCTTCAACTATATCATCTAACAACCCATCACCTGCATGTTTTAGAAAATCATCAATAACTTTTACAAATGAATTTTTCATATTATCAACACCTTTCCTTATAGTTAGATATAAGACCTATTTTAATAGGTCTTTTAATACTTCACACCAACGTTGTTGTCCAGTATAGTTAACACTAATCGGTGAGTTAATACCTTCTTTTAAATAACGACTATCGTATGTGAATCCTTGTTCAACATCTTCTGCACTGAATCCATATTGGCGACCATTAATGAACCATACATATTTACCATTTACTGGTTTACAAATACGAATATAATCTGAACCTTTGCGAACACGAACTTCATCATAATATTCTAAAGTGGTTAATACTGTATCAATTGTAGAATTGGAAGGTAATTGTTTATATTGTTTATTCATTGTCATTTCATTTAAAACTTTTAATAACTCACTATGTTCTTTCTCATTAACTGCTTTACCACTCATGCGTTTTGAATTTAATTTATTAGCCATCCTAATCAATCTCCCTTCAAATCATTTACAATATATTGTATGCTCTAGGTGAAGAAAAGTTGACTGTTTTTTTAATTAAATTTCATATGTTGGAATATAAATATCTAGCATATCCTCTACTTGCTCAATTACTTCATGGTTATTGTCTACTGGTCTAACAGTAGCAATAGATTCACTATGTAATCCTAATAAATATCCTAACAATTCAATCCATAACATGCTAATCACTTCCTTACTTATTTTGTGCTACTTGCTACTCTTATATTATAGCAAATGATAAAGGGTTTTTAAACCCTTATTTACGCAATTTGTTCATAAGCAACATTTGTTACCTCACCAGTATAGTAATCAAATTTAACTTGGTATAAATATTTTAATGTCATACCTAATCCATTTTGACAAGACATTTCACCTTGAATTAATACTTCTGAACCTCTTCGTTGAGCAAAGTTTTTAGTAGTTAACCAAGGGAATTTAACTGTTCCTGGGTTTTGTGCCATGTTTGTCATTACTTGTTCTGCATACATTCTAAAGTTAGCTTCTTCTTCATCTGTTAGAACTGTTTCTGCATAACTAATAATTAATCCACCGTTATCTCTATTATATAGTTTTACATCTCCACTGTTAGCTAAATAAATATCTCCTTCTGCAATAGTTAACAATACTGAAATTCCTTCATCAAGCCAACCCTCACCTTGAGAAATATTAACTTTAAATGTACCAGAACCATCATGAATATTAGAAATATCATATAATTCAATAATATAATCATCATTACCACTAATTTGTTTTAAGGTATCAATAACTTGTTCGACCTTTTCTTGTGGAACTCCAACTTCTAAAAACTGTTCTTCCATTGTTTTTGGCTTTTCTTGTTCTTCTTCTTCAATTAGTTGTTCTAATTTATCAATAGAATCTTGTTCTTGTTGTTTTTGTTGTTCTTCTTGTACTACTTTATTTTCTTCTTTTACTTCCTCAACATCTGTATCAGTACAACCACCCAAAATACCTAAAACAATAATCCCACCAACAAGCATTTTAGCTACTTTTCCCATTCAACATCTCTCCATTCACTATGTATATTAGCCTTACATTACCATTATATGCAAGACTTGATAGAAAGATACCTATTAAAAGTATCTTTTAATTATTTTTTAATTGTTCATATTCTTCATGAATTGTATTTACAATACGTTCACAGAATTCTAAGCGTTCAATAATGTTAATAGTTTTTAATCCGTTATATCTATGTTCCCATTCATGTTTCAACTGTTTACGTTCACGGTCTAGCTTTTCTAATTCAATAACGTATTTATTATATCCTAGTTTTAAATAAATATATTCTGCTTCACGTTTAACTTGTTTAATAAATAATTCATTATTTAATTTTAAAACTCGTTTACCAAAATCTAAACTATTAACTACTTTACCTTTATTATATCCTCTATCCCAACCTTCTTTACAACTTTTTTTAATTTCATCCCATAATCCCATATTAACATCTCCTTCTCTTTATTTATCTTACATTATATACTATGTAAGGCTTGATAAGAAGATGACAACTTTCTGTCATCTTTTTATTCCTTGTCTACTCCAAGTTTCGCAAGTCTGTCTACATAATCGTTCCATTTGTTACCACTATGTCCGTCAACATGAACGAACGTTATGTCTAGTGGACTATCATCCATAAACTCTTTATAGTGTCTTGTAAGCTCTTGTTTACACTTCCAGTTACCTAATACCCACTCACTAATTCCAATGTAGTCATGGTGTATTTCTAGCTCTTTAATGCCATGTTCTTCACAATATAGTACTAACTCTACTACTGCGTATATCTCTCCACCAACGTTTCTTTGTTCTTTATATTCATTATAACTTCCATAATCCTCATATACTATTGTATCGTCATCTAATAGAACATAGCTCCATCCTACACCATAGTCTCCATTTGCTTTCTTTTTATATGAGCCATCGGTATAAGCAATCACACTATCATCTCCCCTTATTTAAAAATGATAAAGAGTGGGTTATTTTAAACGCCACTCGTCAACATCTACATCACCATCTGTATCATTATTATGTACTTTATTATGTTGTTCCCATTTAATAAAATCTTGTTCATCTTTTTCTAACATGCGACCAACTGCATATACAATTCCAAATAAAGTGAAGTATAAAACTGAACTAATCACAATAATTTCTAATAAATATAACATAATATCTACCCTTTCTCTCCCTCACTCAATATAGTTTATGTGAGGTGATAGAAGATTATGACTATAATCAGTCATAATCTTGAACGTCTAAAGAAGAAATAATGTTACCACATACTTCTAATCCTACATCCTCTAGAGCTTCATTTATAATTAAAGATTCAAGCAACCCTAATAAAACTTTATCTTCAATATCTTCAACAATATCTACAGTTAGAATATCATGTTTATGTAGTTTAAATTGGCGTTCGTCCAAGTCGTCATAATTATGGTCTGTTAAAACAGTATCGAAATTTTTATATAATCTATTAAGAACAAGTAACTTAGTCATAGCTTCCATGCCTACTTCATTATCCATATTGACTTCTACCATTTTTAATAATTGTTTATCTTTAATAAATCCTTCAAGAATCATGCACAATACATATAATTCCTCAATAGTGAACATAACTTCTTTGGTATTCATATTATCAATCCCCTCTCTGTTTTCCTCACATTATAGTTATATGCAAGGTGATAGAAAAGATGACAACTATTTTTATTTAATTGTCATCTTTATGTACGTTATTTGCCTTTAATAATGTCTTTTAATTCTTTAATTGCTTTTTCTACTTCTCCTAATGAGTTCATAGCTTCGTTTAAGACTTTTTGAGCTTCTGCTTCTGCTTCGTAGCTTTCTGCTTGTAACATATTTAGCATAGCTCCAACAACGTTCATACATTTAACTACACGTAAGCTATAACCTTGCAATAAATTTAAGACTGCACGTACTTTATCGAAGAATTTATTCATCTTGTTCACCACCTTTCAATCGTGTGGTAAATTCATTTAGACTATTTAATTCTAAATTTAAAGCTCTTAACATCACTCTGCTATTATGTAGTTTATCAACAATAACATCAACATTATATCCACTTGGTGTATTGTCAATTACGTTTTTTAAATGCTCAACTTCAACTGTATGAATGTCAATCATATCTTTAACATATGCTTTTCGTCTTTCAATAGCTTCAATCGTTTTATCTAAATTATTAACTTTAATTTCATTACTCATATTATCTTCTCCCTTCATCCTTTACAATACTATTATATGCTACACTTACTAGTTTGTCAACATTTATTTTTATAAAGCTAAACTTTTTTGAATTGCTTTTTTAATTAGTTTTATCTCTATAGATGTTAGTACTCCCATTACACGTTTAATAGATGTTCTGTTAATAGTAGTTATCTGCTCTGCTAAGAATGTACTAGTCATGCTTATGCCAGATTCTATACTAGGGTATAGTTCAACATGCGTTGGTAATGGGCGTTTAGTTTTAGAAGTTAGTGGTACAACAGTTAATACTGGACTTACTTCACATGCTTTGTTATTAGACACTATAATACATGGTCTTATTCCACCTTGTAAGTTTCCATCTTGTTTGAGTTCAATCATCGCTACAGTTCCATGTTGTATCATGTGTTGCCAACTCCTTCACATTAATAGTATATGCTTAGTATATGTAGAAGTTGACAACTTATACATTATTTTTTAAATTATTTTACTAATTCTGCAAAATCTAAATCTTGTGTACTCATATGCGTATATCTAGAAGTAGTAGCTAAATTCTCATGTCCAAGAAGTGAGCTAACTTTCGCTACTGGTACTCCTTGTTGTAGGTAGTATGAGCAACTACCATGACGTAAGCTATGGTTGGTAATATCTTTATCAATGTTGGCACGTTTGCAGTATTTAGCAAGGTTTTTGTTGCAATCTTTATTATTCATTTGACTTCCAGTTACAGAAACAAATACATAGTCATCATCAGTATACTCACCTCTAACTTCTACATAGTTGTAGAACGCTTCTTCCATAGCTTCTGTAAATGGTACACGTCTAAATTTTGAACCTTTACCAATAATTTTAATGGTATTTGTAGACCAATCTATATCTCTGAATTTCATATTCATGACTTCTGAAATACGTAAACCACAAGTAAACATAGTTATTATCATGAAGTTATCTCTTGCACTGGTGAACTCAAAATTTTTAGAACGTGGGGCTTTAGTATTAATAGTTTTTAATAGTAATTTATATTCATCATATGTCACATATTCTACTTTTTGTTCAATCATTTTAGTATTTTGTCGTTTAACATTTTCAAATGGGTTGTTATCTCTATAATCTAACTCACATAAGTATTTGAAGAAAGATTCTAATGCACTGTGTTTAGTATTAACACTAATAGGTGAGATTCCAGTAGTAGTTAGGTAGTTTAGGAATTGAATAGAAGTACGTTTATCTGCTTTATCTACTATATCTTGCATGTCCCATCCTTTAGTTTCTTCACACCATTTAGCGTATTGTTTAATCGCTACGCAATAGTTTGTAGCAGTTGATTCTGCATCCACATATAAGTCAACAAACTCTTTCATATAATCCATAACTAACATCCCCTTTAGTTTTATTTGTTATTTACAATACCAATATATGCGATAAAGAGGGTCTTGTCAACCCTCTTTTTAAAAATTTAATTCTAAATCTGCCATGAATAAAATATCATTTACTAATCGTTCCACCAAGTCTCTATGTTTATGTGGGTCAAAATTGAATCCGTAAGCACTCACCCCATAACTAGTAAAGTATCTAATACAGACTGCTCCATCTACTAAATTGCTAGTAACACTAAAAATATCCTTGTATGGAATCGTAATCTCTGCAACAAATCCTTCGCTAGTTTCTTTAACTTGTAGTGAGTGACTATCAACATGAAATGTTCTAACCCTTCCAAACATATCCTTATAAGCATAACTATTCATATTAAACCCCCTATTTCATTTTAATCTCTAGGTTATTGTTTCTAGCTAACTCAATCAACTTATTAATATCTGCTTGTTTAATCATTCCAACCACTTCAATATCAAACATCTGTTCATATTGTTTAGGTTCATCAACATATACTGTTTCTCCTACCACATCATCTTCACCTAAAATACTAGGTTGATTGTCTTTCCATTTTTGCATGTCTGTTGGTAAATCTAGTCGTTTTAGTAAAGAATAAAAAGCAGTCGTACTCAATCCTAATTCATGTTTAATGTGATTTGTAGTATGAATTAGTCTCCAGTGTTGCATTAATGCACGTTTATCAGACTTGCTTAGTTTGTAGAATTCATTCTTATTCATTACCGTATCTCTGTCAATATAATGTTTAGCCATAACTGTCACGTCCTTTACTGTATTGGTTGCTACATTATATATTATGCACTAATGATAAAAAGTTATACATAAAAATATAACTTTTATTTAATTCTTACTTCAAAGTTCCCACTTACTGTTTCTTTTATGTAGTATGTATAACTAGAATCGCACACTTTCCATAGTTCAACTTTACTATCAATTTTTTGTTTACCAGTACGTTTGCTCAATCTTTCCTCAACAATATGTGCTAACAAATTCCCTTCAAGTTTGTCGTTCACATCATAGCAGTAAACCATTTTATTTCCTTTTATACAGTGTTTTGTAGTCATCCCTACCAACTTCCCCTCTATTTTATTTTGAAACGATAGGGAGCCTGTAAATAGGCTCTATTTTAATCTACAACATCAAACCCTAAGAAACTAGGAATCATATCACCGTTAATAAAATCTCCGTTAGCATTGAAGTAAGAATCATCTTCGAAGCATAGTTCAATGAATTTATCTTCTGTAACAATTTCATTAAATAAATCGGCTAAGTAGTTATTAAAGTTATTGAACGCAGTTTTTACTAATGCTTCTAATGTTAAATCATATCCTCTATAGAAGATTTCTTCACGAACGTAGCTTATTGTAAAGTTTTTTAATAGTTTATATGAGATGTCGTTATCTTCTAAATGTTCTTGAACATAGTCTTCAATACCACGTTGTCGCAACCAACTAATTAAATCTTCATTTCTTAATGTTGAAGGACTAAATTGTTTAGTTATCATATTTTCTCCTTCTCCATAATGAAGAAACAATTCACGAGGTATCCAAGGTTTAACATTAAATTGGTTATCTACATCTAATACAACTGTCATAGCTTTTTGAAAGTCTTCTAATAGTTGGTCTAATTGTTTTATTAATGGATGGTTATGTGTTTCAATCAATGTATTTGTTTTCCATACATATAAATCATATAGTAGTCCATATCGTTCTGAATCAATTAATTTTAATTGTTTAATGTCTAGTACACTATTTGTTCCTAATCCAATGCTTTTATCATACAATAGTGTTCCAATCAAATGACCAATATTTTGTGAAACAATTACATTACTATTACTATCATCATTACTAAATAACAAGAATCCATCTTTATCAATGTTTAACATTAAATCATTTTGTTTCATTAAATCAATTAATAAAGCAAAGTATTCATCTTCTACACCGAACATTTATATCACTCTCCATTTATTATTCTTCACTATCATTATATGCCATCATGTGTTAATTGTCAACGGTGATAAAAAGAATTTCTTAAAGAAATTCTTTTATTAATTCTTCCCATTCTTCATCTGTATATGTATCAGAGTTGTCTGTACCTTTTACTTCTTCACCTTTCATTTTACGTACATATGTATCCACAACTTCTTCAACTGTAACGCTTTCATCTAATTCAATACCTAATTCTTCAATCATTTTATTTTCATTCATATTATCTTCTCCCTTTTAATTTTTATTTACCTTACACTAAATTATATGTAAGGAATGATAAAATGTTGACAGATAATATGATATAAAAGCTAGAATTTTTTCTAGCTTTATATTAATGAAATAACCAACATAATAAATGTAACAATAATACCAATTCCACTAGTAAGAATACCGAATACAAAAGCATTAGCTTGTGTACTATTTGCTTTATCTCTTACTACAGAACGCACTAAACTTGTAAGCTCACTATCTTTAGGTACATAACCAAGAGCATTAATCTTTTTAATAGACTTTCTATACAGTGAAACTAAACTATACCCCATGAACGCAAACCCAATAAGAATAAATAATAAACCAATTAACATATGTACATCAATCCTTTCTTATAATACTCCGTCTTGAATAGCTTTAACACACATCTCTACTGTACGTTTAGTAAAGTCATCAAATTGTTCATAACAATGTTCTTTAAGTATTGCATAGTCATCATTCATATTTAATAATTCATCTTTAGTTAATAACATAAAGTTAAGTAATTCTACATTAATTCTATATGTATGTTGTGTAAGTAGGTCTGGCGATTCACCTTTTTCTGTAAATATTTCATCATAGTTATGCTTATATTCTGTTAATCTTTCAATGCCTCTATCAATCTCTTTAATAAGTCGTTTATTAGCGTCTGTTTTAGCTAATGCTTTGGCATATAATTCAATAGCAGTTTGTTCTTCAAACTTCTCACCATATTTAGCCTTGTCAATAGGCAACCAAATCTCATTGTATTCATTACAAGCACTAGTAAAATACTTCTCAACTTGCTTTTGTACTTTCTTACAACCTTTTTTACTAAGCATTGTTAAACTACTCATAACATCTTCTCCTTTCATAATCTACACTATTATTATATACTTTTTATATTGAATTGTCAACTAATTTTAATTATAATCCTAACTCTTCCATAATAGATTCATAAGCACGTAAACTTCTGTACGCTTCTTCATAGCAGAATTGTAAGTTTTCAAAATCTTCTTGACTTCCACCACAATCCGGATGGTAGATTTTACATAATTTATAATATTCTTTTTTTAATTCACTTGTAGATGTTGCTAAGTTTAAACTATTAAACTTACCACTATTAATACATTCTTCGTCAGTATTAATTGCTTGTGCTTCATTAAATCTTCTCCATTCTGGGTGTATAATTAGTCCATATACTTGTTTTGTAAGTTTATGTAATACTTTCATGATGTTTTTAAAGAATTTACCGTTATTCCATGTTTGAGTTGTCATTGTTTTAACTCCTTCAAAACCATCTGCTACCACTTCAACTTTACCTTTCGCATATTTTTTTACTGTAAATAAGATGTTGTTAATCACTTTAGTTTGTCCTACATATTTACTTACTTTTAATCCTTTTAAGATTTTACTAAATTTACCTCTTCTCCATGTATCTCTTGTTGTAACGTTAGTGTTACCTTTTACTTCTACTTCAATTTTATTACCATCAAGAACTTTCACTAAGGTGATTACAATCCCATTCACTTGTTTTGTTTCACCAATTCTATCAGACCATTTTGTAAATCTCATAGGTAACACTCTCCTTAATTTTAAATTTGTTTTATTTACATTAATATTATATGCAAGTCATATCTATTTGATACCACTTTTATATAATATTTTGATAGGAAGAATAGAAAACTATTCTTCAAAATATTTAGTTAAAAATTTAGCAATAGCTAATTCAATATCTGCTTCTGACTTACCTCTTGCAGTTGCTAATCTAACTAAACTTAATAAGTCTTTTGCTACCCTTCTTGTTTCACCAATAGAACCTAATCTATCCATAATTTGTTTAAATGCACTTGTTACATCTGTAAGCTCTTGTTCTACTTTAACTAAAGTATATTTTGTTTCTTCTAATGTATCTTCTGTTCTTTGTAGTTTATCTAGTGTTTCTGAATGTGCTAATCTTTCTTTTAAAATCTCTCTATCTCTTACTTTAATAATATCTTTAGCTTCTTTTACATTTCTTTCTGCGTTTACATAGTCATTATAGTATGTATTTCTATTTGTTAACATTCTATCGTATGCTACTTGGAATTCATTTTTAAAAGAACCACTCATAAAGCTATTGAATAATACTCCGAATTGTCCTAAAGAATCTTCTTGAACCATAATAATATCTTTGCCTTCTGAATCTTTAAACATTTTAACAATTTCAAATTTAGAAGTCATAGTAGAATAATCTTTAAATGTTGCAGTGAAAGGTACAATAAACTTTTGACCTACTTTAATAGCTTCAATAGTTTTATTTCTATCAATACGAACTTGAGCAAGTCCTTTTCTTGGTAAAAATCTTAAATCAACACTAATTTCTTTAACATCTTTCCCATTAACATTAACAGTTGACATTGACATAATACCAATCCCCTTTACATTTAAGTTTTAATTTCTTAACTACCTTACATTAATATTATATGCAGTAAGTATTGGAATGTTTACTATTTTTTAAAATTTTTATTTATTATTACTGATTAGATACTACAGATATGTAGTATCAAAATTTTTCTCTAAATACATTAGCAAAATTTTTCTCTAAATACATTAGCATAATTCTTTGTACATTTCTGCATATATTTTAGAATTTTTTCTCTCATTCCATTTGCAACTTTCTGTTACATAACTTCCAGTAACGCATTGACTAATTTGTGCAAGTAATGCTCCATTAGAGCGTCTATTTAATTCATTGTGACTTCTTAACAATGCTAACAATTCTCTAGTTGTTGGATTTGAGTTACCATATCTACAACTTTGAGCTTTTTTCATATCTCCATCTACATAGCTAATAACTTCACAAGCAATAGTTAATAACTCTTCATATGTATACATCATATTATCAATCCCCTTTTTAATTATTTATCTTACATATTATATAATATGCAAGATTGATAATAAGATGACAACTTTTTAAAACTTATTTTAAGGCTTTCTAAGAGCTTCAAATTTTTCCCCTAATAAGTTGTCATGCTTTGATTTAAAACCTCATGGTGAGCTTCTATTTGGCTTCTAGATGTATTTGATAGGATTAGCATACTAAATTATATGCTAATCATTAGTATTTAGTACTATTTATTTTCTTCAATCGCTTCATAGAACTTTCTACCACGTCTCATATCTTTCTCAACATTATATCTAAAATCACTATCTGTTCTTAATCGTCTAGCAATATCTTGTACTTCATGGTTATCATAGTATGCTTTATCTAATCTATTTCTTACATCTTCGTTGCTATATTTTTCTACTGTATTTTTTCTAGCGTTACTATTGTTGCTACTATTGTTAGATTTTTTTTCTGAACCATTATCATCATATAACCATAATAAAGTACTCACAACAAATACCCCACAAGCAATAGTAAACATATCAACCACTCCTTTATATTTTTTGATTTGCTCTTTACACTAATAATATATGCACTAGATTCTAAAATAGTACTACTAAGTTTAAAATTTTTCTGATTTAGGGGAGTCGCTCTGCGACTTCCCTTCAACTGATTCTGTTATTTATTCTATTGGTTCTATTAATTATTTATGCAAAAAAATCAACAAGTAAGTTGTTGCTTTTTTTCTAGGGGTATGCAAAATTTTCAACAAGTAACTTGTTGATTTTTTTCTAGGGGGTAAATAAGCTCTGTAAGACGTTTAAATTTTTCCCCTTATAATTTGTCACTGATAAGATTAAAAGCTCTTAGAACAGCTAAAAATAGGCTTAGAATTGATTTTAGGCAACAAAAAAGCCACTCATTAAGAGTAGCTATTTAATATCATATAAATCCTCCAAATCATCTATCGTCATATCTTTTAATTTTTCCTCATAATAACTTGTGTTGTATTCATCAATGTAGCTTCTATAATAATCTGAACAGTGAGTGCATAAAGGAGTTCCAAATTCTTTCATTGTGTAATGGTATTCATCTTCTGTAATTAAAGCTCCACAATCCATACACATGTGGAATACTTTTCCAGTTTTTCCTATCACTACATTATCTTCGTCATATACATCATATTCATTATAACCATTTTCATACACATAATCTTCATAGTTTTTATATTCACATGGAAAATCAAAGTTTTTTGTATATTCAATATAATCAAATCTTATTTCAAATTTTTCATCTTTTAACCACTCAACTACTTTATTAATATTTCTCCACATTTCATAAAAGTCTACATATTCTGCTAATGTATGAGCTTTATAGTATCCACAACTAATGTTAACACCAACAATTTGCCATGCACTCATAACGTCACAAATATCTGTATAGCTTCCATACGCTTCTTTCAATCCAGTTTTTTCTCCGACATAATTAATCCAATCTTTACTAATACAATCATAGAATACCATATCATTAGCATTAGCTCTATCAAATTCAATTAGGAATTTTACGTCAAATTCATTAACTGGGTAGTCTTTAATGAATCTAGACACACCAATTCCACCAACTTCTTCTTGTGTTGTAAAACATACGTAAGGTCTCATACCAAATTTTTTCAAATTTTTCACCACATTTAATACCATGAATACTCCACATCTGTCATCTCCACCGATTCCTTGTGGACTGGTGATTGTGTATCCGTCATCAATAATTTCACTCACAACTTCTCTATGCACAGTATCTAGGTGAGCGAACAACATGACTGGAATATTTCCATGGCTCAAGATGTAATCTCTTGTCACAACCACATCATCAGACCCAATTTTTTCTAGCTCTACACTTAATCCGTATAACAATTCATCTTCTGTAAGTTTACATAATGCTTTAAAATATTTTCTAGAACCCACTGATTTAGGCAATAATTTTATATTCATCATATTATCAATCTCCTTCACTCAATATTTGTCGTACATATTATATTATATGCACATGATATAAAATGTTGTCAACTTTTTACTCAATTTTTTCATGTTTTTATCACGCACAAAAAAGCCCACTAAAAAAGGTGAAACTCCTCATGACTGAATCTGGAATAACAACCAGACTAAATCACGATAGGAGCTTCACCTTTTAAGGTGAGCTTAGGTAGACATTAACTAAAATTTTTCTTATTTAATATTCAATATATAGTATAAAATCCACAATGTCTGTAAATCTGTCCCCCCAACGTTCTTCGCAAATATCCCAATTATCTTCCATGAAAGTTTTCACGCTTCCGTAAATTCCTTGTGATTGTGCTAAAGCACACACGCTAGAATAAATATCATCAATAGTTAAATAATTTTTCATAAATATCAATCTCCTCTTATTTAATTTTTTCATTGACGCATCGCATCAATGAATGATAAAGATAGTAGACTATTCAAGTCCGCTATCAATTCCACATACGTTAAATAAATGTTCAATAAAGTAGCATACGCCATAGCAAGTAAAACTTAAATATTTTACATCTAATTTTTTATCTGTCAATAATCTTCCTCCACGTTCAGACGCTTTTGTGTTTGCAATTTTTTCCATATCGCATTGATTCATATATAGATGGTATATAATGTTACCGTTCATGTCTTTTCCATGTTGTCTAATAGTTAATCTGTTTCCATTAGGAGTTGCATAACAAATACCAACTTTTGTTCCAACTTCATATCTAACTTCACTAAATTTAGTAACATTTTTCACATTTTCCATAATATCAATCTCCTTTATTTTTTTTAATTTTTTCTCTCAATACATTATATGAGAGATGATAAAGAATAGTACCAATAAATAGTACTATTTTAAATTTTTCATGTATACATGAGATGGCATATAAAATCTGTAATTATCTGTCATAGATTTTCCGTTTTCAACATGAATAAGCCCTCTATCCATGTCGTAAGGCATGTCACTGTAAGATTTATCCATCCCTCCGTTAAAAACGTTCATAGAGCTTAAAACAACCATTAAAACTAACATTTTTTTCATAGAAAATCATATCCTCTCATTTTTAGATTTTTCTCACGCTAGGTGAGTGATAAAGGTAGCATTTGCTACCAGTTTTTTCTCACGTCAAAAGTATCGTTATGGCAACGCCCACAATAACAATCACTATGTTTACCATTTTCCATAGATTTTAGATTTTTATTCATTCTTTCATAGTAGTATATTTTTCCACATTCTTTACATACGACTTCATATTTATGTTTTTTCACCTCTGTAGTAGGCACATTTTGTTTTTTTGATTCAATCTCTAAACGAGTATTATGTAAATCCTCGCTAAAACTTTCATGATTGTATACGCCATCATTATAACATCCAATTTTTCTGCATACTCTTTTGAATCTTTCGTCATGCCCACATTGGGCATTATTTTCTCTATTTGCAATAATATGAGCTACCTCATGTAATACCGTTTGCTCAAATGTTTCATAATTTTTCACATTTAAGATAGTTTTTCCAAACTGTAGTTCGTATGGCACGACAGATTTTACCTCACCAGTATATCTATTAATTTCCCTTCTGCTCATACATCTAGCTAAAGCTCTAGTTAATCTACCGTTATAAGTGATATTAATATCACTTAAATCACATCCGTATTTTTTCTCTACCTCATTCATAATTTTTCTAACATCGCTTAAATCATATTTATTAATTTTTTTCATAACAATCAATCCCTTTCATTTTAAATTTTTTCTCACTTTACATAGTGAGTGATAAAGTTAGGAGAGTAACAACGCTCCTAACTAGGCACAATCGCCTAATTAATTGTAATATTTTTCTAGGTCTATATTGTTATCATAACATGCGTTAATCAAACATTCTAGAAAATCCTCAACCTCTTTTTTTCTAGATGTAGATAATAGCCAGTCACGGTTATACCCTTTAGCACGGAATAACTCTCTTTTTCTTTTGTGAATAGCCCCTATTTCATCAAAACTCAAATTATTTAGAATCCACATATTCATTTTTTCAATCTCACGTTTTAACTCTTTCATAGTCATATCTATCAATCCTCTCTATTTTTTATTTATTTCTAGTACATTATATGCACTATTTTCAGAAACGTGACAACTTTTTCACGTTTCCGCCTAACTACATATAATTTAAGATTTTTTCTGTTAGAGCGTTATAGGTAGTCCCTAACATCTTTCTCATAGTCGTAATTTGAATCATGCTCTGTACTATTAATATAACTATCTTTCAATCTTACTGGACTAGTATAGCATGTGACAATATTTCCGTCAATCATGTCAACTACTAGGCATACGTTACAAGCCTCTTTTCTAGTACTTAATTTTTTCACGCCATTAGAACTATAGTCATAGTGACAAGTATAAACATGTAATCCCCTTACAACCAATCTAGGTCTACCGTTTTTGACTTTAAACTCTACAAATTGGTTAATACGCCATGCGTCCTCAATCATGTCTCTAGTAACATCACGTCGAACCATGTTTTCTACACAGTGTGGTGATGGCTTAGATAGTGTTGTTCTTTTCCATAGCATAATCAACGCCTTTTTTTCGTCCATACTCATTGATTTGTACAATTTTTTCCATTCTTTTTTCATGGATACCAGTCCCCTTTTCAAATTTTTTCTGTTTGTACATTATATGCACAATCCGTAGGGATAAAACGTGTTTATCCCTACCTATCTACATATATTGTATACTATTCTTCACCATATTCACATGCACATTCACTACATACATATTTATTTTCACTTTCAATGTATACTATGTCGTCATTATATACAAATTTTTCACAGTCTTCACATTGAGTATAGTATTGGTCTAGACAATCGTCGCATACGTAGTCACCGTTTGATGTTTCAGTCATTTCACTCATTTTATAATTACATCCACATTGAGAGCAACAGTAGTAGTCACCATAACCGTAACAATCTTCGCATACATAACCATATCCTTCAATGTATAGTACACTGTCAATGTGATGGCATTCGTTACAATCTTCGCAACAAACGTAATATTCTTCTAGACATTCACTACATACATATCCACTAGCACTTTCTACATATGTGCATTCGCTCATAGGATGGTAGTCACCACATTCTTCACAATATACCATTTCATCACGACAGTTTTCACAGTGTACATACTCACTTTCATATTCATTTTTTTCCATGCGTTCACCACAATCTACACAATAGATGTGAGACCATTGAATGTCAATAGGAGTATAGTCAATGAAGTCGTCCATACCTTCTGGAATCAATGCCCACAAATGACGACTGATTCCACTATATAAGTGAATGTCATTATAGGCGAATGAACTATAATTTTTTCTGACTAAGCATTGGGCTAACTCTTGCATATTGTCGCAATCAAAATCGCTATAGTTAAAAGTATAGCCACTGTATGTATTAAAATTTTTCTCTGTATACATTGATTTTACCATGCTCATAACGGCGTCGGCATATACTTTATTCTCATTTTTGTATTGACGACTACCAACAAAAACATTTTGTTCTACATCAAAATATATAATTTGTCGCCATGCTAAACGTTCAATACCGTCATTTGCATTTTTTTCTACGTATGCAATAGCACAATGTGGATTTAGAGCGTAGTTAATAGCCCCACTACCAAACTCGCCCCCTAATCTATGGCATGATTCCCAATCATAACCATAAGAACATCTGAAAAAATCACGTACATCAACACTTAAATACACAGTAGCTTCACAGTTTGATTGTTTGATTTTTTCAATATATTTTGAATAGTTTTGTGAGATGATGTCAATCTCTTTAGTAGCCATTTCTCTTTCATCATCAGAAAGACCTTCACTTGCTTTCAATGCATTACGTAAGGCTTTCACAATAATTTTACTTACTTTTTCACCTTTTTTGTATGGTACTAACTCTTTCATATCTCTAGTTGTCCAATCATCATGGTCTTCTACAATAGCGTTCGCAATAACGTTGTCTATGTTTTCATAGCGAGATAACCAACTACAAATTTTAGAGATAGCGACATTTATTTCAACAAATCTTTCTCTTTCTTCCGGTCTATCATATCCGTAGCGATATTTAATGACGCTAGTTTCTACAGATTTTCTATTCATAGTATATCCGTTTCCATAGCGTAGTCTACATGTAAAATCGTCAATGATGTCAACAACTTCATTTTTGTCAATACCGTAAACGGTAGTAGATAGTCTAGTACCATTCCATTTCACGATTGTAGATTTGTTATTGTCAAGCCATTCTTCGCAGATTGTACGGATTCCGTCCATACCAATGCTACCAGTACCGTCTAAATCTTCAGTGATATTGGCAATACGGTAGCAATCACTCACAATATCGTCAAATCCTTTAATCATGTTTTCACTTACAGTTAATAAATCTTTCATAAGAACATCCCCTTTAGAGTAATTTGTAGGCACTATAATGCCCCACATCCTAGAGGATAGTCATCCTCTAGTCTAGCGACTTATAGGCGTATTTCAGTAAAGCTATCTAGATGGAAAATAGCCAGTTGATTGTTGGCATATCCGAACTCAATAGCGTCAGACTTATTGTCAAATACAAAAGACGTATCTAGATATGTTTTGTTGTTGTCAGTGTTATACCATGCACCAACCATAGCGTTGGCGTTTTGTAGGTCTTCTGCATAGCGTGCCATGTACACAGTAAGGTCGTACTCTGTCACAAATCCGTCAATAATGTATTCATTAGATTCTTTAGCACATGAGTAGCCACTAGAAACCATCTCACCAGTTCGTGGGTTGTAAGTCATTCCACTATTCTCAATGATATAGTCAACTAATCGTTTCATACAATCGTCCCCTTTATGTTTGTTTTAGGCTATAGGTAGCCCTATATGATAGGCAAAAGATTTGCCTATCCTAACGGTACCTATTTTATGAAAGGCTCCGCCATCCAGTCGCTAATAGCGTCTTCGCATTCTATTGCATATTGAAGTTCGTCATTAATCATACGTGAGATACGTCTATAAGTGATTTTGATTTGTTGAGCTTCGCTTCTATTCATCCAACATAACTCAAGTGCAATGGATTTGAAAGAATCTAGAGAATCTAGGCGTTCGTAAAGCTCATCGGATGACAATCCTGCAATATTCATTCCTAATGCACTCATAGCGTTTAATAAATCTTTACATGTAATCTCAAACATAATATCGTCCCCTTAAATTTGATTTTAGAGTTGTTAGGCAACTCTATTGGGGGAAAACATCCGTGGATGTTTTCATCCCCTAACAATCGCCTAGCAATACATTTCGTTGATGATTGTTACCAATGCTTCGCATTGAGATTCCATTCCGACTTTAGGCGTAACAGTGTATGTGAATGTTTCATATTTGACTGTATAAGTTTCTTCAGTCCAGTCGTTGAATCGTACTCTTTCATCACATTCGTATTCAGTCATTTCAACTGTTCCTAAAACTGATAGTAATGTTGAAAACTCTGCATACATTGCACTTTCTTCAAATTTGCTTTCTAATGTGAATGATAACATATTAATCGTCCCCTTTAAATTTATTTTTAGGTTATGAGTAACCCTCTATACGTATGAGCGAACTCATACGCATAAGTCATACTCATAAGGGGGGACTTTTTGCCTACGCACTTTTGCCCAATGACTTGCTAACGTATTATCCTCACGTCAGTCGTTACACTTTACCCGCTTTTCACTTCTACCACTCGTGTACGTTGGTATTCGCTAGTTATTCCGCTAGTAGTATCACTGGACTACTCATGTTTCAGACTATTCTACGCCCCTTAGAGCTATTGGGATTACTCCAATGCCTGGCGGTCGCCACCCGCGAGGAACCTAAAAGGGCTATGTAAATTAGGCTATATTTGACGTTGTTTCCGAACAAGCCACCATTACGTGTGCTACGCTAATATTATATATTAGCGATTTTTTGAGTAAGTGAGAGCCATTCATTTCTTTTCACTTACTTGTAAAGGTTGTTGCCCCTTTACACTATTATTGTATAATTTTTAATTTTTGAGTAAAGGTGATTTATTTTTGTTTGTTCGACCTTTACAGTGTTATTATAAGTTTTAGGAATTTTGAGTAATTTTGTTTTTTACTTTTCCGTTCCTTTCACTTATACTACTATTATAACACACGAAAAAATGAGTATTTTTGAGGGTATTTTTATGTATATTATAATACCCAATAGCCGAAGGGGAGGGGGTAGGTTTGCGATTTTGAAAGAAAAAACATTTTCAGAAATCGAGCGAACACACCTCCAAACTTACCTAAGCCCCTTTTTACCTTTCGGTATTCCCACCCATTACCTCACCACTTCACCATCATTTCTACCCACCTCGCCACTATCTAACCACCATAAACCCCAAGTAAATCAACGCTTTAAGCCATCTAAACCCATTTCTAGCCCCTCCTATCCTCTTAATCTCTCCTCCTTAACACTTTCCCCATCCTCTCCTTAAACCCCCTCTAAAATCCCTTAAAATAGCTTCTGATGGACAATTATCGGTTCTATTTTCTAATCAACTTGCATAAGATATAATGAGCCATCCAAAACGTGAATCTAAAAAGGTTCAAGATAGTCCTCAAAATTAGCAAAAATTCACTCATTCTAAAAGTTGTAAATAACTACCAATATACCCCTCCTAAAAATGCCTTGAAATCCAAGTCGTATAAACGTTTGTTAAGATTTTAAATAACCTACCCACTCCAAATCAAACCATCTAGAATCTCTTAAAGTGGGTGTTGACAATTTCAATTCTTTAGCATATAATAAGGGTAGAAGATACCCCACCTCAAAAATCAACAACTTACTTGTTGAAAATTGAGGTAGGGGTACCTCAAAAAACAACAACTTACTTGTTGATTTTTGAGCACAAATAAATACTAGAATCATATTAATAAATAACAGAATCATTTGAAGGGTGGTGCTTCGCACCTACCCTAGGAAGGGGGATGGAAATGGAAAGCTACAAATTTTACATCGACAAAAATGATTTAGAAGGAATTGATTATAACACAAATGAACTATTCTGGCTATTCTGTCTACTCTATGAGTATGAGAAGGATGGGGTAATTAGAGGGAACAAAGAGACAACTTGTGTCAATGTTAGTCCACAACATCTCTATTGCAATATCTATAATGTAGTAGAGATTAGTGAACAACAACGTCGTACTCTTATGAAGTCATTTAAGTCTCTATTCACAAAAGGAATCCTAACTCTAATAAAAGGTTCGATAGGATGGAATAGACAAATCGTAGTAGACATTAAAAATATTATTCACCAAGCAGAGAATAGCTTCATACCATTAGATACAGATGAAGTAGGATTGATGGTCAATCGAAGTCCGATGGAAATAGCAACCCTAATGGCAATCTATTTAAACATTATAAGCTACATCAATCAAGCAGATGTCGTTTATATTGACGACAATGGAGTAGATTACAATATAGATGTCATTGGAATTAAAAACAAGGAACAGTTAAGATTGAGTTGTTGGGCTTCACAAGATAGACTAGCATGTACAAAACATTCAACAGACCCTAATTGGGAAAGATGGATTAGTTCCAATACGTTAAGAAAATATATAAACATCCTCATAGAACTTAATTTATTAGCAGTCGTGAAGCCAGATGTAGAAGGGAATACGGTGAATGATTATTGCTACCCTAGACATGCAAATGTCGTTCAAGTTCTTTCAACAAGAAGAGAAATGCAAAGAAAATACCAACAAGAGGTTGACAAAGAATAATGGATAGCATATAATGGTAGTGTGGGAGGTGGTTAAGTGATTCAAACCGTAACACAAACTTAAAAGATGATAAAATATAGAATGGAGAGATAGTAATGGACTTAGACAAATTATTAGAGGATTATGAAGAAGCTAAAAGAGAGGTAACAAATGTCTACAAGTCTATTAAATGGGCAATAGCTTTTGATTTAGATGGAGATGTCATGGACGATTTACAAGAACGCTATAAAGTAGCAGTAGAAGACTTTAATTACATTTGTGAGTGCTTAGAGGAAGAAGGAGTTAGTCTTTCTAAATTGATACTAATGGAAATGGGGGTTATGTTGTGATTAAGCTATTAAAGATGTTTCTTAAAAGTTTAGTCATTGTTTCAATCTATTGCTTCACGATAATTCTATTGATGTACATAGTGATATTCTTAAGTGGGTTGGTGATGTAGATGTTATATGCGTTATTATTTGTGATATTATTATACCTATTGGCTCCTATTCTTGGTTATTTAATTCTCTTTGCTATAGTTTTAATGAGTAAGATATGGTGGTTCTTTGCAATCTTACTAGTAGTGATTTTATGTACTAAAGGAGGAAAATAAAATGTTAAATAGTGTGGTTAGGATTAAGACACTCAATGAGTTATTGAAGCTAGATGGATTCTTTTATGATGTGATGCCTTCTCAACCATTCAGAGGTGCTTGTGTTTATGAAGAAGTAGATGATTCTTTAATTGTTAGAGTAACCCCACTAGAGACTAAATTATTAGGTAAGGTAGCAACAGTCGTTAAAGTAGATGAAGAAACTGGACTAACCTTACTGGTAGAGTATGAAGGTAAAAAGCGATATATGGAATGGGTAACGGTAGAGATGGTAGAAAAATTAGACTAGAAAATTCTAGTCTTTTTTAGTATACAAATGGAATCTTGTACATATACTATACTATAAAGACAAGGGAGATGATAGTATGTTAGTAGAGTTAAATAAAACAATCGTGAGAGGAATTGTAACTCGTGCTTCATTAGAAAGAGCATTAGGGATTAGATTAAACTTACCGATATATAGTGAAGCAGATAAAATGGCAGATGGATTAGAAGAATATATTGAAGAATATGCAATCATGGGTGATAAAGACATGGTAGAAAAATTAGTGATGGTACAAGAATTTCTTTACGTTTGTTAGTTGACAAAACGTACTTAGTAGTATATAATGGTAATGTAAGGAGGTGATAAACCTCACAAAACAGAAGGGAATGTTGAAAATGAGAAATGAAATGTTAGTAATGAATGAAATGGTAGAAGAAGTGAATGATTCTTGCTATGGAGTAGCAGAAGCATATGAAGAAGATGGGTACTTATTTATTAGAGCTTTACGATTAAGTCGTAGAAATGCAGACTTAGAAGTATTAGAAGATTACTTAAATCCTATTATTGAAGGTTTACGTATGGACTTTGATGTAGACTTTGATATTGAATATATGTGTGGACGTATGATGGTATTAAGTGTATTGTTTTAATAATAAACGACTTTCCATATAGAGAAAGGATGATAGAATGAAGTCTTTATTAAGCAATAGATACGTGTATAAGATAAATTCTTCCAGAATTGTTCAATCTGGTATGAATTTGACAATAAAAAGAGAGGAAGCAATGGCAAACAACGAAATAATTCAACTTGCAAGTAGTTGTGTGCTACGAATGATAGACAAAATTAACGGTATTGAATTCAAAATAAAAGAAAATAAGATAAAAGAATTGAAATTAGAGATAAAAGAATTGAAAAAAAATAAAAAAAATAAAGAAAAACTAAAAACAAAACAAAAAGAATTAAAAGAAATGACGTTTATGGAGGATTATTTATGCGTTGTAATGGACACTAAAAAGGATTATGACGCTCTCCTAAAACTAGGATTTACGATTAATGGGATAAGCTACAAGAGACTACTGGCGACTTCTGGAGGTGTAAAGAAATCTACAGTAGTTTTTGTTTCTGAAAAAGTCCACCCAGACTTATATAAATGGATTCATTGTGAGCGTGATTTAACTAAAAAATTCGTTCCTGCTAAATTAGAAGCCTATATAGCATTAGCTTGTTCTGCTTCTATTCCAGTTACTAAACCTAAGGGGGTATTAGTCGTACATGATATTGAAACAAAATTCAAAGATAGTGTTATTGAGGTTAACGGTTTAAACGGTGGTAGACCAATCGTTAAGGAGATTGATGATTATGATGTAACATTAAATGCTTGTGATGGTTTAGGATTGATGTCTCCTAAATTAGCAGATATATGGTCTACTGATGTAGAAGAAGATTATAGAATTGCAGGAGCTTGTTTACGTAATGCGTTCTGTAAAGGAATGATTTTTACGTTTGATTTCCACAAGTTTGCTAAAGAAGTAGCTCATAAAGAGATGATAACAGATGTATGGGGTAATGAGCATAACATCAATGATATTGATTTAATTCTAACAACATCTATGCTAAAATTATGGGATAGTTATTCTAGCATTGATGACTATATTGAAAAAACAGAACGTAATAACCATACATTCGCATTAACAAAAGTTACACCTCATAAATTAGATGAAGAACAAACATTGAACTACCAATTCTTACAATCTCTAGAATTAAGTGATGAAGATATAGATGAATTATGTGAACCTCTATTAACAACAATAGAAGATATTATGAATAAAGATTACCGTAAGTCTTTACTTTATTTAAGAGGGGTAGACTTAAAAGAATCTACGGTATTAAGACCACCGTTTGATTATACAACTGCTATGATGTTAGACCCAACGATGTTAAACGACCCATATACATACAGTAAAATTAAACATAATATTAAGAATCGTATTGATACTGCTAAGATGGGGGTTATTCCAGTTAAAGGTAACTTCTCAATTATTAGTGGTGACCCATACATCTTATGTGAATCTATGTTTGGTCTAGAACCTAAAGGATTACTTAAAAAAGGTGAATTTTACTCTGCCTTCTGGAATGAAAAAGGAGTAAGTAAAACAGTTGCCATGAGAGCACCAATGACTAGTCACAACAACATTCAAATATGCAACATGAGAAACGATGAAGTAGTCAATGAATGGTATAAATATATGAATACAGTATACATTCTAAACGCATGGGATACTACATGTGCTAAACTAAACGGTGCAGATATGGATGGGGATACTTTCTTCACAACAGACAATCCAGTGATTATAAGAAATGTACATCCTACTAAACCTATAATGTGTGTACAATCTGCTAGTAAGAAAATAATTCCTAAAGAGAAAGATTTTATATTAGCAAATAAACGCTCATTTGGTAACTTAGTAGGAACAATTACTAACTATGCAACCTCTATGTATTCTGTTATTGTTAACTTTGAAGAAGGCAGTCCAGAATGGAATGAATTGCATTACCGTATTCTATGTATGCAAGACTTCCAACAGAACTCGATTAAATGCTAGTCGAGTATAAACCATGTGAACTCTACCAGAGGTGTCTATTTCACGTTAGGAGTTATAGGAAATGATAACTAGGAAATAGGCTAACAGGGGAAACCTAAGTCCTAATGGATATGGCAATCCTGTGCTAAGTGAGAATTGTCACTACGGAAAGGTAGTGATATTATGGAAGAAATTTGGAAAGACTTAAAATATAAAACCGAAGACGAAGAACTTGACTTAACTCCTTACTACCAGATAAGTAATTTAGGAAATGTTCGTTCTTACTACGATAACAATGGTAGTAAGTGTGAAGGTAGATTAAGAACAACACCTAAGGAATTAAAAAAATCCATGTCAGATAATGGGTACCTTAGAGTTGGGTTAAGGGTAAATGGAAAACAAAAGATATTCCTTGTTCACAGACTTGTAGCTCTAGTGTTTAACCCGATAGACAATAGTGGAGCTATGCAGGTCAATCATATTGATGAAGATAAAACAAACAATAATATAGCAAATCTAGAATGGACTACTGCAAAAGAAAATACAAATTACGGTTCACGAACAGATAGAGCTATAACTAATATGAAATCAACAAAAGCTACAGAAGAGTGGCGAAAAAATAACAGTGGTGGAAATGTCCACAACGCTAGAGCTATTGTTGGTGTAGACGTAAAAACAAACGAAAGAATTGAATTTGAGTCAATATCTTGTGTGAACAGATTCTTTAATAAACCTCATGCAGATAGGTCAGTAAGTGCAACTATTAGAGGGAAACAGAAAACTGCGTATGGATACTATTGGTTTTATAAAAATTGAGTGACAATTCTCAAAAGTGCAACGACTATGGGTGATGAATGTAACCCAGTACAACCACTATTGGTACGTGGTTGGAAGTGCATGGCAACTCTATGAGTTGAAGATATAGTCTAGCCCTTATGGAAACATAAGGTAGTAGCGAGACATGGCTAAAGGAATTGAATACAGACCAGTTCCTAAAGAGTGGTATGATTGGAAAACTAATGTGATTCAACCAACAGATGATGAAGAAACAGTCCAACGTAAGTTATTTAACCAATCTATTCTAGCTAATAAAAAACCTTACTTCATGGTTTATAACTATGCTAAATTAAAATCTGAACATACGGAATATAAACGTGCTAACGATACGGTAAGTCAAGTTATGTTCAAGATGTCAACTGATGAATTAAGAGATAAAGAAGACAAAACACAAAAAGAATTAGAAACATATAACATCTTTGCTCAACAAGCTCCTACTAATATTTCACCTTCGCTTGTTAATAAAATAGCGTGGAAAATTGAAAAACACTTTGCTCAAAAGTCACTATTTACAATGGAGCAATTTGATACCAATAAACTTAAAAACTCTGACGTAAAATATAGTAAACAGATGTATAATAAGGTTGAAGCGATAAGAGAAGAATACAACAAGCAAGTGAGTTCTATGTTAGCAAATATTAAAGCGAACAAGTCGTTTAGTAAGATTACATATGATGATATGAAGCTAATACTCAAAGAAGAATTCGTTGCTAAAGTATATGAAGTATGTGGAAGCGAAGAAGTCGCATGTAATGTTCTAGTTGATATTTGTTACAAAGATAATAAATCTAAACAACTACTTTGGGATTGTTGTGCAGAACAATTAATTAAAAATATGATAGCTAATGGATATAATACTCTACATTACCCTACGAAAAGTGAAGATGGAGATATTGAATATAAAGGAGACAAATTTGAAATGAGAGAGGTAGATGCTAATGAAATTAATTGGTAATGAAGTTAAGTATAGCGAAAAGCACCTACTTAACAAAACGGTAGAAGATAAACGTAACCCAGTTAAAACGGTGGTGATTTTAATTAAGTACTTCTTCTTAATTAAAGAGTATTCTATCTCTCAAATTAAGGAAGAGATAAAACAGTTCTTACAAGATGTAGAAATTGAATTGGATGATAAGTATTTAGATGACTTAATTAAAACAAACACCAGTGAAAAGACAACTATTAATAGATTAGATTCTATAAGCATTACACAAGCAGAAATGGACACAATTAAAGAACTAGGTCAAACAGAACAGCAACGTAAAGTATTGTTTGTTCTTTTATGTTGGTATAAAATAAAAGTTGGACTAGGATATACTGATGATGGAACTGTAAAAGTTGATTATACTAGCCTTAATGCAGAAGCTCATGTGTCAATGTCTAAAGCTAAACGTGAAGAAATACTTTCATACTTTTATGAATGTGGATTAATTGGTCTAGGAATGGGACAAATGGCTAAAAAGATTAAACTATTCTATGTAAATAATGATTCACCAGTTATTATGACAATTACAGAATTTGATTGTTTAGATGTATACTACAACTGGTGGAAGAGTGGTTTTAAAGGAAGATTAGTAATTTGTAGTGAGTGTAGAAAATTGGTTCATGTTAAAAATAAACATGATGGCAGTACAAGATATTGCGAAGATTGTGCAAAACAAAAAGAACAAGAAAGAAAAAACGAACAAAAAAGAATTGCTAGAGCAGCCAAATAGGTTACTCTAGTTTTGTTTTATAATGATAAAATCGCTATAAAAATTATGTCTAGGGGCGAAAGGTTCAAACCCACTGAACCCCAAGTACTTCTTGGCTTTCAGGGGTTTTTAAGTTTAAAAATCACGTTTTCCAATAAGGGTAGAGAATAGGAACGTAATGTCCTTTCTATACCCTACTTTTATACTATCCTCTCTAACATCTCCCTCACGTCATAGACATACCATATAATCCCCTTTGTGGTATGTCTATATTTTTTGAAAAAAGTATTCACACTTTCTATATATTGTGATATACTATACTATAAGCAAAGGAGAGATGCAAATGAGAATATGGAAATTATTTAAAGTATTTATTAAGGGAGTAATGGTTGCTTTTATGGTAGGAATGCCGATGTTCAATCACATCCATGCACAAGCACCAACACATATACAAAAACCACAAGTTATAAGATACCATAACCAAGATATGAGGGGACAATGTAGATATAGTGGTAAATATGAAACAAACACTCCTATGTTCAATTATGAAGGGCTATGGAATACTGGATATGCACAAACAATGTATGATGTAGAAATTGAAGGCGGAATTCAAGTAAGCCACGGTGAATATTGGAACGATGCAAAAATGAGAGTACATAATAACGATATTCAATATTACGATGAACATTATGGATGGATTCAAGTATATGCTTTAAACATAGATATGGTGAAACAATTCGGTAGTGTAGTAACTAGTGACATGTTAGGTTCAGTAATTGAAGTTAGATTCCCAGACGGTACAGTTGAAAAAGGAATTGTAATGGATGTATGTGGAGCATGTGCTAGAGCTAAAAAGATTGACAGATACGTCTATAACATGGATAATGCAAGAGGTTATGGAGGTCATGTAGAAGGCATTGATTTCCGATTCGTTAGATTCGGATTTGATGATATATTATTTTGAATGGAGCAGATAACATGAAAGTAGTAGACAAAAAAAGTAAAGCTCATAGTTTACAAATTGAAGGAGTATTAGAACTACACAATGGAGTATTATGTGTAGTAGAATTTGATGGAGAAGGAGACGTTGTTCGTGCAATTCCTTTACATCGAATTTTAGATGAACGTGAGTTACTAGGTGTAGATGTTAAAGTGAAAGTTGATGAACCTACTGAAAAAGAAGAAACAGAACTTTCATTAGAATAGCATATAATAACAATCTTGAAAGAAGGTGTTCGTTATGGCTAAATGCGGTGGAGGAGCTAAAAAATCTACTAAAAAAGTTAAAAAAGGTGGTAAACGTAAAGGTTGCTAATTAACCTTAACAGTAGACGTAACGTCGATTAGCCTTCCAAGATTAGTTTCTTGGAAGTATATATTTAGCAGTGCCTAGACGGTGTTCACATAATGCTAGTGACATGAACTGCAAAAGTGTAGGACAAAAGTGTAACATAGAGCCTATTCCGACATGGCGGACTTGTAAATATACCATGAACTTGACCTTCCTTGTAGGTAGGAAAATACAAGGTGTTACACATTAATTCGATAGAACTTGCGACATCTAGGCTAGGTGGTGGAACTCATAGAAGAGCTAGTCTTTTAACTCTATGAGAACAGTGGTAAGGCATAGAAAGACTTGATTGAACATGTCAATAAAATTAATCCTGTTACCTACTCACAGTAAAGAGTACTACCCATAAAACTTCGGCTAAGAGAAGTAAAACATTGGCACATTTGCAAGGTAGTATATACCTTGCTCTATTGTTTGGGACAATAAAGTTTATTGTCCGAAACAATAGACTGTAGAATCTATTGTGCAAAACCTACCTATGTTAGTATCGCTTTTCTCTAATCTATCTTTCCATCTCATATCTATGATAGATATAGGGATTAGCGTATACTAACATCTCCTTAAACTATTGTGAATACTACTGTTGCTTGTAGTATTAATATTAATACATCTTGTTGTTTGGGTGAGGATAACCAAATAAATTTGGTTCCTCAAATAGGCACATCTTTCTCCCCTTTAGGTGTGTCTATTTGAGGTTTTAATTTGAAGGGAGAAGATTAATAATGGACAACTTCCAAGGTGTCAAAAAACGGAATGGTGAAACAGATTGGGAATTCTGTTGGAGATGTATTTGTGGTAAAATTGAAGGACAATTAAATTGCGATTGGCAAGATATTGTTGAAGAATTCGAATTAGGAGTACATCGTGATACATTGCGTAAAGCAGTCAATGTTGGAGAGTTTAGTGCATATAAAGTCGCTAAATATTATGAAGACTTAATGATTAAACAAATCCAAAACTCAAAATCAGATGCAGTGAAAGATATTGAAAACAAAGTAAGACAGTTACAAATTGAGAAACAAAAACTAAAAGACCAACGTACAGAGTTAAATCGTTTGATTAGAACACAAGCACGTTGGGAACAAGTAATTGAAATATTAGAGGAACAAATTGAAGCATATGAATATCAAAAAAGTGAATATGCAGAAGCAAGACAATATGAATCAGATAAAAATGTAGCTTCATTAATGTTATCTGATTGGCATATTGGAGCTAAGTTTGATACTTACTTAGAATCATATGATACCGATATTGCTAAATATAGAGTTAAATTATTAAAAGATGATGTAATTGAATATTGTACTCTACATAAAATTGATACTCTATATATTGAAATATTAGGAGATATGGTTAGTGGTATCATTCATGTAAATAACAGACTAGCTCAATGTGAAAATATTATCCAACAAAACATTATCGCTAGTGAGATGTTAGGAGAACTTATCTTTGAATTAGCTAAAGTAGTTCCAAACATTAAATTAGTATATTGCGTAGGTAACCATGGTCGTGTTAATGCAGATGTAAAAGAAAGTATTGCAGAAGAAAACTTCGAATATTTAATTAGATATTACTTAGAAGTTAAATTGCAAAACTTACCTAATATTGAATGGTTAGACAATGAAGTAACACCAGAAATGTGTGTTTATACATTACCAAATGGACGTACTATTGCTTCTATTCACGGTCATAGAGAACGTAAAAATACATACCAACATACAGTTAAAAACTTAACAGACTTCTGCGAAGATTTCAGAATCAATGAAGTTCATATGGGGCATTTCCATAACCATCAAGTAATTAATAATGTTGTGGTAAACGGTTCTATGATGGGTTGTGATGAATATGCACAACGCTTCAAATTCCATGCAGACCCAAGCCAGACATTAAGAGTATATGATAAAAAAGGTAATATTGTGACTTATGAGATTATATTAAAATAAATTAAAATCGTGACCAGTGGGGATAGAATTACGATTCTCCCCATTATCATGCTTTTAATTGTAATAATTTGAAGGAGGGTAGGATAATGGCTACCAGTAAAAGACGTAATACTAAAAAGTTCAAATGTTTTGAGTGCGGTGAAAACCTACCAGTTACAGAAAACTTTTACAAAAATCCTGCAAATCCTACTGGACATTGTTGTATTTGTAAAGATTGTTGTCTTGCATTAGCAACAGATGATACTGGAGAATTTGTAGTGAGAGACAAAATGATAGCTTTAATGCGTAGATTAGATAGACCATTCTTTCAATCTACGTTCATCAAATTCTGCGAATCAAGTGATGGTTATCCAATACGGATTGTAGGCGGATATATCGGAAGTATAAATCGTGGAGCTTATAAAGAATATACATTTAAAGATAGCGATTTTGGAGAAGACCCAGAAGTTCAAAAAGCATATGAAGATATGGGCTATGAAGTTGACACTAGCGAAAACGATTCTCTTAAAATTGACGAAACAAATGTAGGAACACAAACTGGTAATACTGAAAATTCAGAATTTAAGAAAACAAGAAATTATACTACTGCTCGTAAGGCAGAGCTACAGAAAAAATGGGGAAAATTCAATAGCATAGATTATCTAGAACGTTGTGAAGATATGTATGCAGAAGTAGTAAATGGTGGTTATCAAATCATGTCTGCAATGCACGAAGTGTCTCTAAAGAATGCGATTAAATTACAAATAGAATATGATATGGCTATTGAATCTGGACAATATGAAAAAATGAGTAAACTATCACCTCAATTAAAAACTGCTAGGGATGAAGCACGCTTAAATCCTAAGCAAATTAAAGAGGATTTCCAACAAGGGGGATTCTCAACATTTAGCGAAATGTCGTTGACAGTTAATCAAGATAGAGGTAGGGTTTACCTTGATATGAAATATCTAGTAAAACCTCACGATGACATTGATGTGTTAATGTTCGAATATGTTAACTATTGTAGACATATGGAACAGATGCCAGAGATGGAAAACTATGGAGAGTTATATGCCTTCTTCTTAAATCGTATTCTAGAATTAACTGAATCAGACGACCCAGAGGATTATCTAAGAGTAAAATCAGAAATGGAAAAATATAATTTATTGGAACTTGCTAAGAAATATCATGATAAGATAAGTAGTAAAAATTAGGTGATACTATGACAGAGATATTAAAAGTTCCAACAACCTTACCACCAGAAAAGCAAAAAGATATGTGGCAAGAGTTATTAGCTTTCTGGCAATGGTACCCAGATTTATTCTTAGACGCAGTAACACCTAAAGACCCAGAGACTGGTGAGAAATTAGGAATTGAACTTGACCCATCACAACGTATGTTTATGCGTTCAATGTTTAGATTTGAACGTACATATCATTGTTATTCAAGGGGTTGGGGTAAAACCATGGTTGAGTTATTAACCAACTATACTAAATGTGTGCTTGTTCCAAATACACAAATATTCCTAACTTCTTCAACTATGAAATTAGCTTCAAATTTAATCAAACAAAAACATGCAGAAGTATTACGCTTCTTTCCATTCTTTGAAAACGAAATTGAGAAATGTAGTATCAAAGAAAATGGAGCGTATATTATATTTAAAAATGGTTCACGTATAGATACGTTACCTAATAGTCAAGATGCTAAAGGTAACCGTGGTAATCAAATTTGTAGTGAAGAATCTGCATTATTAACTAAAGCAGTATTCGATGACGCTATCGAACCAATCGTATCTGAACCATATAAAAACCAAAGAACTCAAAAACGTCATCCATACATCTTGAACGGATTACACTTCATCACAACAACATATTTTGTGAGTACCGATGCTTATAGACAAAATCTACAATATACTAAAGAGATGCTAAACCTCGAAGGAAGTATTGTCTTTGGAGCATCTTGGAGACTACCTATCGCATTCGGTCGTGGACGTAGGGAATCAGAAGTCCTTAAAATTAAAAACCGTGTATCGCCTTTATTCTGGCAAACTAACTATGAAGAACGTTGGATAGGAGGTTCTTCTAATAGCTTAGTTGATACAATGAAGTTAATACAATCAAGAACACTGGATGAACCAGAATTAGAATCTGATGGTAAAAATGACTACTACATGGGAGTAGACGTTGCACGTTCAGAAAACGATGGAAATAACCAAACATCAATAATTGTCGTAAAGGCAATACGTGATGGAAATAAACGTGTCGTTAAGTTCCAAGTAGTATTCTTAACAAATATAAAAGGAACAGTGCAAATGCCAGACCAAGCAATTATGATAAAACGTATCGCAAAAAACTTTAACATAAAATGTTGCGTAGTGGATATCAATGGTCTTGGTGTTGGGTTAAATGACTTTTTAATTAATAGTTCATTTGACGAAAAAACCAATACAGTATATGATAGTTGGGAACATATTGATTATAAAGAAAAACTATCAAAAGACCCAACTGCCAAACGATGCTACTTCCCTATAAAAGCACAAGGTATAAACCATAATATCATTGTTAACTTCCAAACATTATTTAGTAGTGATATGGTGCAATTATTAAAAGAAGTAGACCAAAATGAATATGAACTATTTGGAGATAGCTTTACATGTAAAGAACTTAGCTATATCCATACAGATTTATTAGTAGATGAATTAATAAACTTGACAGCAGTTCCAACTAGTCAAGATGCTAGAAAATTAACGATTAAACGACAAACAAATAAATATGATAAAGACCGTTATTCTGCATTAGCATATGTATTATATTATATAGTATATTATGATAATGGAGGAACATATGAAGAGGAAGACGATAGTGACGAAATGTTAAGATTCTTGGGTATGTCATTCTCTAGCCCAAGAATTAGACCAAGAGGAAGATAAAAGTAGAAAGGAGTGATAACATTGTATAATGAATATGGAATAGATACGACTAATATGTCAGAAGAAGAATTAGCATTATTCCAAGAAATGATGAACTTTGCTAAAGCAACTAAGCAAAATAAAAATTCAGTTATGAACGATTATCGTATCAATACATCAACAGTTAAAACATATGGGGATTACGATTCTGATTCAGTTACAGAAATGTTAGCAGACCCACGTTCATATGAGACAGAATTACGTGAGTTAGCTAGATATTTATATAATACAAGTCGTATGTTTAAAACTGTAGCAAGTTATCTACCATCTATTGCTATGTATTGCCCTGTAGCTATCCCAACTAGGGTCGGTGATTTAAAAGGGAATACTATCGCAGTGCAATATGAAAAAGCAACCAAATATTTAACTAAATTAAATTTACCACATTGTTTGCACCAAGTGTGTGCAACATGTTGTATTGAGGATGTATTCTATGGTCTAGAATTTGAAAACGACCAAACATATTATATTAAACAATTAAATCCTGCATACTGTCGAATTTCATCAGTAGAGTATGGATGTTATAACTTTCAATTTGATTTAACATTCTTTGATAAATCTGCAAATAACGATGTAGATACCACACTATTAGAACAATATGATTTGTTTATCAAAGGTTTCTTTACAAAAGCATATAATGCTTATAAGAAAAATAGCGATACTAAATTAAGATGGGTTGAAATTCCAGCCCAAAACTCAATTTGTATTAAATGGCATGAGGAGTTAGATTATGTATTGCCACCTTATGCTAGTATTTATCCAGATATTGCAGATATTGAAGATTATAAAGCACTAAGTAAAACAAGTGAGGAACAAAACAACTATAAAATTATTGGTTTTAAAATTCCACGTTTTGATAATACCAATATTGAACCTAGACCTGATAACTGGGCAATCAAAATGACAACTGCTCAATTATTCTATCAAATGACTAGAGATTCTATTTCTGATTCTGTAGGTATCTTCTATACACCTATGGACTTCGAATCTATTAGTTTCAACTCTAATCAAACAAGTACACGGAACAAAGTAGCAGAATCTACAGAACAATTATTTGATGGATTAGGATTTAGTCAACTTTTATTCAATTCTGATAATGCTACAACATTAAAATTCTCTATCAAAATTGATGAAGGTCAACTATTCAAGTTCTATCGTCAAGTTGAAGCATGGGTTAACCGTAAACTAGTATACAATTTCCAAGGTAACTGGAGATGTCAACTAGTTGATACAACTGTATTTAGCAAAGATGATTTAGTAGACCAATACTTAAAACTTGCTACATATGGAGTACCAGTAGTTCCTTACTTATGTGCAGTGGTTGGAATGAACCAAGTTGATATTCAAGCATTGAATTATATTCAAAATAATATTCTACAAGTATCAACTGAATTCTTACCTCTTGTTTCTTCAAATACTCAATCTGCTACAGATGATAAAGGTGGAAGACCAGAAGAAAAGAATACAAATAGTGAAAGCACTATTGTAAATAAAAATAATGATACCAATGAAGCTAAATAAAGGGAATGGTTTAAATGTTCATTTACACTAGTAATGAAAAAGATATTGAAGTTTTAACAAAAAGGGAATTCCCTTTAGTCAATGTATTAGAAGATGGAACGCACATCTTCTTTTCACAATGTCCTAAAGATATGTTTGTTGGTTTCTCTTATGAAGAATTAGAGGATGCAACATTTACAGACATGTATCACTTCTAATCTTGAAAGGAGGTGAATAAGATGGAATATAAACTAAAAGAACCTATGGCAGTTAGTATTCCTACATTTGCTACATTTAAACAGGAAGATAGTCAAATAAAACTAAATAATCCAAGTTTCTATCCTTGTTCTGTACGAATTATGGCTATAGATACTATTGCCAATAGAATGAAATTTAGCGAAGATACAACCATCAATGCTTTACCTTCACTTCCAAATGTTCCTCTTGTAGCACTTTATAAAGAGGATATTGATGATTTTGGAGACCACGAAATGTATAAAGATGAAGAAGGTAGATTACGATATCATACCTATCCAATCGGTACTATTCCAGAATCTGCTAACCAATGGATTGAAAAAGTGACAGACGAAGAAGGTATAGAAAGACTATATTTATGTTCAGATGCTTTACTATGGAAACGTCAACATAAAGAATTCTCAAAAATTAAAGAGATGGAGCAAATGTCTGTTTCTATGGAAGTACAAATTACTAATGGTAAGTTCAGTGAAGATAGAATTCTTGAAGTAGACAACTTCTTCTTTACTGCTGTAACAGTATTAGGTGAAAATGTTAAACCGGCATTTCATGATGCTATGATTAGCACTTTTACAGAAGAAATTGAATATCAAGAAATGATGTCTGAACTTAAAGAATATATGAGACAACAATTTGAAGGAGGAAACGGTATGCCTAATGCAAACTTTAAACCAGATGGTGTTGAGCCAGAAAATACACAACCTCAACAACCAGAAGGGGGGCAACCTAGTGAACCACAAGAACCTGTAAATCCAGACCCAGTTGAACCAAAAGAAGATTACAAAGCTATGTATGAAAAAGCGATGAAAGATGCAGAAGCATTGGAAGCAGAATATGGTAAAACTATTGCAGAAATTACAGGTGAGAAAACTAATCTAGAACAACAATTACAACAATTACAAGCAGACACAGAATCTAAAATTCAATCAATGACTACTGAATTGGAAGAATTACGTCAATACAAAGCAGAAGTAGTAAAAGTTCAAAAAGATGCTTTTAGACAAAGAATCATTGAGGATTTCGGAGACTTACAAGATAACGACGAATTCAAAGAACTATTAACTAAAATTGATGACTTAGAACCAGAACAAGTAGAGATGAAATGTTATGCTATTGTTGGAAGACAAGCTCGTGCTAACAAAAAACAATCAAAAGCACCAACGTCTTCAAGAATCCCAGTTACTACCCCTACTCAACCTCAAAATAAATCTAAAAATGATGGATATAACGGATTACTATTAAAGAGAAAATAGGGATTAGTATAAAAGTAATAATAACAAAATTTTAAGATTAACCAAGGAGGAATACATAATGGCTTTATTTATGTGTAACACATCAAATGTCCATGAGATGAAAATTGGACGTCCACAAACAGTTTTATTAGAAGCAGATATGCCAAACGGAGCAATCGTTACTTTAGGAGCTACTAAAGAAGCAACTGCTCGTGAATTAGACCATGTTCATGCAGTAACAGAAGGTGCTTTAACTTCTGTAGTTGGAGCTTTCGTAGTTGTAGCTCCAGAAATCAATGCTCAACAATATCGCACTATTGATGGGCAAATTGGTAAATTTGTTTTAGAAGCAGGTGAAACTTACTCTGCTTACATGTTACAAAAATTAGACCGTCTTGAATATTCAGATGCTTATTTTATGAACGCTTCTGCTTTACAAGTTGGTGACAAAGTAAACGTACAAGCTAAAGGTACTAAAGGTGAACGTTTTGTAGTTAACTCTACTGGATGTATGCGTATTGTATCTATTGTTGATTTATGGTTACCAGTTATGTTACAAGCTAACATTGCTACAGCTCAAGGTTCTGGAAACCCTGCTAAATTAATGCCAGCTTCTGTTAAAATGATTAAAGTTGAAGTTGAAAAATAATTTTATTTTTTTAAATCTATTAGATTCATAAGGAGGAATATCACATGAAATTTACTGCTCATGATGTAGCACGTTTATTAATTGATAATCATGCTGGTAAAGTTGTAGTACCAGCTTGTTTTTCAGAAGAAGATGTATTAACACCAGAAGAAGCTATTACTAATGCTTTCTTCCAAATTATGGGTGTTGACAAAGATACTGCAACTGTAAAAGACATTCAGTTAGCATTCCGTCAAGAAGAAGTTCGTAATGGAATCTTCGCCATTATTGAAGAAGTTATTCGTGAAGGAATTATTAACGAAGCATGGCGTAACGCTTTCTTTGACCGTTTCGTTGAATCTCGTTCACAAGCTCGTGGAGACAAAACTGTATTCTACATTGAAGCTCGTAACGAATTAGTAGTTTCTCGTATCTCTAAAGATGGTCGTGTGGCTTTAGACCGTCAAAGATTCGATGAAGGTGCAGAATTAGAAGTTAAAGTAGCTACTTACGGTATCAGAGTATATGAACATTTAGCTCGTATCCTATTAGGACGTGCAGACTGGTCTGGATTAGTAGCTCGTTTAAACGAAGCAGTAGAACAATTTATCGCAGAAAAAGTTTATGAAACATTCGCAATCGTTTGCAACAACTTACCAACTCAATTCCGTCATGCAGGAGCTTACAACCGTAAACAAATCATGGAAAAAGTACAAGCAGTTAAAATGGCTTCTGGAGCAACTTCTGTAACTTTAGTTGGTACAGCAGTAGCTTTAGAATATTTACAAGATGCAGAATTAATGAATGACGACCGTAAAAATGAATTATACAACAACGGACGTTTAGGAAAATGGATGGGTATCGACTTAGTTGAATTACCTCAATCATTTAAACAAGGTTCTGCATTAACTAAAAAAGTTATGCAAGACGATGTTATCTTCATCGTTCCTAACAATATCGGAAAACCAGTAAAAATGGTTGTAGAACCAGAGTTAATGGATATCAACGAATCAGGTGTTCGTGTTGACGATACTATCGAATTTGCAGTACGTTTCTCATTCGGATGCAACGTTATCACTGGTAACGTATTAGGATTAATCTCTGCTGAAGGAGTAACTGTAAAATAATTAGTATTAACTGATTCTTTAGATATTAGTTCTACAATATTTAATTAATTGATAGATTGGAAAGGTTTATCCTTTCCTATCGATTGAGTTAATTAAGCTCTTTGAAAGTGGTGAGAATAATGACAACAAAAAAGGTTGTAATTTACAATCTCAAACAAGCATCTAAGTTTATCAAATATGGTTTGCTTCCTATAGATTGGAAATATAAACTTGAAAAAGATGAAGTAAAAATAGGGCTTATATTTGAGGTTGATGAATTATACAAAGAATTAATGAAAAAATGGTGTGACCACGAATTAGAATAGAAAGGATGAATTTGAAATGGCAGAAGAAACTAAAAAGACTACAACTGCAAGAAAACCTAAATCTAAACCAGAGCCAAAAGAAGAAGTAGTCGATATGAACGCCATGGCTCAACAAATGCAACAAATGATGCAGATTATGGCTCAACAACAACAAATGATTATGCAACTTCAACAACAAAATAAAGTTGATGAAGAAAACAAAAACGATGAAGCTCCTAAGAAAAAATCAAGAGTTCGAATTACAGAAAAAGCAGATAAAGGATTAACTAAACAAGGATTACGAAGAAAATATAAAGATACAGATATTTACTTAACAAGTGTATTCACTGGTAGTGTAGCGTTCGATGGTAAAAACGATACGTATGTGTGGTCTAACTATGGAGATGTACAACCAGTGACAGTTGGAGATTTAATTGATATGAGTAGATATGATAAATACTTGTTAACTCCTTGGCTAGTATTGGATGATTATGAAAATGATGAAGAGCTACTTGATGATGTTATTACGTGCTTAGGACTAGAAAGAATGTATCGTAGATTATACATTTTACAAGAATTAGAAGACGACATTAATTCAGTAGACATGAATGAATTGTCTAATATATTACAAGAAAATCCAGAGTTAAAAATTGACGTGTGTGTAATTGCACAAAATAAAATTGATAGTGAAGAACTAGAAAACTATAGATTAATCGCAGAATTCGAAAAATTAATCGGTAGAACATTAAATAAAAAATAATAGGGGCAATATGCTCCTAAAAAGGGAGTGATATTGTGAACTATAATCAAGTTATTAACATGGTTCTTAGTTTATTAAGGGAGTATAGATATGGAAACTATACCTTTGAAGAAATAAAACAAGAATTAGGTGTATGTGTTAATATTGTTCTAGCTAAAGCACAATTATTTGATGTTAGCTTTGATTCTGATTTTATGGAATTCAATAGAGACCTAACAAATATGGAAGCTACAATCATATCATATGGTTTATTAATGCAATGGTTATCTCCTTCTGTATACAATAGTGAAATGCTAGAAAGTCAACTAACTTCTAAAGAATTTACAAGTTTTAGTAACGCTAATAGAATTAACAGTGCAATCTCTCTTTATAAATTAGCTTCTAATGAATTTTATTATCTTATTACTATTTATGACGATAAATATCAACGTGCATTATGGGAAGAAGAAGATAAATAATGGACTATTTTGATTTATATAAAAGAAGAATAGGGAATAAAAGTAGTGAGATAAGAGAAGTTAGAAAACAAACATATGAAAGCACATTAGATAGAAATTTTGAACTAAGTGATGGATATGTTAAAGGTACGTATAGGGATAGAACGCATGTAGATGAAGGAATATATGAATCTGTTGAGATAGATATGATGATGCGTATAAGTACCAATAGTTATGAAAGATACCTAACTTTTAGACCAAATACTCAATTAAAAATAGGTACTTATATAACAGTTGGTGAAGAAACAATGGTTATTAGGGAACTACAACAAAGAGAACCAATGCCAACCTATCGTGCTTTTGCATGTAACCAAGTATTAAAATTAAAAGGTTGTCCAATAGAGTTTCCTTGCTTTAGTTTCAATAGCACATATTCTTCTAAAGGTATGATTGATATTGATAGAGCATATGGTCTAGATTCACGTAATAAATTATACATCCAAAAAAATAAATTCTCTAATAGATTACTAGAAAACCATAGAGGATATAGAATCAGACTTGGTGATGAAGATGGTTACTATTCATTTTACATCACAGAGATGGATGATTTATCATACAAAGGAATGTATGTTATTAGTTTAAAGATTGATGAAATACACCCATTAGATGAAAATGAATATTCATATAACGAAAATCAAATAGACTTCTCTGATTTATGTGGAATTGTTAATGGAGAAATTGACACAACAATAGTGCCAGAACCTAAACTATATGGAGATTCATATGTCATATTAGGAGACGTTGTAGAAATCGTTTCTGATAAAGATATTATGATTTGGGTTGAATCTACGGAAGACTTAGAGGTTATATCTAAAGATTCAAGAACATTTAAAGCTAAAGCTATCAAGCAAGGTTTTACAGTTTTAACTGCTATTGATTTAGATGGAAAAACTATAAATAAAACAATAAGAATTAAATAGAAAGGGGTGTTATGGGTGGAGGTCAATGCAAAATATATCGGAACAAAAAGTAATAAACTAAGACGTGTTCCATATATTGAAAAGTTCATTTGTGAGCAACTTGATTGTCAAGAAATTAGACGCTTATGTAGATACCTAACTTTAGACCCTTTAGAAGATGTTGCTCTCGATTATGCAGGAAATCTTGTTGAACAACCAGACTTGCAAGATAGTCTAATGAGTAAAGTTGTTCGTGACAAGGTTAGTGGGGGGTGTGAAGACCCCATTGTTACTAATTACATGTTTTCAGATACAATCTTACAGAACTCTCACATCATGATATTCGTTTATTGTTCAGAAATCGTATTCTCTGAACGTGCCGCTAGATACGGAACTTCTACAATGGGATACCAAACATTTAATGTTGATATAGTATATCCTATTGAACTAGATAAAATATGTGACGGTATGAAACGTTCTTGGGCTATAGCTTCTATATTGATGGACAAATTAGATGATTTATTATGTGAAGACCCTAAATACGTTCCACACATTGGTAATGTTAAATTCGAATTTAAAGAAAATCAAGCTACTAACTATAAACTAGCACCAAATACTTCTATGGCTATGCTTACCGTACCATTTACCGTAACAGTAGTCGGAATTCGTAGTTAGGTGATACCATGAGTTCAGATAATTTTTGGAGACATTACCGAAACATTCCTATTCCAGTTGGAGGATTATCTGTATCTCCTCTTCCGGTAAGGTTGAATGATTGGGATAAATTTGTGGGTATAGGAAATATGTATTTGAAAATATGCAACGACTTATTAAGAAAAAGACTAAAACTAGACGAATCAATTCTCTTATTCGACTACATAGAAACACTATTAATCCAATCATCTACTAACTTAGAATCGGAAGACCCATCAGAAAATAAAGTTAGGGAGTTTGGAGATATGTTGTCATATTGTTTCAGATTGCCAATTGAAGGGTTAGTTCAAAAGAAAAAAGGACAACTACATCTTGTCTATAGAATAAATGGCAACGATAAAGATTTGATTACTAGAGACAACTATGAAGAAATAAGAGAATTAATAATGGAGCAAAACCTAATCTTTGAACCAATAATAGCACCGAATCAAAAATCACAAGACTTGATTGATAAAGCTATTAAAAGATTATCTGATAGTGGCTCTAATGTAGAAACAAATATAGAATCTATGCTAGTTCTTGTATCAAGACATAGAGACATAGATGATGATAGCTACACTTATTACCGTCTTAGAGCAGACTATGAGATGGAGCTTAGATTAGAACAATCTAGAGCTATTCCAACTTATAGGGCAGTTGGAGCAGATATTCCTCCTATTGAATTAGGAGAAGTATTAAGTATGCACAAAGACCAATACTCTAAAGATAAATTATTTAAACGTAACGATAGAGCAAAAGATGCTCAAGCTCTATCAAGAGACTAGGATAAAATAGGGAGATGTTAAAAAGGATTCCTATTTATCATATATAATACAATATTAAGCCAAAAGTGGCAAGAAAGGATGTTTTTATAATGGCTAAACAAGCAAATCATGAAATCGAGTTTTTACTTTCAGTAGCAGACGTTCTTTTATTAGACGCACAAGGAAATCAATTAGCTTCTGCAACTTTAAAATCTCACAACATGACTCAATCAGTAGATACTACTGAAATCCGTGGTGGACAACGTAACGACGTATTAGCAACAATCAAAAACAACAAAACTATCGAAGTAACAATCGAAGATGTTCAACAACAACGTGACTTCATCGCTATGATGTTAGGAGCAGAAATCCAAGCTGGACAAACAGTTGAAGCCTATGTATTACCACAAGGTTTAACTGTAAAAGATGGTGCAGTAACTTTACCTCATGAACCAAAATCAGGTGAAACTGTAGTTTATACTAAAGCAGACGGTACTCCTGTTGAACAAAGTGCAATTTCTAGTTTATCAGACGGAGAAATCATTTTCTGTTCTGGATACAAATATGATGCACAAGCAGAAAAAATGGTAATCGCTTCTGACAAATTTGCAGGTTCTTTCAAAATGGTATTGGACGAACAAGTATTCGACGCAGATATGCAAGTTATTGCTCGTAAACAAACTGTATTCCACAAAGTTATCCCTAACGATTCATTCACACTTGAAGGTTCAGCAGAACGTGCAGAAAAAACTATTTCTTACACATTCACTGTAGCTCTTGAATCTGGACAACAAGACTTAGGATACATTGCTTATATCCCAGTAGCGGCAGAATAATCACTAAGGTGGTTGATAGGCTACACATATTTTATGTGTAGCTCATTGAACCATCTTAGAGTGGAGATTTGAAAAATTATATAGGAGTGATTTGAAGTATGGCTAAGCTAACAAATTTACGTAAACATGATATTCGTTGTGTTGTACATTTAGACAATGGAGTAATAGTTAAAGCGTTCAATCAAGACCAGATTGATGATTTACGTTCCAACTACAATGAAGAAAAAATGGTAACTGTTTTCAATCCATCTCTAGAGGATAAAGAACATATTATTGATATTTTAGACAACAACACAAATGAAGATGGGGAAATTAGTGTATCTGGAGCACCGTTTTTAGCGTTAATGCAGTTAGTAACAGACATTGAGTTTGGAGAATTAACAGATGAAGAAGCGTTAGAAATTGTTGATAATCCTAACGATATGCTAGAAGCAGTTAATTTAGAACTAAATCGACTATTAATTGAAATTGTTAAACAACGTTATGAAACAATGAAAACTCTAACTTCATTACCAGAGCCAATGTTAAAAGATATGTTGTCTGCTAAAGTAAAAGAATTAGAGGAAGAAGAAGCTAAAAAATTAGCAGAAGAACAACGTAAAGCAGAAATTGAAGCAAAACGTAAAGAACTTGAAGCACAACTTGCAGCACTTAAATAAGGAGTGGGTAATGTGCCGACAATAAATACTACTGGTATGTCACCAGAACAAATGGCAAGTAAGATTAATGAGCTATTCTTAAAAGATTTATATGAGTGTTTTGAAGAAGTTTTTTATGAACTAGCTATGGAAAGTATGGAGATGGCAGTACATAAGGATGTATATGCAAAATATACTCCTAGTGGTAGAGGTAATGCCTACACAAATGGAGTAGGTGGCTATCAACGAAGAAAAGGAAAAGGAGGGTTATCAGACCCTTCAAACTTTGATATACAAATATACCAACAACCCAATGGCAACATTGTAGGATACGTAAGAAACTTAACTAGAGGTGTAGGTAAAGCATTTGAATTAGATGAAGTAATTGTTAGTGGTATGGGTTACGACTGGACTGATTCAAGAATTTATAGGATGCAACCTTTCCCTCGTGATTTCTATCAAGGAACAATAGATAGAATTGAAGCATCTAATTGGGTTTATCATGTTAGACGATTGATGAATCAAAGAGGATGGCGTACAGTAGGAAAATAACGAGAGGGGTACATGACGAGCTTTTATGCGAAATCATCTACCTCTCTTTTTTTTAGCGTTATAAAAATAACGAATTCTTAATAAGGAGGTTGATGATTTTGAGCACAAATATGGGTTTTACTTATACTTTATCCGTAGATGAAAAGAAAACCGTAGATAACCTCAACAAATTCATCACAAATACTTTTGGGAAAAATGGTTTAAAAATCCCTATTCAGTTGGATATTAAATCTGATTTTAATACTCAACAAGTACAAGATATTCAAAAAAAATTAGATTCTTTGTATAAAGGCAAATTAAAACTAAACGTTGCAGTAAGCATCAACATGGATTCAATCACAAAAACTGCAATAAATAAAGCACAAACTAAATTAGATTCATTCGCAGAAAAATTAACAATGAAAGTTGATTTACAAATTAGCGATGAAGCATTAAGCAAATTCTCAACTTCTTTATCTATTTTTAAAGAAATGAATAAAGAGCTTGGCTCAATTCAAACTAAATTAAACAACTTTAATAAAAAAATATCTATCAATATCGGTAATATTGACTTAGACGGTCAATACAAAAAAGTAGAAGGAACTACTAAAGAGATAGAAAAAACTAATAACGCTGTAGTAGATAAAATAAGGGAACAACTTATACAACAAAATAAAACATTATCAAATTTAAAACAACAATTAAACGCTAAAGCAGAAGAAAAACGTCTTGAAGAAGAAAAAGTTGAAGCAATGAAAAAGGCTCAAAGTATTGCTGAAAAATCTAAATCTGATGTAAAAGATTCTAAACAAAAATTAGATACATTAAATAAACAATTAGAAACAAACGATAAAATTGTTGAATCGTTAGAAAGACAAGAAGAACAAGCCAAGAAAACACAACAGGCTCAACAAGATTTAGCAGACCAACAAGAAAAATCTGCTAAGAAAATAGCAGACCTACAAGATAAACAAATAGATGCAAAAACAGTAAATGAAACTGCAAAAGCAGAACAAAAACAACATGAACAAAATATCAAATTAATTAATGATGAAATTAAAGCGTTGGATAAAAAGAAAGAAAAACTAGACGAACTAGGAGATGGCAAGGTAGTATCTGCTAATAAACCTACTAAACAAGAAGCAGATAAAAAAGTAGAAACTAACGAATCGGTTAAACAAGTAGAAACTGTAGCAAATAAAACTGTTAGTTCGATTAAAAAAGTAGCAGATGTAACTAATGAAATAAATAAACAACAAAATAAAACTGCAAAACAAACTTTAGAAACAGAAGAAAAAGTTGCTAAAACTAAACAACAAACTGTTAATAAATCTAAAAAAGCTACACAAGACCAATTAAAAGATACTATAAAACAAAATGAAATAGCAGAAGCTATCAACTTAGAAAACATTGAAGTAATGCGTACAACTAAAGAAATGACCAAATACGAAAAAGAAGTGTATCAAGGTCTATTAGAACAACGTAATGTATTAAGAGAAAAGAAAAGAGATAAACGTGATATTAGTGAGTATACTGCCGAGGAGATTAGACAAGAGCAACAATATCTTGACTTATTACAAAAAGAACTAGAACTAAATCTACCAAATACTACTAATACTAAAGATTATGCAGGTAGCAAATCAAATAGTACTAAGAAAATGAAAAAATATGGTTTGAACGAAAATAGTGATACTTCTAAACTATCAGAATCAGAACGTGCAGAAATATTAAATGCACAATTAGATGAAACAAGAAAAAATGTAGCAAATAGATATACTCGTGACTTATTAAAAGAAATAGGAGACCTTCAAGATAAGTTTAATGGTAAACTACATGTAGCAAACGAACTACAAGATAAATTAAACACAAAACTTAAAAAACATGAAGAAAGACAAGAGAAAATTAATGAATCTAAAGCTAAAAATAAAGCTAGTAAATTAATGTATCCAGATGCTAAGTCATATGTTACAGAGGAAATGTTTGGGTTCACCCCTGCTCAACTTGACGAGCTAATAGAAGAATATGAAGAAAAACTTCAATTTAAAACTAAATCTGGACAAATTGATGATGTTACAGATAAAACAATCACAATGATGGAAAAACAAGTTGATAAACTTAAAAATTCATTAAAAGGCTTAGATGGAGAAAATTTAACAAAAGTTCAAAAACAAATTGATAAATTAACTAAAAATATTACAACATTTAAAGAGCTTATGAATACTGTTCAACAACTACATGCTCTTTTGTATGAAAAAGACGTTAATCGTGAATTTACTATTTTAGATGACGAAGCAGAAGAAGATACAAAACAAGCAAAACAATTAGTTACACAATCCGTTGCTTCGATGAAACTATATTGTCAACAAGCAGACGAATATGTTGCGGCACTTGATTTAATTAGACACGCAAGTCAAGAATTGCGTATGGAGTTTGGATTCTTACGTTCAGATTTAGATAAAAATGCTAAAAATAATGATGAAGAAACATGGACTAAATTAACAGAACGAATGAAAAAACTTCAAGAACAAGTCGGATTTACGGATGCAGAAATGCAATCTTATGCAGAAGCAGAACAAAAACGTAAAGATGAAGAACTTAAAGCTCAAAAAGAACTTGAAGCCCAACGTAAAAAAGCGATGGCTCAACTTGAAAGCCAAGCCAACTTCTTAAAAGAACGTATTAATATGTTAGATGTTGAATCTGATGGATATGAAAAATGTAATAAGGCTCTTAAATCATATGCTAGGGTTTCTAAAAATTCTAATGCAGATTTAACTACAACTACTAAATTAATGAAAGAAGCTATGGAATATATCAATAACGCAGATATGGGTAAAGATAGCTTCATTCCTAAATCTAAAAAATCTAATATATCTAATGCTAAAAACGAACTAGCAACACAAAAAGGTATTACTCAAGAATTAAATAAACAAACTAAAGCAGTTGCAGACAAAGTTGAAAAAACAAAAGAATTTAAAAAAGTAGTAGCAACTAAAGAACAAAATATGTTAGTAGGTAATTCTTTATACGACCCTAAAATTAATGAAAAACGTGAAATCGATGGTGTCGAATGGGTAATCAAAATTGAACATGATGGTACTAAAGAAGATATGGAACGTGCTAAAAAAGATTTAGACCGTATCTCTGACTACATTGATTCTAAATCTAAAGTAATTGAATCTGTAAGAGAAATGGACTTACAAACAAATAAAACTTTAGAACGTAACTTCGTATTTACTGGAGATAACTTTGGTATCGGTAATTTAAAAGATTATGAAAAAGAATTTAATAAAGTATTTGGTAATGCTAAACGTGTGACAGATAACTATAATAAAAAACAATTAGGTGAAACAGTATCTAGAACACAAGCCGCTACAAAAGGATTAGAATCACAAAATCAAGCTCAAATGAAACAAGCTCAAACTGCTAAAAATTTAGTCAACCAACAAAACAATGTAACTAGAGCAGTTAACCAAACTACTAAAGCTCATAATGAACAAGCTAACGCAACTAAAAATGTTGCAAACCAACAAGCTAAGGTAACAAGAGAATTAGAAAAACAAGCTAAAATAATTAAATTTGATAGCGATGAAGCAGTTAACTTTTCATTGAATAATACGAGTATGCCAGATGTTACATTTGCAAAACTTGAAGCGATGCTAGGTACATATATGGATACAGAAAAAGGATTCATTCCTAGCTTCCTAGAAATGCCTAAGGAGTGGAAAGAAGAAGCAGAACACCTTGGTATGAGCTATGAACAAATCCTTGAAGAACAATTTGCTAAGTATACTTATTACTATGAAAGAGCCGCAGAGTTAGAAGAAGAACTTCGTATTTTAAAAGATAAGATTGAAAAAGCCGGTGGCGACCCTAGAAAAAATGAAGAATATAGAGAGAGATATGACGGTATCACAGGATATTTGTCACGAGCTAGACAGGGTGTTCGAGAAGCAATTCAAAATTTAACAGACATTAAAAAAGCTAGTCAATATTATGATTTTGATGGAACAAGAGAAGAACTTGAAAAAGAGTTTGATGAAAGATTCGAGTTCACTAAAACATTCAAAGAACTAGAAGCAGACAAACTTGAAGAGTACATGAAAAGTTCTAGAATTAGAATTGACCAAGCAGAAGAAGAAGCAGACACAATGGTCAAAATTCAAGAAAAAGCAGTTGCCAAACAAAAAGTAACCCCAGACGAATCGTTTAGAAAATCTATTTTAGACATAGCTAATGATGAATTCGACTATTATTCAACAATAGAAGATAAAGAAGAACGTAGAGCAGAAATGCTAGAAGATATTACCGACACAATGAAACACTACGGTAAAACCGTAGAAGATGTTATTGCAGTAAGTGGTAAACTAGCAGACTTATTTAAAGACGAAGCAGACACAACAGAATTGTATAATGTTCAAATAAAAGAACAAGCTAAAGACCAAGATACATTAGCAAGTAAATATGAAGATAGTATTAATACGATGAAACGTGTTATTGAATCTAGCAAAGAATTCAAAATGTCTGGTGAAACTGCTCAAGATGAATGGGAAGATGTAATCGAAACAATCGAAAATGCTAAAGTTGAAGATACATTAGACGCTTGGTGTAGTGCATTTAAAGATATTTCAAAATACGCCAGTGAACTTGGAATTCTTGACCAAATATCAGAATATCTAGCTCCTCATTTAAAAGACTTTAGACGAGCTACTGCTTCAAGTACAAAAGAATCTAGAAAATCTGCAAATAATGAAATTAAAAAAGTTGAAAATAAAGTTGAAAATAAAATTGAAGAACCTAATAAAGAAGTTAAAAAATCTTCTAATGAGATTAAAAAATCTGCCAATGAAGTTAAAAAAGCTAGTAATATAATTAAACAAGCTAACAATGAAATTGAAGAATCTTCTAAAAAATCAACGAACGAAGTTAAAAAACAAGCAGATAAAATGCAAGAAGTGCAGGCTAGTTCAATAAAAACTTCTAAACAGGTAGATTCTCAAAAACAAGCAAACAATGAAATAGAACAATCTATAAGAGCACAAGCAGATGCAAACAAGCAAAAAACTAAACAAGCAGAACAACAATTAAACTTAGCTCAACAACAAACAAAAGAATTACATAAACAATTAGCTATAACAAAAGATATAACAGTTCAACAAATTCAATCAATGTTAAAAACTTACACCACATCTGGTGGTAGAGACTGGGATTTCTTATATAGAGATTCAGAATACGATATAAGAAACTCTAGCAAAAGATGGCGTCAAACATTCATGGAAACCGATAACCTACATAAAATTTATAGAGATAAAGCAAATATGGATAAACGTTTCCTAAGAGAAACATATATGGATGTTGACAAATATTTTAGCTTGAACACTATGGATGATTCTCAATCAGAAGAATTAATAAAAATGTATGCGACATATCATGCTCTTGGAAACATTCTAGATGACATAAGACTTAAAGTTGAAGCGTTGGATTTCGAACATTTAAAATCTTATGAAATAGCTGAAAAATTAGAAGGTAACTTGTATGACGGAGAAAACAGAATTATCGCTGTACAACAAATACGTAAAAAACTAACTCAAGAAATTCTTGGTATAGATGAAAAAATATTAAAACTTCAATCTACTAAACCTACAGATGCTCAAATAGAAGCAGAAGAAGAAAAATTAAGAGTTCTTGAAAAACAAAGAGAAGAAATGTTCCAAAGTGCAGAAGAAACACAAAAATATTATAAATCTATAAGAGATATGGGTCTTGACCCTCTACATAAAAATGGATGGAAAATAATCGAAACAGAAAAAATGCACGCTACATATGCGGCAAAAGCAGGAATGGGCGACTACATAAATAACGAAGGAATAAACATCACAAAAGTTATAGAAGAGGAAAACGCATATAAAGATTTAGATGTAGAAATATCTCGAATTAATTCTAAACTAGCAGATATGCGAAGTATATCAGAAGATATAAATAACTTAACATTTGATAGAATGGGAATACAAGAACAAATCAACAAATGGTTAAAAGTAGAGGAAGACTTATCTAATGGAATCCAATTGGAAACCGTAGATAAAAATGAAAGATGGTACAGAAATTCAGGCGTAATCAAAAATCAAACAAAAGAAATTCAATTCCAACAAGATACGATTGCTAAAACAGAAGTAGTGTTAGAATCTTTGGAACAAGTTGCTAAATCTACATGGAAAGCTCTAGACATTAATGAGAAAAAAGGTAATAAGCTACCAGATGGGGTATTAGAATCTTTAAGACAAAGCATTAAAGAACTTAAAGGAGTAGACCCTAACTCATTAGCTTGGTCTGATATTGCTAGACAAAATATTCAATATATGGAATCTATGGGATTAGCAACAGATAAATATAAAGAATCGTTAAATGACTTAATTGTACAAGTTCGTATGGCAGATTCAGAAGACATGATGGATGCACAAGAAGCAGAATTCTTCGCAATAGTAGCTGATTATGTATCAGATTTAACAGAAGATTATTCTACGTTGGCTGGGGTAGCAAAAACTGCCTATAAAATTTTAGCAGATGGAGCTTTAGAAGGTAAATATAACTACATAGAAAGTATCGTTGACGCATATGATGCTCTTTATAGAATAGACGACCCTAATGACCCTAGACATGCAGAATCTGCTAGAGGATTAATTGAATTCCTAGATGAAATTGGACAACCTACTGAAAAATTAAAACAAGCACTAAATAGTCTTCAACCTACATACGAAGAAAACTCTGACGCTATTTCAAATTATGTTAAATATTTAGATACGTTACAAGACAAATTTGATGAAGTTGCAAAAAGTGTTAACATGAATTGGAAAGATATTGCTCTTGAAAACTTCAAAGAATTATTAGCTACCGGTCAAAACATGCCAGGAATCATTGAAACAAATGTTGATTTCGCAACTCAAAATAAAACAATGAGTTTAGCCGATGAAGATGACTTCTTTAATAAAGACGAACTTTATAACTGGATGGATTTAAACAAATACGAAGAGGAAAATCTACAAACGTTAGAACAACGTGTAGCCTTACTTGCAGAAGAAGCCGCTAAACGAAAAGTCCTTGAAGCGTTAAAACGTAAACAAAGAGAGGACGATATAGCAAATAAAGATGCTAGTCAACTATACAACCAAGTTATGGAAAAAGGTATGGATGACCAAGCTCGTGTTCAAGAAGCTAATAATAAATTATTGCAAGAAGAAGAATCAATTAGAAAAAATATTAATAACTTGCAAGATAAAGCTGAAAATTCTAAAGCTCGTGAAGAAGAGTTACGTAAAGAATTACTTGTTTTAGTAGAACAACATCGTCAATTAATGTCTAACTCACAAGAATTACAAAAATATGATAAATATCTAGAAGAACAAGCAAGAGCAACAGGAGCTAAAACTCAAACAGATATAATTAACATGAAGAAAAATCTACAAAACATGGTAGATATGAACATAGGATACGAACGTAATTCTAAAGGAATGGGATTAGATGACCCTAACACTGAACTTTCAAGAATGTCTAAATATGGAATTGATATCAACAAATTCTTAACAGATTTTGATAAACTTGCAGAAGTAAACAATAAAATCACTGCTGTAACTACAGAATTATCTGACCTTACTGGTATTCAAAGCGACATCCAAAGACAAGAAGCTAAACTTGAAGAAACTACTAAACGTAGAGCAGACATTGAAGAAAAAATCACTCAAGAAAAACAATCACAAGCTAAAGTAACAGAAAATGAAACAGTCGTTGTTAATCCAGAAGAAGTTAACAAGGAAACAGATTCTCTATCAAAATTAAAAGAAGAATTAAAAGATGTAAACGACCAACAAGATAAACTTCAAGAATCATCATCTAAAGCTAAAGAGCTACTTGATTCAACTACATCAGAAAAACCTAATAGTCTAGAACCTCAAGTAAAAGCTATTGAAGATTTAATAGATAAATTGACACCTACTCAAGAGCAAAAAGGTGGAATTCTAGAAAAATTAGGTGTTGACGATAAAGCTACACAAAATGAAACAAATCAACTAAAAGAGTTAACTGCACAAGCACAAGACCTTAAAGAAGAGTTATCTGAATCTTCTAATATCAAAGTTCTAGTTGATAAAGAACCTACAAACGTACAAGCTATTATTGAGGATACAAGCGATTTAGATTTTGGAGAAACAGAAGAACAACAACAAGCACAAGCAGAACAAATGGCGAAAGCTAGAAAATATAGACAAGATTTAGCTAAACAACGTCAAAGTGAAGTACAAGCCATCGACAACCAAATAGCAAAACAAGAGCAACTATTAAAACAAGAGGAAGAAAATTTAACTGTTGCTAAAAACAAAGCTAATGAATCTAAAAAAGAAGAGATTTCTTTACAACAACAACTTAAATCAGAAGAACAAAAATTACAAACTCAACAACAAGTTACAGAATCTAAACAAGAGTCTGCAAATGTTGAAGCTAAAACTACAGAAGAAGCTCAACAAACTTTAGAGGCTAAACAAGAAGAATTAAATGTAGAAAAAGAAATTGAACAAACCAAAGCAAAAGAAAAACAAACAAATGATGAATTAAGTGACGCAATTAGAGAGCAAGAAGAAATAGTTAAACAAAAAGGTCAAGAATATGACGAAATTCTTGAAACAATTCTTGATACTACAGAAGCGATGATAAAACAAAATGAAGAGGCTCTAGCTATGCTTGACAATCAGGAAGAAGCAACTGCTAAGCTAAAAGAAATTCAACAACCTACTTCACAACCTAAACAACCTAACAATACTCCTACTACTCCTACTACTCCTACTGGAGGAAGTGGTGGTGGAGGTAAAGGTGGAGGAAAAACACCACCAGACTTACCTACACAAATTAGATTGGCTCAACAAACTTTAAACCTAGAGCTTAAAAAATTAACTGCTAATAGAGAATTAAATGAAGAAAATAAATTCATGGTTGGTATTATTGAACAATGTATAACTGCTATGAAAGATGAAGTAAAAACATCAGAACAATTAAAAACAACAATCGCAGACATTAAACATTTAATGGCAGAAACAGATTTTGATATTTCATTAGAAGAAACTAATAAAAAATTAGAAAAAGAAGCAGAAGCACAACGTCAAAAAGAAATTAATAATTCTCTAAAAGAACGTCAAAAAATGTATGAATATTTATTCGCATCACTTGACAAAGAAGAAAAAGCTCTTGAAAAAGAACAAGCAACTTTAGAAAAACAAATCAAAACATATAAAGAGAAAATGGAACTTGCTTTAAGAGAATATGAGGTAAAAAATGCAGACGCAGTAGACCATCAAGCATTGGCTAGTTTAATGAGCCAAGTTCAATTAATGGACGAAGCCAACATGTCGGCAGAAGAATATAAACGTACAGTTGACGAACTAAATAGAGCATTCGCAGATATTAAAATCAATACTAGTCAAACTAGAGTAGAAAACAAACTATCTGAACAAGAAGCCAAAGCAATGCAAAAAGAACAACAAGCAGTAGACAAACTAAATCTTGCTATTGAAAAAGAAATAGCTACTAAACAACGTGCTCTTAAAGAATATGCTCAAAAACTTGTGACTAGCAAAGCAATGATTAATGCTACAGAAGAAGAAAAACGTGTTATTCTTGAATTAGCCAACACGGCAGATTTAGTATCTGATTCAGTAAAAGGTGTTGACATCAAATTCGAACAATTAAAAGAAACAATGAATGATATGAAATTCAATGTAGTAAATCAACAACTAGAAAAACAAGAAAGTATATTTAGTAGATTAGGAAACTCAATAAAAGATTATGTACGTATCTATTTTGATATGGGTGATGTAATACAATATGTAACACAAGGATTTAGAAACGCATATGATTATGTAAAAGAACTAGATGCCGCTTATACAAATATCAACATGACAATGGAAGTTTCTAAAAAAGAATTCTTAACAATGAAAGATACTGCATTAGCAGTTGGTAAACAATATGGTGTCTTATCAACCGATGTATTAGAAATGATGAAAATCTATGCCAACGCAAACGAAACTGCCGAATCTATCAACAAAAAAGTAGCCGGTACAGTAGCATTCCAAAACGTAACTGGACTAGGTGGTACAGAAGCAACAAACGCAGTGCAAACTATTATGAACCAATTCCAATTACTAGAAGGTGGAGCTAGAGATACTGGAGAAGCTATTCAGTATTTAGGAGACGTTCTAGTTGGTGCTTCTTATAGTTTATCTAAAGATGAAGGAGACGCTATCAAAGAAATAGTTAGTGCAGTAGAAGATGCAGGTTCTGTAATCTATCAAGCAGGAGGTTCTCTAGAGTGGTACTCTGCTGTTGCAGGGGTTCTTGCAGAACAAATGAATGCGACTGGTTCAGAAGTCGGTGGGGCTATGCGTATGATTACTGCTCGTACATTACAACAAAAAGGTGCGTTTGAAAGTCTAAGTGAAGGTGGAGAAGATACAGAAGAGGCAATGGCTAACGCAGAAAAAGCGTTGAAAAAAGTTGGAGTATCTATTCGTGACACTGGAGGGGACTTACGTTCTATTGAAGATATTTTAGGAGACGTTGCTTCAAAATGGGATACTTTAAGTGATGCCGACCAACAATTCGTAGCAGAAAAACTTGCTGGTACAACTAGACGTGCATACTTCATGGGATTAATGGAAAACTATGATAGACTAAGAGTAATTCAAAATGAAGCATTGAACTCTAACGGAGCTATGATGAAAGCTAGTGAAAAACAAGCTCAATCATTAGAAGGTAGATTAAATACGTTACAAACTGCTTTACATGAATTATATTCAACAATGATGACTTCTGATGCAGTAAGTGGAGGAATCTCTGCTTTAACTAGCATCACAGAAGGAGCTACTTCTTTACTAAAAGTAATTGGAGACTTAACTCCTACATTTGTAGGATTAGGTGTGGCTATGTTAGCTATGAACTGGTCATCTGTTATTGGATTTGTTTCTAGTTTAACTGCTAAATTCGTAGGATTAGCTGGTACAATAACTGGAGTAACATCAGCAGTTACATTATTGAAATTTGGATTAATCGGACTTGGTGCAGGAGCAGTATTTGCAGGATTAAGTTGGGTATTTAATAAAATTAAAGAAACTAACGACGTAATTAAAAACGCAACATCAAGTGCTAATAATCTACATAATGCTTTAAATCAAAATACAGATGTTGAAGAATTAATTAATAAATATAGAGAATTAGGTAAAGAGTTAGAAAATGAAACATTAACACAATCTGAACGTATTAGTAAAGAAGAGGAAATTGTTAAGTTAAAAGAACAATTATGCTCTATCTCTGAAAAATATAATAGCCTACTTCAAGACGAAACAATGTCTTATCAAGAACAAGCTAATGCGTTAGAAAACATGAATGCTTATGATAGAGAAAAAACAATAAGACAAGCACTAAAAGATACAGATATTAGTGATACTAGAAAACAAAGTATGGTTACAGATACTGATGCTCAATTAGGCTATGTTCAAGAATTGGATGCAAAAATAGCACAAGAAAAATCAGATATAGAATCTATAAACCATCAATTAGGTAACATTAATATTTCAGAGGAAGAAAGAAATAGATTACTAGAAGAAAGAGCAAATATTGAAAGCAACTTAGCAACCGATACAGATTTAAGATTCAACACTTTCAGTAAAATGTTAGAAACTGTACAAAGTGGTCAAGCTATTAATGATGTAATTACCACTGCTCTAGAAAACGGTATTCCTACCGATGAAAAATTAGTGGGATTCTCACAAGAAGTTTTAGCTTATATTGACAACGCATTACAAGAAGCAATCAACTCACCAGAAGCAGACACTGCTAATGCACAAGGAAATCTAGTTGAAGAAGTAGAGCCACCTATTGATGCAACTAAATCTGCTAAAGAATTAAATGCAGAATATGTTAAAACTTTACAATTATTAGAAGAAGCTAAAGGATATGTTGAAGCTCTTGCAGATGGTATGAGTGTAGACGAAATGAACTCTATTTTAAATTCTGACATTATGTCTGATTTTACTGGTAACATCTCTAACGCCGCAGAAGTAATAGACTACATTAACTCAAAAATTGAAGGATTAGAAACAACTGCTGGAAATGTATTTAATAGCATGAATGCTCAAAGTACAGAGTTCTGGAATAACAATATGCGTAATTCTGACGCTTGGTTACAATATGAAGCAGGATTATATGACGCTTTCCAAAACTTAGCAGTACAAGCTATGGGAGCAGAAGGACAAGCCTTCGCAGACATGATTGACTATAAAACATTATTACGTGATGTAGATTTAAGCAACGCTTCAACAATGGCAGAAGCTCAAAATATCTTAGAATCAACTTTAGTATCTAACTTATTGTCTGGATGGCAATCATATGTAAACAGTAAAGCAGGAGCACGTTCTGTAGATGCCGCTAATGTAGCAGAATTCTTAAATTGGCAAGGTAGCCAAGAAATTACAACTATTAATCAATTAATCCAAGCATGGAATGAATTCTACAGAATGAAAATAGCCGCAGTTGAGAGTACAAGAGCAGAACTAAATGCTTTAACTTATACTATTGGTGCAGGATTAAATGCAGGAAACACTGCTAATTTATCTACTTCAATGATGACAGAACAAGAACTACAAGCTAGAACATCTGCTATTGAAGGCGGAAATAAAATCTTAGAAAAATATAAAAATGCAGTCAATGAATTAAATGCTATGAAACTTAATAATCCATTTGAAGGATTTAGTGCTTCTATTCAACAAGTTGGAGCAGATTTAGGACAAGCAACTGCTGGACTAGGTAACTTCAAAGATGCTTTAGGAAACGCTCTTGGTGAAGGTAAAGGCGGTTCTGGTGGTGGTAACGGTGGTTCTGGAGGAGGTTCTGGAGATGGTTCTGGAACTGAACAAATCGTAGAAGATTTAGAAGATATTCGTGATTTATTCTATGATATTGACAATGCTTTAAAAGATGTATCAAACAGAATGACACTAGTAGAAACTAAGATGAAAAACGCATACGGTTCAGACTATCTAAACCTTCATAAAGAAAAACTATCTTTACTTCAAAAAGAATCAGAATTATTATTAGAACAAAAAGGAATATACGAACAACAAGCTAGTTCAATCAGAGATGAATTAATCAGTGAAGGATTCGCATTTGCAGATGATGGTAGCTTAACAAACTACATGTCACAATTTGAATACTTACGTGGATGGGCTAATAGTCTTGCAGGAGATGAAAAAGAAGAAGCTAAACAACATGTTCAAGATTTAATGGATAAAGTTAATGAATATACATCTTTAATTAAAGATGAAATTCCTCAAATTGCTAATGAATGGGAAGATATGGCTAATAGAATTAAAGAAGCAGAACGTGATTTAGCAGAAACTGCAACTAATACACAAAAAGAAGTAGAAGACGCTATCGAACACTACATGAATAAACGATATGAGGCAATAAAAGAAGAATTAGAAAAAGAAAAAGAATTATATAACAACCAATATGAAGAAGATGAATATCAAGATAATCTTGCTAAAGAACAACGTAAACTAGATGAAATTCAACAACAAATTAATAACTTGATGCGTGATACAACAGAAGCTGGAAAATTAAAACTTGAAGATTTAAAACAACAATATCTAGAACAACAAGAATCTATTAACGATATGATTAAACAACATGAAAAAGATAAAGTTAATGATAGATTTGATGAAGAGTTAGATGCACTAGATAAAGAATTAGAAGATTTAATGAAACCAGAAAATCTTATTAATATGATTAACGAAGCTATCACATCTGGATTTATCACTATTGGTGATGAAACAGTAGCACTTCAAGGTATTATGGATACTTGGTTGAATGAAACTGGTGATGGATTATATGCTTTAGGTGATATTCTAAGAACCGAATTATGTGAAAATCTATTAACTGCACAAGCTATATTGGCAGATATGGGTATTACATCTTTAGGAGCAAAAGTTACTGCAACTGGTACTCAACAATTAGCAAGTAGCGAAGCAATCTTACAAGGATTATTAAATGGTGGAATTGGAAACTCTAATACAGTTGAACAATCTATCGTATTTGATTCTCCTCTAGTTGTTGTTGAAGGAAATGTAGCACAAGATACATTACCAGACTTAGAACGCATGATTAAAAAAGCACAAGATGAAGTTATCGCTAAAATTGCTAGACAATTAAAAACTAAATAAGGGAGGTTTATACCTCCCTCTTTTATTATAGGGAGGTGTAATTTTGAGTAAACAATTTTATCACCATTATTTTGCTTTAGGAGACATATCAAGTTCAAACTATCTAGCTAGTCATAATCCATCGTTTCTACATAGTGACAAAGCATTAGTTATCGTAAATATGGATGGTTCTGGGGAACAAGAAAGAATGATTGGTCTAGACCGTTCTATTGATGAAGACGATTCTGGTGGATTCGCTCCTTCTTTTTTAGGAGTTAAGAATTCATGCCCAACTTTTACAATGCAAGTTGCATGTCTTAGCAAATCAACTGGTGAAGCTCTCTCATTAACTCCAGATGAAATGTTTTATCTAAATAAATACTTATTTAAAGATTATTATCAAGAGCTTAGAATTTATGGTGCTAACTATGGTAGTAACGATATTAATGAACAAGAATTATCTTGGACAGATTTAATTTATTATGTAATATGTACAAGAGCCACTCAACATAATATAAACGATGGAAAAGGATATTTAGAGTTAGAATTTAGATTAGATTCTCCTTGTGCTTATTCTCCACAAATCAAAACATATAAAGAATCAGAAGGTGATTGTCTTAGTTTTTATATAGATGCAAGGTTTAATGTTGGTGAGTACATCTATCCAGACATACAGTTTAAATTGTTTTATGGAAGTGGTGATGTAACTATAACAAACTTTACTACAAACCAAAGAATGACATTCCATAACGTTCCTAAAGGTAATGTTATTTATTGTTATAACGAAGGCTATAAATATGTTCAGAACCAAACAGATTCAAGTGCTTACTCTATGGGGATGTTAGACCCAAATAGTGAATGGATTGCATTAGTAGACGGAGGGAACGTTATTGAGGTTTATGTCAGTGGAACTAATGGCTTAGAAGCAACAATTATACATCAAAATAAAATAGCTATTCAATAAGGTGGTGACAAGAATTGCATAGAACAGTAAAATTTGCAAAGAATAACATACGTTTTATTCTTATGAAGAACCGTAGGGAAACGATATGTGATATTCCAAAAGAGTATATTAAGTCTATAGTTTACAACATTAACGAACCAGCAGAACTTGAATTTGAGATTCCATCATCAATTACATATCGTGGTAAAAAAGTTCCTTATATGGTATATGAACAAATTCAAGGTAAGATGCAGATTATTGTCAACATCAATGGTTCTTTAGAACGTTTTATTATAGATGAAGATATTGATATTGAAGAAACAGAAACTATTAGTTTTAAAAGTGGTAGAGCTTATTCATATGAAAAAACATTAGATACCAAAACTTTAATTATACCAGAAGGAGCTACCAGACAACTTTATAAACCATCTGACGAAACAGTTCATGTATCTGATGGTATATTAAATTGGCTAGAAGAAAAAACACAATGGAGGGTTGACACAACATTCTTAGACGAAGATGCTAGAAAAGAAACTAGTCTAACTACTGAAACAAAAACCATTAATATAGGTTCTTATAATGGATACGTTGTGAAAGGTACACAAATATGGTCTAAAGATGTTAATATTAATATAGGAAACAAACCTCTTAATTTCCAAGTTATTTATCCTAGCGTTGCAACTAGTGATGGTATTTCAACAAATTATACTCATGATGTGTTTAAGGATTTACCTTATCCAGTAAAAAATATTAAGTGTGTGTATTCACAAGATACGGATTTTAGATTTGGATTAACATATACAGTAACCTACACTAACGGAATCGTTGAAACTTTTAAATCTGAATTCATTAATGCGGTAAATAAAACACTGTATTTATCTGATATAAAAATTGTATATCAAACTGGTAATCTTGTAGAGCAGAAAAACGTTAAATATAGATACTTTGAACAAGCAAGTACAACATGGTATAGTTTTTTAACTAACGATGTTGCAGAAGCATTTGATTGTGTATTTTTATTTGATTCATATGAGAAAAAGATTAGAGTATATTCAAAAGCTAACTTCCAAAAAGACCCAAGAGGTGAACGTACTCATGGGTTACGATTAAACTACCAAACTGGAGTTAAACAATTAAATAAAACTCAAAAAGTTGGAGAAGTAATTACACGTTTATATATTGAATCATCTTTAACCTCTATTTCAGAGGAAAACCCTTTAGGTGGAGAATATGTGGAATGTTTTGATTACTATATCAACAAAGGAATTATGAGTACATCTTTAACAAGTGCTTTAAGAAGATATAACACTTTACTTGATAGTAAATATGTAGAATGGCTAACAATTAAAAATAAAAAGAATACTGCCGACCAAACTTTAAGTAAACAAGAAAGCGAACTTTTAACTTTACAGGAGAAACTAAAAGGAGAAAATGCAATATTAACTGCTTTTATTAAGGCAGAAAACACATCTAAACAAGCAAGTCAAAGTATTGTTGTTAAAAACCTAGAATCACAAATATCTACTCTTATGAATACTATCCAATCTACTAAGGATGAAATAGCAAGTTATGAAGACCAAATTATGGCAAATGCTAACTCAATAGTCAAAGCCAACGCAACAGACGGAAGTGGTAGAATATTTACCACAGAGGACTTAGAGGAGCTTGACGACTATATTATTGAAGGTAGCATGAGTAATGAATATTATACAACATCATATGCTTTATATAGTTGGGCTAAAGAGCAAATAGAAAGTTTAAATACAATTCAAATTGAATTTACGATTGAAACGGTCGATTTCCTTAAAAAATTACAACATCCTAATGGATGGCAAGAAGTATTAACTATTGGAGAACGTATCTATATGGAAGATAAGGACGTAACAGATACAGATGGTTATGTTCAACTATATGGATACACTTTATATCCTTCAACTGAAATCATTACTGATTTACAGTTTACCAATAATAAAGAACCAATTAGTGCAATCAAAACAATAGGAGATATTGGTAGAGCTACAACACAAGCAACTACAATGACAAACTTCTACAAAGCAATATGGAAAGATAGTGCAAATATGAATGTCAATGTGGCAGAATTGATGCAAAATGGTTTAGACCTATCTGCACAGATTGCTAGAGGTAGAGGTTCAACTAACCAAATAGACATTAGTGAAAGTGGTATTTATATTATAGATGCTAACGACAATGATAAACAAATGTACTTTGGTTCTGGTATTTTGTGTATAACACAAGATAGATGGAAAACGTCAGAATTAGCTATCGACAGTGGTGGAGTTATTGCTCAAACCGTTGTTGGTAAATTAATCTTAGGAGAGAAAATTCAAATCGGTAACGGTGAAGATACCTTTACCATTACAGGCGATGGTATTAGAATTACAAATAGCAATTCTGCAAATACAGAACGCATATTCTTAGGATTAGAGAAACAATCAAACGGAACTAAAAAAGCAGTATTACGATTACATGCTTCGTCTGGAGACAACAGACTTGTGTTATCAGAAGATGGTATTTGGCAATGCTTCCAAATCCATGCAGGAGATGCTTTTGATAGATTACATTCTTATGAAGTTCCATTCTACATTCCTGCAAAAATGCAACGTGTAGACGAAGCTAAATTAATTTTTAAACTTGACTATTTTAGAGCCTACTCTAAAGGAGCTACTGCTCAAGGTTCACAAACCATGTCATCTAGTTCTACATCATCAGCAGGAGGAGGAACTTATAGTGCTACAACTTCTGGAGCAGGTGGTTCATTCTCTAGAACAGTAGCTACTACATCTGCTAATGTCGGTGGAGGTAGACCGGCAACTACTAGCGTTACGCACATGTCTGCTAGCACAACAGTAGGTACAGTATATACTACACCTATGGCTCCTGGAGCTATCACACGATTATCTCCTTCATTACACAACCATACTTTTGTGCCATCTGGTAGTAGTCATAGCCATACAGTAACGGTAAGTGTAGGTAACCATACTCACTCATTATCAATGAGTATTGGTAGCCATACACATACAGTATCGCTATCTTTTACAATACCTAGCCATAGCCATCAAATTGTCTATGGTATTTATCAACACAATGTACTACCGAATGTAACGGTGTATATTGATGGGCATCCATTATCTGGATTAACTAATACACAATATATTAACTCAAGTGCAGAATTTAATATCGCAGGATATTTGAATAGCACAAATGGAGTAATTAATAAAGGAGTTCACACAATAAAAGTAACTTCCTCTTCTGTCGGAGGGAATGGGGAAGGATTGGGAAGATGTCAATTTACAATTTTATTATCTGGTTATATGTCATACTAATAGTGGGTATAATGTAGGCGTGAATATCATGCCTACTCATATACCCATTATATGCTAAGGAGGGTAAAAATAATTCATGAGTACAGAAGATTTAAACAAAACAAACGTTATTATCCAAACAGAAGGTGAACGTTATGGAGAACAAATCCATACCCAAGTCTCAAGTTCTGATTTATCTAACGGTATCATCTCTGTATGGAATATCGACTACCAAGGTCGTCCTACAAGTTGGCGTATTCACAACGAACGTCAACAAATTTCATCTACTCATTTTACGATTCAATTAATTCAAATTCCAGATGATACTCAAAATATGACTATCTATGTTGAAGACCCTAATACTGGAGATTATAGAGAGTTAAATCAAGTATATAATTATGATGAATTAGTAAAACCAGATACATATTATGTTCATTATGCAAATGGTATTGTTAAATTTAATCAAAATCTAAGTGGACTTAATGTTGTAGCTTCTTATTATGGTAAAGGTGTAATGTACATTTCTGATTCACGTATCTTCCATAATAAAGCAGGTTCAGTAGTTGATACTCTTGATAATATTTTAAATAGAGCAGAAGATGGACTTAAACTAGTTGAACAAGCAGGCGGTCTAGCTAATACTTTAAACGAAATTGAATATAAAACAGAACAAGGGAAAAAAGTAATTGGTCAAATTGAAGATACAATTCATTCTGCTCAAATGTTCGGATGTATGGTTGACTTCACTAAACAATCATTCGTATTGAAAGCAGAAAAAGACGCAGATGGTAACTTTAGGGTATCGTCTAAGGAAATGGCTAGTGTATTTGCTCAATTAGTTGCCTACAAAGGTGGAGAACCAATGGTAGGCTTAGAAATAGTTACGGAAGATGGTAACGATAAGGATGTAGAAGGAAATCTTAACGTATACCAAAACAACTGTTCTATTTCTTTTAAAAATAATGCACTATCGCTAAACTCAATCATAGACCCAATATTAGGACGAGCTATGGCTAGAGTTCGTATTGATATTCCTAAGTCTCAACTATTTGTACAAGATGACGCAATCGGAGTTTTATCAATTTATAAAGATTTTGAATTTTCAATCGTAATGAATGGTGAAGATTTATATAATCTTGAGTTATCTACACCTATGTATGGGTTTAGAGGTAACTATGACGGTTTCATCTATGAAACACAACAAGTAGAGATTGATTTTACTTTAACCAAAGCTAACACTACTATAGATATTAAAGAATTAACATATCAATCTTCTTCAAATAGTAAGTTAGTAATCGAAAAATTATCAAATTCTAAGGTTAGAATTACTGCTAATAAAGACATAGACAAAGAGAAACCAACAGTACCATCTAATGGTATGATTATATTCAATGCTAGTGGTGGAGGAAGTTCTGTCACTAAGAACTTTGTATATTCAGTAATTAAAGAAGGAAAATCTGCTAAGATGTTATTCTTAACAGGAGAGCAAGTACTAACTTATAATAATCCTACTTGTACTGGTTATCCAAACAAAACAACGCTAGATTTAAAAGCAGTAACTCAAAACTTGGAAGGACAAAATAATGTTAGATGGTATTTCTTAAATTCAATCGGAAATCCAGTTAGTTTAGTTAATGGAGTTAATGCTACAATAGGAAGCGATGGATTAACATGTAGTATTCAATGTTGGGACTTCAATGAAGAAGGTACACCAATACCAGACCAAAATTTGAACCCATGGCAAGGTAGAAGAAGCGTAACAATTCGTGCAATGGTTGATAGCGAAACGTATGATGAAATCACCTTATATAAAATGGGTACTGGTCAAGATGGACAAAGTAGCTTTAATGTTATTTTAACAAACGAAACTACAAGCCTAACACTAGACAACAACATGAACATCATTGATAATATATCTAATGTTTTTACTGATATTTTGTGTTATAGTGGAACAGAAAAAATATCACCAGAACTTGTTAATTTTAGCATTGCAGAACTTCATGAATGTGCAATTAAACATAATGGTGTATTTATAGCAGATAATGGAGAAGCACGTATTCAACTTTCAAATATAATTGAAGACCCAGATGAAATAGAAACTTCAAAAATTTGTTTATCTCTTGAAAACGGAGATTGTTTTGAACTAGAATCATCAACAGAAAATGTTGAATTTGATAGCAACCATACAGATGATTTTGAGGTTGAGAGCGATTCAAGATTTGCAGTTATAACCAATGATACATCTTATGTTGATGTAGATGTTACTTATAATGGAGTGACTATCCGTAAACGATTTACTATATCTAAATCAATTCAAGGTGCTAACGGTGACACTGGTGAAAAAGGTGATAGTTTAATCATTGATGTAACTGGTGGTACACGAACAATAACATATAGTCAAGTTAATACAAAACCTAGACCTGAATATAGTAACACATTCTACGCTAAGTTATACAATAATGGTATAGAAGTTGATGAATCTTTAGTAGCTTATACGTGGAAAGCTAATGGACATGTGCAAGGTAGTGGATATGGTTCATACTTCACTCCTAGTATTTCACCTACTATGGATGAATCTATTGGAACTAATGAAGTTATTGTCGAAGCAACCTATAAAACACAAGCAACAGTTAATGGAGTATCTAAAACTGTATTCCAAACACTGCATTACTATATTCCTATCGTTGTAACAAGAGATGCAAATGGTTTAGATTGGGTTAATGAGTGGGAAGGAACTAAAACATTAATAGAAGACCATGCAGTATTTACTCCTAAAATCTTTGCAGGTAGCAAAGATGAACATGGTCGAATAAGTGGAGTTGCAATCGGTTGTGACTTTATGAACGACCAACATAGTAAAGGGTTAGCAGGTTATCAAGAAGATGAAATTTCATTTTTATTAGACACAGATGGTTCTTTTATGGTTGGTAATCCATTTAAAGATAATGGAATTGGAATGTACTATAGTAAGGGTAACTTAACAATAAATGTAACAGACATGGCTATTTCTGGCTCTACAGTACCAACAGAAGAATCAGTAAATAATGCTCTAAGTGGAGCTATACAAGGAGTTAAAGATGAATTCTCACAAAACGTAAGCGACTTACAATCACAAATTGACAATATTGATATTGTTATCGAAGAAACTTTAGGTGATGGATACTTAACAGTACAGGAAAAGGCTAAAGTTGAAGCAGTTCTTTTATCATTAAGAAATGAATATGAAGCAGTTATTAATCAAGTTAGCAAAATATTAACAAATGCTCACTTAACCAATGAAGTGGTTATAGAAAAAGTAAACAATTCACTTTCAGTATATAATACTAAATTCACTGCTTTAGAAACTTCTATAAATAATATATTAGGGTCAACAGACAAACAAATTCCACCTGCAATGACATCTGCTTTTAATACTACATTAAATGATTTCAAAGAAGCAACTAAAAACATTAAAGAAGTTATTAATGAAGCATTAATCAATATTAACCAACAATATAGTGATGAAGTAATTCAAAACGCTAAAAACGAAATACAAACAGAAGTAGATGATGTTAGCAATGCTTTAACAAACTTAGAAACAACAATGAACGGAGAGTTCAAATCTGGTTTAATTTCACAAGCAAAAATTAAAGCGTTGTTACAACATGTTGAAATAATCAATAACGAACTAGCAGACATAACTGCTCAATTTAATAATATGATTGCTAGTACAAATTTAAGTAGCAATAAGAAAGCAAGATTAACAGAACTAAAAGGAATTCTAGACACTGCTAATGCTACCCTACAAGCAAGTATTGAAATGTCTATACCAGATTATTTATTCACAGAAGCAGAAATCAGTACAATTAAATCTAATATTTCAAAATATGAAACTGCTTTACAAAACTATAATGTATATGCTCAAGAATGCAATACAGATATCGCTTTAAATATTGCTCAAGGTGTGGTTGATGCTATTTCTGATGAAGAAATATTTAATAAAGTAACAAACGAAGGTATTAAACAAGGATTATTTATTAAAGATGGTCTCTTATTTATTAATGGTCAATATATACAATCATATAATTTTAAAGCAGTTAGAAAATCTGATGGAGCAACAACTTTCTTAATTGATAGTAATGGTAACATTGAAATCACACCAAGTAAGCTCACAATAACTACATCAACAGACACCAACATCGCTACAAAAGATGATGTAGATTCATCTATAAAAGAAAATTTAGGATATAATATTATTTTAGATAATGATAACCAAACAATTCCGACAGACAAAGACTTATATCCTCTAGAAAACAAATCTTATACTGTAAATGTTTCAGCATATAAAGGTGCAACAGAAGTTAATGCTACAATAGGAGCAATTGAAACACCTACAGGTATTACATCATCTGTTAGTGGTCAAACAATTACTTTTTCAGTATCGGCAGTAACACGCTTTACTTCTACCAGTGGAGTAATCACTATACCGGTAACAGTAGGTACAACACTATTCAATAAATCCTTCTCATGGTCTCTATCAGTTCAAAGTATAGGAGAAGATGCTAAGGTTTGTAAAATTGTTGCAGATAATCAAGTATTTATTTCTGTAGACAAAAAAACTTATACTCCTTCTATAATAACGTTAAAACCTTTATTACAGCATGTTACTTTTAGCAAATGGCAATATACTATAAATGGAGAAACAAGAGATGTAGTTAGTGGTCAACAAGGATTAGCAATAGATACCTCTAAAAATTTAATTATATCAAATACAACATCTTTATTAGACACAAGTTCTACTGCTATATTTAAACTAATTACTAGCGATTCAAATGTGTATGATACTTTCACTGTTGCAAAAATTAGTGATGGTGTAGATGGTAAAGATGGTATAAATGGTATTAATGGTAAAGATGGTAAAGACGGAACATCTGTAACCATCAAAGGTTCTTACACAATGGCAGAATGGAGTAATGTCCAATCATCTTTAATTCCTAGTGCAGTAAACGGTGATGGTTACATTGTTGACGGATATTTATACGTGTTTGATGGTTCTAAGTTCATCAATGTAGGTCAAATTAAAGGTGACAAAGGTGATTCTGGAGCAGATGGTAAATCAAGTTATTTGCATATAAAATACTCTAATGATGGAGCAACATTTACATCTAATAATGGTGAAGCGATTGGTACATATATTGGTACTTATGTTGACTATATAGAAGCAGACAGTAATGTGTTTAGCGACTATACATGGAAACGTTATGTTGGAACAGATGGTATTGATGGAGCTAACGGAAAAGACGCTTTAACTATTCTTCTAACAAACGAATCACAATCTTTTATCACTGACAGTTCTAGAAAAGCAACATCAACTCAAACTTATACAACTGATATTTTAGTGTATAAAGGTACATCAAGCTACACTTTCACAAATGATTTAACTACTATAACTTTGAATGGAATTACTGCTAAAAAAGTTTCAAATTCTCAAGTATCGTTTACAGTTTCATCTGGAACTACTATCTCATTAGACAGCGGAACATTTACAATTCCTATCGTGGTAGATGGAATAACCTATAATAAAGTATTTAGTTGGTCTTGTGCTAAAGCAGGAATTCAAGGTAATGCAGGTAATGATGGGAAAGGAATTTCTTCTATTGTAAATAAATATCTAGCGTCAAATAGTTCTAGTGGAGTAACAACAGAAACCTCTGGATGGACTACAACCGTCCAATCAACTAGCAAAGATAAACGCTATCTATGGAATTATGAAACAATAACATATACAGACAATACCACATTGAATACAACTCCTTGTATTATAGGAACCTATGGAGAAACAGGAGCTACAGGTAACACCGGTAATGGAATTAGTTCTATTACTGAATATTATTTGGCAACTTCGTCATCAACAGGAGTTACAACTTCTACATCTGGATGGAGTACAACTATACAGACACCAACATCAGATAAAAAATATTTGTGGAATTATGAAAAAATCACATATACAAATGGAACCAACTATGTAGGAACTCCTAGAATAATCGGTAACTATGCAGAAAATGGTGCTGATGGTGTTGATGCGTTATCTTTAGATTTAAGTGCAAATACTCAAGTAATTCGTTCTAATGATGGTGGTGATACATTTTATCCAAGCAACATAAGGGTAACTGCAACATGTCAAAATACATCTGTTAACAAATGGTATATATCAAAAGACGGAGGTTCAAATTTTGTAGAATTAACCTCTTCGGTTGGAACTAACTATGTAGACATTACGTTAAGTGATTTCACATCTAGAGATACTGATACATTAGTTGTTAAATGTGTATCTTTAACTGAATCGGTGTTTGATACAATAACCTTACAAAAATTAATTGACGTAGCAGACTTAAAAGTGGGTAATAGAAACTTAGCTCAAAAAACATCTGATTCATGGGATTCTTATAACTCATTCCACAATAAAGAAAATGAATGTATATTCAATTATGATGTTTTAGTTAAAGATATAAATGTTGGAGATACAGTGTCTGTATTCTGTAAAGTTAAATATAAAAATATTGTGATGGGAGAACAAGGTAGCTCAACACCTAGAATCACCTGGCAAGGGTCTGGAAATGTAACTGGATGGGATTCTGTCGGTAGATTCTGTAATGTTCCTGTTTCATTAGTTCCTAATCAAGTTGGAGAAATTGAAACAGTTGCTTCAGCTACTTTTAAAGCAAACGCTGAACATCTTAAAAACTCTATCTGGTATACAGATTGGAGAGTTGACTATATAGAAAGTGGAGAAATATCTATTGCTTGTATGATGGTTGTAAACGGTAAATTACCTACAGGATGGATTCCAGCACCAGAGGATATGCCTTCACTAATTGATAATACAGTAGCTTCGTTTCTAGAACGCAACAATGAAATTATGAATGAAATATATACTATAACAAAAGATGATTATATTACACCTTCTGAAAGAGAAAGTTTAAAAATGTTGTTCAGACAAGCTACTAGTCAATATGAATCAATAACTCGAACAATCCAAAAAATGTCTAATGGTAGTCTTAATGTAAATATAACAGAATTGGACAATGCTTTTACTTCATTGACTAATTTATGTAGAACAATTCTAGATGACAACTTAACAACAGGGGCTGTGCAACTAAGAAATGCTATGGTTGAATTCTATAATGCTTATAATAACGCTCTGTTTGCTATTAGTAGCTACACTAAAGATGAATTAACTAGAATAACTGCAACTTTAACACAACATGAAGATTCTATCGAAATGTCTGTTAAACGAACAGACCCAGATTATAATTCTACATTGGAGTTAGGTAAACATATGAAATTTAGTGATGGTTGGCTTGAATTGTATGCTACTATAAATGGAGAAGAAGGACAATTTAAAACAATCTTGTCTAACGAAAAATTAGCATTTACAGACAGTGGTGAAGAGGTAGCATCAATTTCTAATCAATCACTAAATATTAATAAAGCAGAAATAAAAAATAAATTAACAGTCGGTAATGTAACTATATCTCCTTCTGCTAACGGAGGTATAGTTTTCTCTTATAATGGTTAAAAATAAAATAACAACAATAATTTAGGAGAGGATAAAAACATGGCAACATATTATGGAACATGTTATAACTCTAAAGGACAAGCCATGATACCTGAAAACGGACTTAATGGCTATTCTTTTTATGTAGAAGTCGAATATACCCAAAGTATAGAAAATAATACTTCTACATTAACAATTAAACCGTATGTTGTTGACGCTCATGGTGGTTCATTTACATGGTATTTTAAATTAGATGGAGCAGACTATTATTCAGTCTTTCAAAATACATATAGTTCTGGAAATACAGTAAGTGGTTCTACAGCAACAAAAACGGTAACACATAATGCAGACGGTACGAAAACATTTACATTAAACGTTTCACTAGAAACTTCATATGTAGCAGGAGCAAACAATAACTTAAATACTTATTGTATTCAAAGAGCTTCACTATCTCAATCAATTACATTAAATACAATACCTAGAACATCAGATTTTAGTTTTGATGATTTCACAATGGGTTCTGCGGGGACTATATCAATTAACAGAGCTTCTAGCTCATTTACTCATGTGGTTACTTATAAATTTGGTAGTGCATCAGGAACAATATCTTCTAATGCTACCACATCTGCCAGTTGGACACCTAGTAGAGATTTAGGGCATCAAATCCCTAACTCTCTTTCTGGTACTGGAACTATTACGGTTGCTACATATAGTGGTTCAACCCATGTAGGTTCTAAATCAAAAACGTTTACTTTATGGGTAACTGGAGACATGTATCCAACATTTAGCTCCATAGGAGTAGCAGGTATTAACCTATTCGAAGGTAACTACGTACAAAGCAAATCGAAGGTAGAATTAGCTATCAATGGTGCAACTGGTTCATATGGCTCGACAATAACTAACTACTCAATTGTGGGTAGTAACTTAACTGTATCTTCATCCTATGGGGTAAGTGGATATTTATCGGTTTCTGGAAATCAAACATATACTGCAACAATAACAGATAGTAGAGGTAGAACCTGCACAAAAACAACAAGTATTTATGTGCATCCTTACACATCTCCTACCGTATCTTTTACAAGTGTTACTAGGGCAGATTCTAACTACAATCCAAAAGACAACGGAATATATGCAAATGTAAATATTAAGTTTGTAATTTCAGATATAGCATATTTAGGGTCAAACGCAAAAAACTATATATTATATTATAAACCTGTAACTAGCTCAAGTTGGGAACAGGTAAGTGGTACTCTATCAAGCTATTATGGTGACGGTTACTATATCCCACTATATGGTATTGTGTTTGATTTAACAAAAACTTATGATATACAAATACGAGTGTCAGATAGCTATGGAGATGCAGTCGCAACTGCTAAATTACAAGCAGGAAGATGCTTACTTGATATAGAATCGTCTGGTTTAGGAGTAGGTAAGTTTTGGGAACAAGGAGCTTTAGATATAAACGGTAATGTTTATATTGATGGGAAAAAACTTTATGAAGTTGGTTGGTTTAACCCTGCATTTTATGTTTCAGATGGTTCATCAGCAGTATACACAAGACGAAACGCAGTTTATCAAAAATTTGGTGAGTTTTGCACTTGTAATATTTCACTTAGAGCTGAAAATTTTAGTAATGGTAGTACGCCTACGAATGAATTTAAAATCATTGATTTACCATTCTTTAATAAAGGAGTTCATTGTGCAGTAACTATTGGATTTCAAGCAGGACTTTATTTAGACGCTAATAACGATTTCGGAGTAAAAGCATATATTAGACCTAATGATAATTCTATCGTGTTTGTTCGTACACAAGAAGCAAAAGGTGATTGCAGACCTATTACTGGTGAAGTTATTGGTGGAGCTTTATTAGACTTTACTGTTAGTTTTACTTATAAAGTAGAGTAGAGGTGATACAATGGAAACCAAACAAGATGTTGAATTGGAAGTTTTAAAAGATAAAAAGATTCAAGTAAGAATCATCACATCATATATTGTTGATGGAGAGGTAATCGGCTCTAAGAATTTTAGATTCTGTTTAAATGTCGGTGAATATGAAAAGGCACGAGAATATCTTGATGAATATTGGATTAATGTTTTACAATCAATATGGACTACCGAAGTAGTTAATACATACTCTAATATCTAAGGAGGTGTAAAATAATGAGCTTGAGCAAAACAATAAAACTAACAGTTCAAGACTACGATATTTCTTTAAGTAGCAAATTAAAATTCTATCGTGGCGATAAATTAAAACTATGTTTTGAAATTACAGAAATAGGAGTAGTATATAACAATGCCGGTGCAGTAGCAAGTAGAGAGGTTATTCCAGTTCTACCAACTGCCGGAGAGTTATATTTTGAAGACCCAGAATTAAACGATTCTATTGGAGCAGTTAGTATAGTAGACAACCAAATTGTATTCATCGTTGATTCTTCATATACTCAAAAAGTAGGAACTAGTAGAATGCAAATTGTATTAAAAGATGAAGATGGATGTAGAGTTGCATTACCACCTTTTGAATTTGAAGTTAGAGATATTATTTTTGAATCCTATAATTTCAGTTGATAAATATAATAGTATTTATTATATGTTAGAAACGAGGTGAAAAAATGTTAACAAAAACAACAAAGATTGTTGTTAAAGACTATACAATTACGTTAGATACACCACTTAGATTTTATAAAGAAGATAGCTTATTACTTTATTTTAAAATAGAAGAGTTTGGATTAGTTGTTCAAGATAGTGGGGCTACTACTTATAGTACTGCCCCTTTATTTCCAGAAAGAGCTTTCTTATTTGTTGAAACGCCAGACAATACAGATTCAATAGAAGCAGTAACGATAGATGGGAATAGTGTATGTTTTGAATTAACTGCAAAGTATACCATAAATTTAGGGAAAAGTAGGATGCAAATTGTATTGCTTGATGAAGAAAGCAGAAAAGCATTACCACCTTTTGAATTCGAGGTTCAACCAATTATTTATGATGGAGACTTAGAACAAGTAGAACCATTATATGATGGTTTATCATCAGAAGATAATATAGCATTATTAAGCGAAAGAGGAATGCTGTTAGATAGTTCCGACCCTATATACGGTATAAAAATATCTGCTTTAAATGAAACAACAACTTTTGATGGGTATATTCCTATCGTTCAAGAAGGAGCTACTAAAAAAATAAGTTCTACAAGTATAATGAGTGCTATGGATGAAAAGTTTGCCTATACAAATCCTATTTCTGAAACAATTACAGATTATAAATCTGCTTTAGATTATCTGTTATACTATGATTTAGTAATATCTCTAAGTAGTAATCAATCACAAACCGTTCTAGAGATGGGTTCAGTGATAACATCTATAACTTTTACTTGGAGTTATAATAAAAATATATTATCACAAATCTTTAATGGTATTCCATTAAATTCATCTTTAAGAAGTTATACGTATACTACAGAGCTATCATCTAACAAAACATTTAATTTAGTTGCAACAGATGAAAGAAAATCTTTCTCAAAATCAATTTCTTTCTATTTTAGATATGGCAGATATTGGGGCGTATCAACATCCCCAACTTTAGATAGCAGAGGAATACTAGGCTTATCGAAAGAACTATCTACTGGAAAAGGAAAAACTTTCACTGTTAACGCAGATACTAATCAGTATATTTATTACTGCTATCCTTCTAGTTGGGGAACATCTACATTCTCTGTAGGAGGATTCGTTGGAGGATTCGAATTATTAGGAACGATAGATTTTACAAATGTAAAAGGGAACACAACAAGCTACTATGTATATAGAAGTTCAAATCATTCACTAGGCAACACAACAGTAACGGTAAGTTAGGAGGTGACTATACGTGGCTATTGAATTGATTGATACGATTACCCCTAAAAATGGTCAGAATTTTGCAATAGCTTTATCAAACGAGATAAAAGGTGGAATTCATCAAAAAGATAGCTTTGATGAAATGTTGACAATCCCAACAGAGAGAAGACAAGCTGGTATGATTTGCTATGTAAAGGCAGACCAGTTTTATAAATTAGAAGATGATTTAGTTACTTGGACTGGATTAGGTTCATTAGAGGATTCGAGAGCTAAAGAGTATAATACATTAGCAGATTTGGAAGGAATTATGCCATCAATAGGACAATTTGTATATATAAAAGAAGATACAAATATGTACTATTGGGACGGTGAGCAATGGGTTGTATTTGGTGAAAGAGCACCAATAGATACATCTACCATAGCTACAAAAGAAGATTTATTGAATTATAGCACTAAAGAAGAGCTTTCAAATACGGTTACAAATATGGAATCTTATGTTAATGATGCTATAGATTCAGAAACGATATTTGACAATACAGAAAATACAGTTACTAGCATAGGAGGAATTCCATCTGGTTCAAATCTAAATGGTCTAACAATTAAAGAAATTTTAAATAAACTATTATTTCCATATGTTGCACCAACTTTATCTGCTTCTTTAACATATTCACCATCTGGAAATACTTTTGAATACGGACAAATAGTGTTTATTTCTGAAATAAAAGGAACCGTAACTAAAAAATCAGAACTTATAACGTCTGTAAAATTTTTAGATAATACAACAATATTAACTGAAATCACAAGTGGAGTTGGTTCATCTGCTTCATATACTTATACATTCCCAGAACAAGCTAGAATAACATCTTCTTTATCATCATCTAGATTTAGATTTAGCGTAACTGATGCTTCTGGGAAAACATATTATGCAAATACAACAAATCTAAACTTCTACTATCCATATTATATTGGTGTTGTAGGAGAAAGTGAAACAATAAATGCTAGTGTTATTCAATCACTAACTAAAAAGGTAGAGGCTAAAGGAAATAAAGCTAATAATTTTACAACTAATAACCAACGTATGGTTATCGCTTACCCAAAATCATATGGAAACTTAGCAAGGATATTAGACGCTAATAGTTTTGATGTAACATCTACATTTACTAAAAGTGAATTATCATTAGAGTGCATGGATGGAACAACACAACAGTATTATGTATATGTAAATAACGCTTCTACTGTAACTAATTTTAAAATGACATTCTATTATTAGGAGGTGAGGAAATGAGTGAATACTATGGAAAAGGTATTACTGTAGCTTCTGGGTTTGATTTAGGTGCTAAATCACCTCTAGATACAAGAATTGTTGTTAGAACAATAGCAGAAAGAGATGCTCATGTTACTGGAAACAGAGTTTATGAAGGTATGATTGTTTATGTAATAGAAGACCAAACAAACTACCAATATATCAATACAGAATGGGTAAAATTTAAAGCTGGAGAAGTTGTAGATAATCTAGAATCAACAAAAACTGACATAGGGTTATCTGCTAATCAAGGTCGTGTTTTAAAAGAACAGATAGATGGTCAAGATGCAAAAATTGTCCAAGTTGATGCAAAAATTGACAATGTTGATAAAAGATTAGATGAAGTGGAAATAAAAATACAAGAAGGCGTTGGCGGTGGTACTGGTAACGCTAATATTCATATTGGAACTGAACCACCTGAAGACACAACTTACATGTGGATAGATACTTCTGCACCATACAATTTAGATGTTTCTACCTATGAGGGTAGAATGAGATTGAAATATGTTGAGATGTTAGACAATGTTGTTGATAAAGTTGATTCGTTATCTGGGAAAATAAATACAATAGAACAAAACATCAATAAAATATCAAGTGATAATTCAGCAGAGATGAACAAGCTAAAAACACAACTTGCTTCAATAAGAAGTAAAATCACTTCACTGCTAGCTCGTGTCAACGAAGCACAGTATCAACTAATGAATGGTGGTAATTTACCAACTTTAAAAAATACTGCTAAACAATTAAGAAGAGAAATGAAACAAGATATATTATACGGATTAGCAGATTTAAATTATAATGTTATGATTATTTTAGATAGTGAAATACAATTTATTCATCCAGACCCAGACGACCCTAACAATCCGCCTATTGGTACAAATAGTTCTTCATTGTTAACAGAGTCAGGTCAAGCTATTTTAACAGAAGATGGATTGGTAATTTTAATAGATGGTGGTACTTCTTCTGATGGAAGTGGTGATATTTTACAAGGTGCAATCCTTACAGAACAAGGTAATGTTCTATTATTAGAAAATGGAAAACAACTATTGAAAGGGTGATTATAAATGGCAGAAGGTGTTAAAATTAGTGCCTTAAATGAAACCTTGAATATTAATGGTAATGAGTATATTATTATCAATCAAGACGGAGTAACAAAAAGAACTAAAATTAGTAACATTCAAGGTGCTACGAATTTAACAGATGATTATCTTGAATTAACTGCCGATGATGGCTCTAAATTTAGAGTTAAGGTAGATTCTAATGGGGAACTAATTGCTTACGACCCAGCAGTAGATACCGCAACGCCAGCAACGTCTGGTCAAAATATCTTATATGATGGATTAATCATTAACCAAATTTATGGTACTGGTTCAAACATTGCAGAACAACCAGTTACTCATAGTTTTATTGAATTATATAATTTAAGACCTGAACCATTAAACTTAAAAGGTTTATATTTATTCTATCGTGCAAAATCAGGTTCATGGCAGTCTTTAGAATTAAAAGGTATTGTACCACCTAAACATTCGTTCTTAATTCGTGGTGAAAGAGTTAAACAAGATTCAGATGCAAGTGTACGTATTGCCATCAAAGATTATGATATGCAATGGAATATTAAAATGGCAAGTACAGGATTTAGTGCTTACTTAAAAATTGGTAGTGCTACACCAGAAGATGCTCCTGTTCGTGCTACTTATACAACTGATTCATCTGGTATAACAAGTGTAACATGGACTAATCCTGATTACATTGATTTATTAGCAGGTGGAGGTTCAGGTGGAGCAGACCAAACAGTAATGGCTTATGAAAAATACTATTGGATGGCTATGAACGACCACACTGGTATTATGCGTAAAGACTTTATGCACGCAGGTACTTATAAACCTGCAGACGCAGCACAATCAGGACAAAATAAAGAATCAATAGGTAATAATCA